CAATAGCAGGAGAAGGTGGAGACCACGCGGTATTGAACCCAATTCCTTCTTCGGTTACTTGTCCCTCATAGGAGTTCGAACGTGTCCCCCAATTCTCAGAGCGCCAACCATACCAGTCCTCAATCTTCGGTGGCGTGGGTGCGATCTTTTCGAGGTCAAGAAAAGTATCTGGCAGTGGACTCCAATCCCGCTTTTCAGTCGAGATATAGTCTACGATCAGTGACAGGTCTCCATCAGGAGCCTCCAAGTAGTTGTAACAGTCATTAGGCATAGAGGTGAACTATACCACCATCTGCAACTCGTGTCAACCCAGAATTTTACAATTTATTATCTTCTGAATTTTATTGTTCGATTGCCTGTTCAGTTTCAACTTCAGCCTGGAGTTTATCGAACTCTTCTTTTGTGATAACTCCCCAATGCTCTTCAGGAAGAGTCGCATCATAGTTCAATGGAATATTTTGCTCTTCAGTCTGGTTAAGAAGAACTTCTTTTGCTTTTTGTTTAGCTTCTTCCTCATTATTTGCTTCGACTTCAATCAAATTTGAGAACACATTAACAACCTTGACTACATATTTATTTTCCATATAAGTATATTATATCACATTATTTGGCAAAATCAAATTAATAATTAATAGATAACATTTTCTATTCTTTGATTCCTATCAAACACAAAATCCTTTATAGCTAAGTCTTTTGCTTTAGCCTCTACCTCGATGTCGTATCGACTGTCTGGTAAAATCCGTATATAGTCGCTGTGGGCTGGATCGTCGGGATTGTCGCGTCCTTCTGAATAGTGCTGGACTGGGTCATTATTTGGCCAACTCTCGCTGGTAATTCTGATTGCCTCATCAAGGGTAATCCCACCATCATTAAGCCGAAAATGATGGTAATCAAATGTAATGGGTATTTGAGGAAACAGCTTACGCAAATTTTGAGGGTTCCAGCAGCCATGTTGTTCGTTTTCGAAAACTATTCTACTAATTACACTATTTGATAATTTAGAGACAGAATTTTTTATATTATTAGCAGTCTCATTACAATCTTTACTTCCATTACTCACATGAATATTAATAGGACAATTGTGATTCTGTGGTAGGCCAAGCAAATCCAGGAGCTGACCATGATACTCTAGGTTCTTAATTGAATTATTGCGTACATCTTCTTTCGCAGATCCGATAGAGACAAACTGTCCAGGGTGAATGGTTAGGCGTCCACCCAACGAAATATAACGTTTGATTATTTCGCGCACGGGTCCGACCAAACCGTGGTTCTCAATCGTATTGCGCCAGCCTTCCCAAAGGTATCCCCACTTCTCATGATCAGCAAAGGGAACCAAATCACTACTAATACGGTAAAGATAAATTTTATTTTCTATATTCCATTGAATAATTTTATAAAACAAAGTAAAATTGTGTTTTATTATATCATTCCATTTATTTTCTACATCTTCTTTACTATTTCTATTAGCCCAGGCGAGGGTCATTGTCCTGAACTTCTCGCCCATCGATAGGTTGATGCAGCAGTATCCTGTTCTATACATATGCCTATCTTAAGATATCCTGGCGCCCATGTCAAGTCTTTACGTAGTAAAGCGCTGTGTTTAAATGTGGGAAAATGTTATCAATTGTACCGATCTTATTATTTGATTATTTCGGATTAGTTATTTCACAAATCCTAATTCACAAATTGATTATCAATTATTATTTTGTTATTTACAAAAATATCATTCACTAATCTGCATTATTTAGTACATTAATAATTACTTCTTTATATTTGCCATTCTCATCTTCGTCTTCATTAATTTTAACATCCCAACGACTGCAGAGGTTGTAGTCAGAGATGACGAACACAGGTGTATCATCAGGAATGCCGCGCAATATTTTCTTGAGTGTTTTTACTGACATGTTCTTATACTATTCCTTATTTACAAAAAAGTCAATCACAAATTTATTTAGTAAGCTTTGGTTCCTTTTTCATTACTGTTCCATCCCATGTGCAGGGAGTCTTCCAATATTCCCTTTCGTTTATTTGGGGAGAACTGATTCGCATTTCCCAGGCCATGCTGGCGGCGCACCCGCACAAGAAATTAATTGCAATTAAATTAATTAATATTAGTATATATCTCATATTATTATAATCCAAACAATAGTATTTCATGTATCAATTTATTTATTTGGTTCGTTACGCTTCCCCGATACACAAATTCAAACACAACACAAACTAACACAAACAATACCGCAAAGATAAGTGAACTAATCAATCTAGTTACTATAGACTTATATTTTGGATTTAATTTTATTTTATTAATCATATTGATTATTTTTTATTTATATAAATCGGATAGTACTATTTTTATATTAATTAATTTTTATTCATCTAATGTAATTTTTATTACATTGTATATTTATACCTATCTATTTCCTATATTTTACTCTGTTGAGTGTCTCGTTCGCAACTATGAAGATCATACCAATAAATGCAAAGCAATGCAACAATTTTTCTTCCCAAGGCTTTAAAATAATCATATTAAATACTAACACAATCCTATATCTGTAAGAAAGCTATTTGTATGGTTAAATATGGGTAGAAGTGGGGCATTGTGGGGGTTAAATTAAAGTAATTTTTTCTATTTTAAATTATTTATATGCTTCAGCGTATCCTTCTGTTATCATCTTATGATTAATATCAATTAAGTTTTTATCTTCTTCTATAAGAATAGTTGCAAGCCAACGACCATATTTTTCCTGCCCTTTTTCCGTTCTAATCTGAACCCATTTATTTAAAATTAATTTTGATAGAAAATCTTTTGCAGCGATCCCAGACTCTCTTGAAGAACCTTTAATCTCTGGGGCGTTGATTTTAGCTAGCCGCAACGACTGTTCTTTTAACCACACCCCAAAACCCAAATCAATATCAACAATAACAGTATCCCCATCAACAATTCTAGTTACTGCTGCTTTATAGGTATACATATTTTTATCTTACACAAAAATCGGGGCGGTGGGATTTGAACTCACGACCTCCTGCTCCCAAAGCAGGCGCTCTACCAAGCTAAGCTACGCCCCGTATATTAATTATATTTTGAAAACACTATCATCAAAATAAAATCTGTAATTTCCAAGAAAAATTACTTGATTGCCATTGATAGTTTTAATATCGGCAAACTCAAAATCATCAGTTGTAAGAGACTTATTATTTGAAAGCCCAAAAATCTCTTCTCCATCTTGTTCTGGATAAAGATTACTCACTTCGATTTCGAGTTTGTGGTGTGAATCGTATTGAGATTCAACGCATTTGATGCTACGGTAATTGTCCCGTAAGACCTCCAGTAATTCTTCGACGTGTTTACTAATCATTTTTTTAAAATTGAAAAGCCCCACTAGAGAATTGAACTCTACTCTCAGGTTTACAAAACCCGTGCATCGCCACAATGCTTGAAGGGCATTTCATGTCTTTACACTTACGCAAGGCGATAGACCTTGCGCGGCTTACCACGCCCACCAACAAGCTCCTTCACCACATTCACCTTACCGCTCTGAACGGCACTGCGAATCAAGTTGTGGACTTCATACTCACGAATGCCGTTCTTTTCGACAACATCCTTGACCGTGAACTCGCCATCAACACCCTTGAGTTGATTGAAGGCCAGTTTTGCTTTAGAAGGACGACCACGGCGCTTAGGCGCAGCGGAAGCCTCGTTTTGCCCTGCCGAAGCAGTAGCATTTTGTTTGTTTTCTTCCATAAGATCTTTCTCAAATTGGTCAACGACTTCAACCATTACGCCATTAGAAACGTGCATACGGAATGGTCGCCATGCATCATTGATAGAATCCCGCTTGTGTCCCTCGATAAGAGAACTAGTCTCAGTAGAGGAAATAAACTTCATATCACGCATGGTATCGCGCACCGAAGGAATTTGGAATTTATCCCCACGTTGCAGATTGTTGATATGAACCAGCTTTTTGTTTGTATCAGTTTTCATGATTTATATAGTTTAGTAGAATTTTTACAATTTGTCAAGGAGTGTTTGATATTTTATTTAAAACTGTATAGACAAGATACATACAAATAATCAAAATTATTAGTTCCACAAATCATTCTCCAATTGCTTCAAGATATTCACGACCAGTTTTGGTCAAACGACGACCACCTTGAGCAATCTCCATGAGATTGTGCTTGAGAGGGTAAAGCTCAAACTCTGCGCGCAGGGCTTGACTAGACAAACCAGTAACCGCACTGATATTTGTAAGTGAACAAATGTTACGCTCTTTAAGAACTTTAAGAATTTGTAGTTCGGTATTCTCAAGACCAAGTGGTAAGATACCAAGAACACCTTTGATACGATTCCATATGCTCATGTCAATGTAGGAAACATTGTGCCGACGCGCAAATTGAAGAATATTATCTTTGGCCATGAGAGTAGCATTACGAGCATTGCCACGACAAACGCTGGCAATATCACGCAAAGTTTCCTCATCAAACTCAAGATCCTCACTGTTATTCTTGACAATTTGACCCAATTCGTCGTATTGGTATTCTTCCATGTGGATCATACGACAACGATCTTTAAGAGGAGTAATAACTCTCTGTGGATCAGTAGTAGCGAAGATAAAGCTAACTTTGGTAAAGTCGAACTCAATATGATAGTCTTCGAAACGAAGAGTATTCATGTTGTGTTTATTAGGATTGAGAACTGTTAAGAGACAGGTCTGAATCGGCACAGGCATTTCATGAACTTCATCAAAGAAGAGAGTAATATGCTGATCACGAACATACTGAAGAACAATGTCTTCAATAAACTGTCGCACGTTTTTAAGTGTCGAACAATTGATTGTCAACATGGGTTTGACCTTGCCAAGACTTTTGCTACGCAAATTTTTAGCGACTTGGGTGGCAAGCATGGTCTTACCTTGACCACGCTGACCAACGATAAACATATGCGGCAGAATCTCAGTCTTTTCAAAAGCGTCAATATAAAAGCCAAGAACACTTTTGGTTTTGGACTGACCAATCATTTCGTCGAAGTAACTCATAGTTCCTTTATCTTACCAATATTTTTACAGTTTGCAAGAGATTTTTTACAATTTATTAACGCACAAGATTTTTAATGTGGTTAATTAGAATACTTCAAATGTAACAGAAGGCTTTGGAACCAAATCTTCTTGTGGCTCAATCTTCTTATTTTCCGGTTTCGAGTTCCCAAATGTCTCAAGCTCAACTTCAGCCGTGCCTCCATTTACAGCAGCAATGAGAGTATCATGCTTGGCTTCGACCTTCTTACCATCGAGACCAAGCATTTGAGCATATCGACCCCAAACAATCACGCGCGCATTTGGTTTAAGAACCCTATTGAGTTCTTCCAAAGACACTTGTGCAAAACTACCACTACCAGCTTTTCTACCACGTTTTTTCATATATCTGAATATTAATGAATTTTTAATCAAAGATCAAGATATTTTTTTAAAAAAAGGTGTAAGAAAAAGTAATGAATTATCTTATTTCTCCTGATAATAAATTGTGTTTATTTTGGACGGAAAAATGTGGTTGCTGTACAGCAGTAGAAATATTTTTTAAATATATAGGTTATGATCATTCCGAGGATGAATGGATTCATAATTCTAGAAAAAAATATCAAGTAACTCAACCCAAAAACCTTTTACCCGAAACAATTAAATTACAAATTGTAAGAAATCCTTATGATAGAGCTATTTCTGGATTTTTTCATTTTATTTTAAATAAGGGATTCTTAGATCGGGGAGAAACTATAAATTATTATTATAATGAGGACTTTAAAGAAAAAATATTAAAATGGTCAAAAACAGTAGTGTCTTCTGATAATAACCAAGAAATAACAGAGTTAATGAAACAGTTTTTTAAATATTTGAGCTATGCCAATAATTTAGATTTTGCTAAAGAAAAATTAGATCCAAAAAATTTTAACTTTTTAAGATATCATATTTCTAATCCACAATTTAAAACAGAAAATTTAGATTTTATAATAAAGTTAGAAAATTTAGAATCGGATTTAAATTCTTTTAATAAAAAATTTAATTTTTCTTTAGAAAATTCTAGATACGATAAACATAGCGTAAAGAAAATGCTCGGAAAAGATTTTTATAAACAAACTATTTCACAAATTTATTCTTTTGAGCCTAATCAAAAAATTGTTCAAATATTATATAAAAAAGATTTTGAATACTTTAATTACCCGACCAAGATACATCATTTTTAGATGAATATTCCTCAATTGCCTGGTTAATTTTATTTATAAGTTCTATATCTGTCACTTCTATACCATTTTGGTCTTCGATACTCATGCTAGAAAGCGGATCGAAGGCTTTAACTACTTGGTATGAATTATCATCATCTTTTATTTCAAAATATACATATTTGAATCCGGTTTCTGTGTGTGTTACTTTCATAATTTTATAATATGTTCGAATACAGTTATTCTATCTTTTAAGGTTATGTTATCTAAATTATTTTTTTCACATTCTCCTTCAAAATATTTAAAATATAATATTAATTGTTTGTTAGTTATAGACTTTAAATATTTTCTATTGTCTTCTAAAAATTTTATAAAAACAGGATCTGAAGCATTATCAGAACTCAAAATAAACGCAATCAAATATTTATAAGGTTCTAGTGTATCCTGATTTATTATTATTTCTTTATTGTTTTGTAATATTTTTCTTGCTTCTTGATTATACGTTTCAACAATATCTCCAAAATAATAGTTCACTAGATTGCCAGACGATTCTTCTAAATTTTTAGTTACAAGAGGTAAATCAGAGTTTTCCCAAAAGTTATAAACTTTTTTACATGCTGTTAATCTATCAAAATAAAAATTGATATACTCTTTATTTGCAATTCGTTCATCGTATTGGTTATGTCTGATACAGTGTTTTAAAGAAGATAAAGCCAAAAAATCAAAATTTCTTTTTGAAACAAACAATGTTACTTTATCAAATAACAATTTAATTTTAGACATTAAATCATGATATGATGTATCCAAAAAACAAATTTCCGACCAAACTTCACTACTCATAATCGTCAAAGAAGGTTGATGTTTTTCTAAAGCTTTTTTTAGCATATCAAGATAATAATCTAAATTTGTTTGATCTTTTGAAAGGTTTTTAAAATACGGATGAGTATGTTTTTGATGAGGCCATTTGCATATTGGTATTAAAGCATGTTGTGAGTTCCACACTCCAATATCTGGATAAAAAATATCATGTTTTAACAATTCATTTCTATTTTTATATAAAAAATCTTGAACAGTAGAAGTTCCAGTTTTATGTAGTCCAACATGTAAAAGTAAATCCATGTTATATAATTAGTTTTTGTTTATAAATTTCCGTATCTTGTTTACCAATCCATTTTTCTAGCATTTCGAAAGGTTGTTTATCTATAAATGGCATTGTTTTATTTTGTAAATATGAATTATGGCCTTCTCCTGCTCCTGGCCTGCCTGGTAAACCTTTAATTCCTATTACAAGCGGATCTTTGCTTAAAAACATAAGTTTATGGCATTTAGCAAATTTCCAAAGATGAGCATCAAACCACCTTTCGTACATAAAATAAGTCGCTAAAATGTTAGTTTGAGGTATCAATTTATAACTAAATGCAGTTTGACATAAACTAGCATGATTAATATTATTATATATTAGATATGAATAATTTTTAATATTGTAATACTTTCCTATAGCCTCGCCAACTAAATGGGGAATGTTATTTTGTTCCATTGGCTGTTCAAATTTTTGTTCTATAGTTTTAATGTAATTTGGATGGTACCAATCGTCATCTTCTATTATTATAATAATATCCCCAGTAACAATTTTCAAAGCTTCGATTAAATTTTTTTGCAAAGTCATATCGCCAGTTTCCCAAAATGGTAATCGCCTGATTATTTTTTGATTCATTGTACATTTAGTTTGATCGATATAGTCATCAACCACGATCCACTCATCAGGTTGTCGAGTTTGACGACTCATCCATAATTCACAAAACCCAAAAGCTAATGGGCGCCCCCCAGTAGGTGTAACAACACTAATTTTCATATTAATTAATTATGTTATTACGGGCTTTTAGTGTCGCTTCTAAAAACCCACGACCCCATTGATTACAAGGTTCTAAAATAGCTCCCTCACCCCATTCATTCCATGCATTAATAAATATTAATTGTTCTTCTTTTTTAAAATTTTGTTTTGTATAGTCTATCACCGCTTCTAACCATTTTTGATATTTGTCTGGCGTATTAAATAAAAATAAACCAACATTTTGATTCTTTCTTCGGGGAGAGTTATCAAATCCAGTCATTACCCCCCTAAATACTTTCCAGTCCAATTTTTGAAAAGCCATAACTTTTTCACATAATTTATAATCACTTATATTTCCGTTTATATTTTGTTTATTAACATGTATTGCAACAGTTCCAAATGGAGGAAATTGATATGAAGCATCGAATCCGATATCTTTAGGGTTTGTTGGGTTTGTGCACTGTTTAAAAGCTAAAGAGCGAATTAAATAAATTTCTAAGCCATAGTTTTCTTTCATATAGTTTCTCCAAAGGAGAACGGTTTCTTCGATATTTTCCCATAGTTCCGGTCTATAAATTAATAAAACTGGTTTGCCATCAATTTTTACATATCTTTCATCAATTAACATTGGCGCGACTTCTTTTATAAAATTTAAATCATCTTCAAAATTGTGTTCTTGTTTAATTAAAACATCTCTGCTATTTCCATCCCATGTTCTTGTCCAATTTTCATTGGCCCAACAGATTAAAAATGGCATGTTTAAATTTTTATCTTGAAAATGTCGATCAAGGGGCATTTCTAAAACACGTTTTCCGTTAAATCTATAATAATAATAACACCAAGCATCAATACCATATTGTCTAGCAAGTGCAGCTTGTTTATATCTTACAGAATCATCATTTAAATCATAAAAACCTAATTCAGTAGGTAATCTAGGCTGCCAATGATTTTTAAAAAAAGGTTTTGCATTTTTAACATTTGTCCACTCGGTAAATCCTTTACCCCAAAAAGTATTGTTTTCCGGAATCTCGTGATATTGAGGTAAATAAAAAGCAATTAACTTCATATAAATATGAAAGAATTTACACTATTAATCTATTATTTTTTCAATATTTTTTCTCTTTTGATCATTATTCTTAAGGTGTTCATTAAACATTCAGCAGCTTCATTATAAGTTTCGAAAGTTTCTTCGACATCTCTGTAAAGATATCCATAATGTTCAACGCGATACTTTTGTGTTTGTCCGTAACTCCAAACGGTATTGATATAAAAATGACAATCACGATCTTTGTGATGATCTTTACCGATTAAATAATACCATTTTTCTGTTAGTTCTGTAATTTGATTTAAAATTTCTTCAGTTTTCATATCTTATTAAAAAATTTCGCAGTTGTATTATGTTTATCTTGACCCCAGTCTACAAGTAATACTTCAATTCCAGCCATCGTGCAAAGAGTGCAAGTTTCTACATGGTCATCAATATGTAGAGAACTATTTAATTGTTTAATAAATTCAGTTTTTGTTTTGCCTTCCGTACAAACGACGCTTTTAATTTTTATATCATAGCCTTTACAAAAATCAATGACTTCTTTTTTATTGTCATGGTTGCGAAAAGTAACAATGTGAACTTCAAATCCTTCTTTAATTTTTAATTTTATAAAATCAATAACTCGATAGAGTGGAGATAATACGCCTCCACCCCACGCGGTAGGAACTGTAACCGCAATCGTGTCATCAAAATCTACTGTCAATATCTTGTTCAATCTTTATAATTTCTATTAATGATTTTAAAACTGAGTGGGCGACCATTGCCAGCATTGTGATAGTCTAATGGGCGCACAACGATACCTTCCGCTGGTTCACCGCTTGGTAAAGCCTGTTTGTCGGCCAAATCTTGAAGATAATCGGTAGTAATTTTAGTTTCAGTAGTATCAAAATTCTCAACGTGTCGCACATATTTACAGCCAAAAGTATTACGGCATTCAAAAACCATTTCAATATAAGGATAGAAAGCATTTTCATAGCTTATTTGAAACACATAAAGTTCTGGTTCGATCAGTTTAAGTTGGTTGCCTTGAATCCCTGGTCCCATCAATTCGCCTTGAATAACATAACGACCACGAACACATTTACTCAAATCAAGTTTTCTAGCGGCTTTCCAAAAACTATTTTCTTCAGTTTCTTTTAGTGCTAGACGGCGACTACAAACGTATTTGATTTCACGATCTTGTATGATGATAGTGCAGGAACTACCATCAAGCTTTTCGGTAACAGTAATCCATTTACTTTTCAGAACCTCATCCACCAATTCTGGATTTGAAAGTCCATTGTCCTCATCGGTTTGGGCGCAAAGATAAGTTGGAAACCCACCTAATACTTCGCCAGATAATTGAGCAGGAATTTCTTTTTCGTATTTTTTAATGCCAAGAGCACCACTAACATCTGCGCCTTCATGCCAACCTTGAACATTCTCTGGCAAAACAGAAAGTGGAAGAACAAGACCTTGAGAATAAAAAGCGCGAAGTTTGGCAGTTTTTAAACGAATTGGTGTGTCTGGATTCTTTTTGTCAGCAAGAAATTCACTCCACGGAGCTTTTGGTAGAATTGTATCAATTACAATAAAGACGACTTTATCACCTTTTTTAAACTCATCACGTTTTGTAATGACTTGCCAGCCAAGCACTTTTACAATATCCAACTTGTCCGCATTGGGATGATGAATACGATCAGTAATAGTCTCTATTGAAGCCAGCTTCATAATTGATCAACTAGTGTATCAAATTTTTCGAGACTACGCAAATGTTTTAAATACAATTCTTTCATTTCTTGTAGGTTTAATCGGCGCAATTTTTCGTAACGATCATGTCCGATTTTATACTTATCGCATTGCAACAATTCTTCTTCTAATTGTTTTATATATGAGCTTTTATATTGTTCGTCAATCATCGCTAACATTTTACTTTTCATAAGGAATATTTTCTATTTTAGGGTTACATTTGTCAATATGATCGTCAAGATATTTTTGTGCTTTTATTTTAGAAGAAAAAGATTGAGTGGGCCGATAAGCGCCACCAAAATCATTCCAGAACCAAAGAAATTTATATTGAGGATAGTATCTGGATTCTTTTTTATAATGATATGCTTTAATTCTGTATTTCATCTTTATACCATTTCTGTTCAATTAATTTTTTCAATTCTTCATTACCAGCTTTCATCTTTTGATATTCTTCGTAATACCAGTCGCGCTGATCGGCAATCTCATGCAGATCATTCATATTTAATTCAATTAATTTCTCAAGCATTTTATTTTGTCTACGACATTCATTGAGCAAATCAATATGTGTTTGTAAGAGGGTTTTATTCATTAAAACGGATTTTCTGTTTTGCTATTATGATGGTCAAAGCTAACAACTGGATTACTAAAATTACATTTAATCTCACCGAAAGATGGTGGATATAGGAAGCGTTCAACACCAACATCTGCGATCTTTGCCTTATAAAGAATGTTTCCAAGATCAGTCCCATAGAGTGATCCATGCGAATGACTGTGAAGCATCCACGAACCTTTGCCCTGACCATTCCACGAAGCGATTGCGTAATGAGACATGACGATAGGCTGACCATTCACATAGGCTTCAAGATAGTTAGGCACGAAAATTACTTCTTTATTATACTTACCATCAACGTAAAGAGTATTATCTTTCAGAGATTCAAATGCTTGCTTCCATCCAGCCGCGTGATTTCCTGACATAATAAACACGCGACTAAAATTAAGGCGGCTCATCAGCTTTTTAAACTTTTCCTCGCCACCAAATCCAAACATAGTGTCGCCAAGCAGGAAACCAACAGTCTTATCTGTAGCCTTGCTATTCCAATTACGAATGATACCTTCGTCGTGTTCCTCGGAAGAATTAAAGCCCCTACGCTTCCAGATAGGAACTTCCCACTGTGGATCGTGGCCATAATGCAGACAGCCCCAAAAAAGAACCTCATGATTCTTGGCTTCGACGCGGACTGGCAGATAGAATAGACCTTTCATCCCAACACTTTAAATCATTTTTATTATTTTGTCAATCAATAAAGCCCATTCTTTTGGGCAATTTTTGCTAACTCATCTAAACGAGATTTGGTTTCTTTACTAATGTAATTATCTCCTGCCTTGTAGGATTCCCACTCACTGAATGGCACTTGAACTTGAGTATCATCTTCTAGAATGAAGAAATACTTATCAACAAGATAACCACCATAAATTGTTTTTTGTTTAATTTTCATTTTGTATAATTTCGTAAGCGTAGTTTTCGCCTTCCATTTGTGAAGCGGATTTATGTTTCCAACTTTCACAAGTCCAATCATAACGCACCACAAAACTGTTCACATCTTCACTCCATTCTACTCGCCCACGCGCCATTGGAACATCAGCTACAGGATAGGGTTCATCTTGATAGACTTCATAAATGTTTTCTCCGACTAGTGTGCGTGAATATTTTTGGACATAGACCAAAACTCTATCACCAACGCGGATAGGCTTATTATGAATGTCTTTAAAATGCATTAATAAACAATCAAATACTTATCGGCTTTTTCTTTGTCGCCCATCGATTTTGAACTATAACAACCGGAAACAAAAACGGTTGCGATTATTAGGATTATATACATTAGTGTTTTCATATTAAATATACATTCTCAATTTTCTATATTGATCTTTTAAAGGGTGCTGTTGATGTAACTTTCTTTTGGTTGAACGATGCCAGCAAAAGCAGATTTTGCACTTGTATGGCGTAACGTTTTTTTGCCGCGCTTTTCTGGCGGTAAAATATCTACGTTTACTTGCACAAACTAGAATATCTCTTTGTGTGAAGTTCATACGCTTTAGCAGCTTCTTTATAGATTTCACTATACTGTATTCTTACGTCAATGTCAACACCAGTTCCAAACTTTGGTTCTTCGTAGCCATACTGCAAATAGGCTTGAATCTCATCGTCAACCACTTTGTTCGTATAACCCATTTGCACAAGATTATTTGCAAAAACATTATAATATTTTTTAGGTAATCCATGAGTAAGAGTATCCATTTGTTTTTTATAATCTTTATTAGTATGATAAAGAGCATGACAAACCTCATGTTTAAAGGTTTCGCCTTTTGTATCCTTTGCCCCGATCAAGTAACAATCATTGCTTTCGCTTTTTAATTTATTTAAAATTTCATCCACCACTTTATCGTATGGACTTTCGGGTTTAGTTAATTTATTATAACACTCACGAATAGTTTTCAATGGAATATTAAATCCCGACCAATCAGCGCCATAACTAAAACCCCAATGATATTGTTCGTGATACCACTTCATGTAGTCCCAAATTGAGAACTTTTTACCACGAAACTTTGTGCTTGGACTTTCGTAATACTCTTGGGCGCGACAAAACAACATGGCACGATCATACCTGTCTTTTACGATAACCGCAAAGATATTAGGAAGAACTTCTTTAATTTTATACTTTAACATTACCTTCTCCACTCTACTTCTTTGATTATATCATTTTTAAGGTTTATATTACCAACTACCTCAATAGTATCTTCCATTATTTTATCAAGAATTTGAAATCCGTCTTTGCCAAAGTAAAATCCAGCAAGACGCTCATCATAATAAACTTCTTGATTTTTGTATTCGATTATGTCTGGATCGCCAAGCTCAACAGTGTAATTGCAGGAGAAATTAATTAAATCACCTTCATAAATTTCCACGCCGTTCTTATCAATCAACCCCGTAAATTGCTGCGGGATAAGAGTATCAAAATCTTTCTCGTCAAATAGTTCATCTACCGCGCCATTATAATTATAATCACGGACGAACGATTTTCCAGCGGGACACCAGAAACGAAATTTAATTTTTCTCTTTTTCATTGTCTTTATATCCAGCGCCGCAAAGCTCTCCAGCAGAAATAGTTCCACCATACTTTTCCATAATTTGGCGCATTTCATTTTGAATATCAAACATACACCAATTTTCGGTTAGGGTTATGTCATATTGATATTTAGCCCATCCATCATCAAGAGTCATCTTGAAAACATGTGGCTCGCCAGATTTTTTATTTGTTTCTTTCTCAAATTCTTTCATAACGTAATCGTATATTTCTTTCTTTCTTTTACGTAGTTCCTTTATTTCTTCCCCTGTTAAATCGTAAGGCAATTTTTTATTCATTGTGATACCACCAAGAGCGAACTGGTGACTTTACAAAATCATTGTACTCAAGGCCAGCCTCATTCAAGAACTCGTCGAATGAAATAGTCTCGTCGTCACAGTTGTAGATGTAATCAAATAACCAATCTGACCCAGCTTCATCAAGACGCAAGTCTTTTACAAGCTTCTCAAACTTGCTATTTACAATACTGTTAATCTCACGGATAAACTCGCGCTCCTTATAGATAACATCTTCGGGATGGCGACCATCTTGGGTATAATAGATTTTGTTCATATGGGAATGTTAAGTGAATTTTAACGATCTGTCAAGCCCATTTCGAATTCATTTTGCTTATTAAGACAATCGACAAGATATTCCGCATTTTCAAAAGTATTACCAACTACTTCCATTTCTCCAAATTTATCGAAAACATCATGGAACCACCAAAATTTTAGCGTTGAAATATTTTCAAGTTTCCAAAGCATATAGCCACCATAACGAAAACGAACAAGATAGTTTTGCCCATTGTAATGAACAATGTCTCCAACAAAAATATCCTGCAAGTTCTTATCGCAAACACCAGTGTATTCTTGCGGAACAGTTGCATTAACACCTTTAAGTGGGTATCCTTCAAACATATCCCACTTATAAAGTGTCTTGTCGTCGCGGTTAAATGCACGAAAACGCACTAAATATCTTGTTTTATTCTGTTCCATTATTTTGAAGATTTGACATTCGCAAATAGCAAATTGCACAAAATATACAATACTGCTCCATCTATCCAGTCAATTTTCGCCAAACCAAAAACTTTGGGGCAAAAAAGGTTCCAAAGCCATGAAACCGGAATTCCCATAATAAAAGAGGTTATGATAACAACCGCAACCCCAACTAGAAACGTCATACTTAATTCAATAAAAGTTTTCATATTAAATCCATTTATTAAGACCAATGATTGTATTTTCTAGCCATTCATTGCAAACTCTTTGCGCTTCGGCTAAGCATGTAAGATACACTCCCTGCGGAAAAATCGGATGATCTTCTCCATGCCCATAATAAACAAACGCTTCATATTTTTTTTCTTTTATTTTTTCAATTGAAAATTGCCATCCAACAGTTTTAACTTCGGCCATCCAAATGGTCAAATCATCATATTGTTTCTTTTTCCAGGTTAGTTTTTTCATATTTTATATAAATTTAATTAATTTTTATTTAAATGTCAATATTTTTTAAAAACAATGTGTAATACAAAAGATGGTTCGTTCAATTGATAAACAGATAGATAAAAATGTTGATAAAAATGCTTTTATTAATATAGAAAAAAATATCATTCCAGAAGTTACGGAAAGCAATTCATCTATTAGTTCACAATCTCTTCAGGATTTGATAAATAGTTTGGAACCTTTAATCAATTAATTATAATTTATATTTAACCTATAGTACAAGTATCAAAATCAATTAGTACTGGTTTCCCATTTACTTTTCCAACATTATCTCCGTAAAGATCATAAGTAGACCAACCCATTTTTGCAACATAGTGTCGAATTTCGGCCAATTCCTCATGATTCACAACGCCTTTTCCCTGTTCAGCGTGTTCTGTTACATAGTAATGATAATCTTTTTTCTTTCCTTTGAAGAGGGCTTTTGGCCCAAATCCGGCGAAATGTGCCGCCTGTTGGCGAAAGAAACATTCTTCCATTGCGCGCCGCCTTTTATAAAACTTTACTCCATATTTACCACTAATTTGAACATAGTAGTGAACTGTAGCACTATAGGTTCTTTTGTGCTTTTTAAAATTAATTTTATTAATTAAAGCAATTAATTTTTTGTGTGTTTTTTTCATTCTGTAATAAAAATAACTTTATTATTTCCACTAAAATATTTCTCGATTGAGATTTTAGCCGTATCATAATCGTATCGCTGTTTGATATCACTCCATTCGGCTTTGCAGTCATATGCAGTAGCCTCTTCTAAAGAACCGTATTCTTCATAAACAAAATCTTCTCCGCAACATTTGCAAGTGACATTATTAGGGTCTCGCTTGAATGTTTCTTTGAATATTTTTAGAGCGTCATCAAGCGGCGCATCAACATAAATATGGGTGAATGGCGTTTTTAATTTGCCGCCACTGTGCATATCCATGAAACGAGTTACTTTTCCAGTTTTATTTTTTGTCTTCATATAATATTTCAGTCTTTACAATTCTAAATTTTACTCCTAATTTGTGTTCTTTATAGGAGCTTATCCGTTTTTTAGTGTCTTGTAAAGAAGAATATTTATGAAAATCAAAATTTGTCCAATTTTTGAATAACCAGTTCCACGATTGGATTTGATAATATTTTTTCAAGTTATTTTTCAACGAATTTTATCGTAACAAGCTCATCAGAAGATTCGATATTCCATTCATCAATGTCTAATTCTAGATTATCAAATTCTAAAATTAGTTTTGCTTTTGGATTTTCTTCTTCCAATAATTCAATTAAATCTTTAATTTTCATAATTAAAATAATCTTTAGCTGCTTCCAAGTATCCTTCACTATCAAGATATTGTCTTAATGCTTGAAAATCATCGCCAGATAATGGTCCTTTTACACGCACTTCGATATCGTAACCATCGCTTTCAACAGGACGAATCCCAATATCAAAGTAACGACCCTTGAAGGTTAATTTTGTATAATATGTATTATCTTTAGTTTTCATATAAAATTATGGAAGCGGTGGGATTCGAACCCACGGAGGCGTTTAAGCCTCGGCGGTTTAGTAAACCGCTCTCGTAAACCACTTGAGTACACTTCCTATTGTTTAATTTCAAATACTCCATTTCCAATAAATTTTGTTAAAGTTGGGTAACCACTGTAACTAACCGCACTACTAATCCCGCCCCATAAATCTGATACGAGCTTATCAAGATTTTCAAGATGGTCTGGGTGAATATCTTTTTCTTTTCCTTCGCTGTGTCTTTCTGCCACGCCTTTAGATAAAATCTGTTGAAATTCTGAAGCTCCACCCCAAAATTTATATAGTTCATCTACTACATGTTGGGCTTCTTTCGCATGGGCAAAATACCCACCCATCATTACATAATCAGCGCCAGCACCAAAAGCCTTTGCAGCACAAGCGGGATCTTTAATACCGCCATCCGCAATAAGAACTAAATTACTATTGTTTTCTTCAATCCAGTTAGCACATTCTTCAATTTCTGTAATTTGTCCACGATTATATCCAGTCATTCCTTTTGTGTTACAAACACTACCACTCGCAATACCACAACGAAAATAAATTGGAATACCAAAATAATTAGAAAGTGTTTGATAATCTGGAAGAATAGTATTACTATGTATGTTACCGAGCATCATTTTTTTAATTTGTTTTTCAGACTTATGGTAAATCTTAGAAGCAAATTCTAATACCTCTGACATATATCCATTAGCAACATCAACAATAATATTCTGAACACCTTGGTTCATAATCGCTTCGATATTATCTAAATCTTTTAAGCCAACAGAAACCCAAATACGTTCGACGACACTATTTGAGTTTTTCGTATTCATAAATACACTATTAATTAGTTGTAACCTTTCTTCAATTGTAGAATCGAAACGATGTAAACAAACACTAAGGCCAAGCGTTAAAGCTCTACATGCAAATATAAGTCCAATAATTGATTGCATTGGGCTTACCATTACCCTCTCCAGTTCTTGAGGGATGCCTTTACGCGATTTTACTTCTGTTGGTTGGGCAATCAAATTTACATCATCGTAGTAAATTGATTTAGAATTTAATAGCGTCATACAGATTTAGCAGTAAGAAAATTATCATTCCAATTAACAAATTCACGAATTTCTTCGGACAATTTTTGTTCAAAATGATCAATAAGCCATATTTCATTTTGGCCTTCTTTTTGCATAGTATTATATGCAGAAAGCATAGAATCAGAAAGTTCTTCTTTTGGAATAGTCAAAAGCCAAAGAATTGCTTGGTTATATTGAGAATCGCCAAGATAACCTGACATTTGTTGCTCAGTTATTTTAAATTTTTCTTTTTTCTTTTTCATTATATTTTCAATTTATTTACATTTATTCTATATAATTTTTCAAAAAAGACAAGAATTAATTCATAGAATTTTAAAAATGTATTTTTAAATTTTCTAAATGTAATTAATAACATGAGGGGAATTCAGGTGGGTCACCGGAGTTTCTCTCAACTTTTTGGTAGCGGAGGTGGGACTCGAACCCACACGGTCTTGCGACCAACGGATTTTAAGTCCGTTGTGGCTGCCATTACACCACTCCGCCATAAATAAATCTTAAGTTATTTTTTAGAAGAAATCAAGTATTAATAAGAAACTTTTCAAAAAAACCCCAATCTTCAAAATCTTTTTTTCTCCTAAATGTGATTTTGTTTCTATAACTATAGAGTGGTTCTTTTATTTTAAAAGAATAAGTATTAATTTCTATTTCATAAAAATCCAAAATTTTGGACAATTCACTATTAATAATTTCAATTTTCACTTTGAACTCATTGTCTAAAAATATTAATGAATTAATTTTCTTATTTTTGAAATCTTTTATTCTTTGACTAGGGTTTTGTTTATAATGGTCTTCATAACAAAAATCATATCCATTTTTGAAGACTTTAAACCATTTATTTAAGTCTTTAATATTTATTAAAAAATCTATATCATTTAATGTTCTATAAATTTTTTTGAAATATAACAAAGACCCCATTCCTCCAGTGAGGATAAAATCTATTTTTTCATCTAGGGCCTTAAAATATAATTTTTCAAAAGCCCTGATTGACCTTAAATTAAATTCATGATTTATTTCTGAATTTAGATATGGTATTTTTTCTATTTTGTCATAGTCAATAATCATTCCTCTAAAATTTAAATACGTTCCCAGCAGGGCTCGAACCTGCAACCTACAGCTTAGAAGGCTGTTGCTCTATCCAGTTGAGCTATGGGAACAAATTGTTAATAGATTCGAAATGAGTTTTTGAATTCCAACTAAATGAAATGCACGGCTGAATTTCGATATCTATTAACATAATATATATAAATAATTTAGAAAGAGAAGCTGAATTTCAAATAAATAAAATGATCGCTTGAATTCTGACATTATTTAAATTAAAATAAAGGGGGTTTGGAATAATGCCGTGAACCCTAACTAAATAGAATATCAAGGTGAATCCCAATACCCCCCTCTTAAAAAATTTAAGAGTATTTAGAATGAACCGCTGAATCCCAACTAAATAGAATTTGCATCTGAATTCTAACATACCCTTAAGTTATTATTTTATGATCATTTCTTTAAATACATGAAATAATTCATGTATTGAATTACAGTACTGCGTACGATACTCATTAAAGATTTGGTCTTCTTTTTTTGAAAAAGATCCACGATCTTTCTTTTTGATATCATAACCAGCTGTTTCTTTAATTTTCATATTAATCCAATTTTTCATACCATGATGATAGAGATTACTTCTAGCCACCCCACCTCTAAAATGAAATGGACTCATTGGAATCACATATTTTTTAACGAATTTCCAGCCAGGAACTGCTTTATTTTCACACTTGGGGTTATCTCGCAACCTCAAATTACCATTTAAATCTTTTAATATCGCCAAAACAGAATACATTTGTGGTATTTTAACTTTATTTAGATTAATTTTACCCTGCTTGGCTTTGATTTTGAAATGAGATTTCTCATCTAAACCAAAAACAGACTTAGCCGTATCTGACAATTTTTCCGCAATTGCGCCGATATTGCTTTCGATCCATTCAGTATTTCTATTTTCATAACCATTAAAACGAGCGACATTTAAATGTTTATTTGTCATTTCACGGAACTCGTTACCCTCTTCTCGCAAAGGGTCTGGATCAAATGATTTCGGCGGCTTCATTAAGGTCGCTTTTACATTCGGTCGAGCCATAATATATTCATAGGCTGCAACTGGATCGATATAATCTGATTTTTCCTCTTGTTGAAATCCTGCGTATTGAAGCATTTTAGGCATCAAACGTTCAGAATAAAAACGAAGATTAATCCCTTTTTGTTCGCAATCTTTGTAAAACTTCAACAATTTTGAAGCGCTAAAATATTGTGCCAGAGAATATTCCCCCTGTGGAACTCCAAAATGGGCTCTTTCACCCCATATATTTGAACCTTTTGGAAGAGTGTTCGGCAGGTCAAATAGTTCCTCAAAAGAAATTTTTACTGCTTTACGTTGATTATTGCCATCATAAATAGTGGCCCCATTTTGACCGCAATCGATTGTTACGGTTGTTGGCTCATTGCTGAGTATGTCATTGATTTTATTTGTACTTTTCATAATTGAATCCTAAATAAATAGGATAAGTACATAATATAAATTATTGATTCATTTGTCAAAATCTTTTTTAAAAAAACACTAGAGGTAGGATTCGAACCTACAACCGAGCGGTTAACAGCCGCTAGCTCTACCATTGAGCTACTCTAGTTTTTACTCAGCTTATTATTGTAACTGTATTTGTAAAAAAATCAAATTATTTATTGTAAATCCAGATAGATTCCGTCTTTTGAAAATTTTCTTTTTTCGGTTCTTTGTCCACGTTCATCTTATTAATTAAGTCATCTTTTTTATCCCAAGTATAATAAATTCTTTCTTTTAAAGAGTTCGTTTTTTCTTCGTCATAGGTTACTACTTTTTTTTTACTATTTTTCATCATATAAACAATTATGATATCAATTATTTCTAATAAGACAGCTAAAGATAAACATATTATTGCTGTTATATCTCCACGAAATAAAGCCCCAAAAGATAATTGAATTATATTTTCAGTAGAAAATTTAATATATTCCGGTTCTAATTGTAGTTTTGAACTAATAATATTTATGGAACTATTTAAACGAATTAATGTTTCGGCTAATTCATCAAAGGTTTGTGCTTTTGTAACTTCAAGAATTACCCCCGAATCTTTATCTGTTTTTGTTAATTGATTAATTACGGCAATACCTTCTTCTAAAGAAGATTTTTCGGTTAAATAATTTTTATTTATTTTTTCTATTTCTCTATCTTTATTAGATTTCAAAGTTTCAAGAGCCAATTCATTTTCCGCTTCTTTTCTACGCCATTCGGCTTCAAGCTCTCGAGCTTTTGGTCCAGCGCCAATTTTTCCAGAAGTTGTTTTTCCAGCAATTCCTTCTGTTTCATCTATATATGTTTGTTCAGCGTCTAAAACTTGTTTATTTAATTCACCTTTTTGTTCATTAAATTTTTTATCGGTTTGAATTAATTGATCATTAAAATTTTGGTCTAATTGTATTATATTTTGAGTTATACTTTCACGAGCCTCTTTATCAAAATAATTAATTTTTTCTAATACCTCGAACTTTGTTTCTATGAGTGATTGTCGAACACTTGTTTTAGCGTAAAATCCAATAAAATCAAATATTGTGGGTAATATACTAATGACAATACAAAGAACAGCCATATTTAAAGTAAATTCTTTCCTTCCAAAAAGAATAATTTTAATACAATATGGTAGCCCCACCACGGCGAGAGAGGCTAAAAAAATCATTAAAAATGACCACCCAACAAGAATAAGACTTAAAGCATAATAGGCAAAAGATATGGAAACAACCATAACTATCCCATATACTATATTTAATAAATTTGCAGCAACTTTATTATCCGTCTTAAATCCAAATAAAGTTGGAAATTTTTCTTCGTTTTCTTGTGTAAAAATCATTATAATTATTACACTAATTATTCGATAAATTATATGAAAGCCATATTTAGTCATGCACATAATCCTTTTTCATTTTATCCTACTAAAAATTATGTAGAACTTACGGCTTTAGCTAATTTTTTTGCAAAAAAACAAGGTTTTAAAACAGTATTTTATACAGACGAAAAATCTTTACCATCTTTTAATAAAATTAATTTTGATTACATAAAACTATTCCCTAAAAATATTTTCGATAATCTTCCAAAATGTTTTTGGTCAGCTGGCAAATTAATTTCTTTGTCATTGGTAAATGAGCCATCTATACACATTGATAATGATTTGTTTTTAACAAAACCGATTTCAAGAGACTTTTTAAAAAATGATATTTTTTGTTTTCATGACGAGGCATTTAACATAAAAATGTCTACAAATTTACAAAATTTATTTTCTATACAGCCCCAAGAAACAGAAAATTATCCGAGTATTTCTTATAATTGTGGTATAATAGGTGGTCAAGATATAAAAATAATTCAACAAAGTATAAATATTCTTATGAATTATATTAAAGAAAATGCAGAAATCATAGATAATTTTTATATTAAATATAAGAATTCTCCGAACTTTATGGAACCATCTGTATTAATCGAACAAATATGGTTATTTCAGATATTCAAATTTTTTAACATAAATATTTCACAATTAATAAATATTAAAAATTGGAAAACAGATTTCGATGAAAAAATTTCTCAAAGTGGATATATTCATCTTATGAGAAATAAAGAAACATTCGTAAAAAATATTCATGTTTATTTAAAAAGATTCAATATCGAATATTAATTGCGGGATGTCGGAATCGAACCGACGACTTGACTTTGGAAGAGTCCAGTTTTACCACTAAACTAATCCCGCCAAAAAAATAGCAGACTATTGCTAGCCTGCTATTTAGTTTACACTTTTAAATTAATTTATTTAACAGCGCAAACTGTAGTTTTGCCACATGGCGAACAAGGCTTTTTAGAAGCACAGGCTGTTAAAGCGACAACTACTAGGATTGATAGAATAATATGTTTCATAGTATATTATTATAAGACTGATTGAATGAAATGTCAAATATTTTTTGGGTTGCTCGAAGGGGCTCGAACCCTCACCGACAGAATCACAATCTGTAATGCTTACCGTTACACCACGAGCAACATTTAAATGGTACTGGATGCTGGAATCGAACCAGCGCTCGGCCCTCATCTAGGGCACACGAGGTATAAGCTCGTCGGTGCTTCCAATTACACTAATCCAGTTTTTTAAAATTCAAATTTAACAGTGGGTTTATTAACAACCATTTCTTGCAAAAAGTTTTGATTAAAAATCAAGTGCAGCTCATCAATTTGTGCTTGCAATTTTTTATTTTCTTTATGAAGGGAAACAATAGCCAAAAGACAAATCATAAAGCCAAGTGACGTAATAAATGCAAAATAAATATTTGTGTTATCTTTCATAAGAGGATGATATAGTTTATTGAATATAAAGTCAACTTAAAAGCTGCCCCCCTACGACTCGAACGTAGAAAAATTCCTCCAAAGGGAACCGTGATACCATTTCACCAGAGGGCATTTAATTATTTTTTAATTTTCCAAGTAATAGTACACGTAGTTCCATTTGGTCCATAACGTATATCATGTAAAATCCAATGACCGCCACTTGGAGCATTACTCATAGCTTCGATATACGCTTCTCCTTTATTTTCTCCACTTCCGCTAGAAACGTAATCAGCGTTACAAATAGTTATAGACAAAAATAAAATAAAAATGATTTTTTTCATGAAATAGGAGTATAATTTTTCAAAGCCCTACCAAGGGCAATACGATTGCCAAGTTTACGATTCCATTGATCTTTTTTACTACAGTTAGCAACACCAAAAGAATCTTTACCTTCTGGACTTGTTAGTTCAATGCGGGTATAGCGATCAAATAGCGCTTCATCATTCTCATACTGACCATGAATTACGCGCACTTTCCATCCAGCACGCCGAAGTTGATGAATTGTAGGAGTATTACGACTATTAATATCAATTGTGTTGTTCATGTATTGATATTATTATGATTTTACATTAGAGTCAAATAAAAAATAGCAGGAGTGAGATTTGAACTCACGCATGGTAGGTTATGAGCCTACTGACTTAACCTCTTGTCGATCCTGCAATTAAAATTTGGTGTTTTTATCGCACTTTGGACCAGTTCAGAGTTGCGCCCCTGCTGGCATTATTAAAGACTACTCTTTAATTCAGAACACCTAACCATTTATACAAGAGTTTTGGCCCATCTAGCCTTGGATAACCCAGAACCTACGCTCTTCTTTTTTGAACTAACGACTCCGATAGTCTTATTCACTGTGGAACCATATGGATTCTAGAATTCGCCAAGCGTAATAAGCTTGGCACATATGGAGGTAGAGTTGCATACCTTATCAAAGGCGATCCCGATTTTATTGGTTGTACATCGCCACGCCACCATTCATTAGCGTCTCTGCTCAATGTGAGCGGTTCGCTAATAAAATTTTCAAAGAACTATTTTTATATACACTTATTTTATTATTTTGTCAACTGTTTTTAAAATAAAATTTCTAACCCAGTTTCTCCATAATCGGGCATCCCCACATCCATAGAATGACTACTAATATATGGTTGAGCCATTTTTCCTTTGATATTTATTGTTTCTGAAAGTGGGTAAGTAGCTGAAATAACATGCTTACCTTTAATAAATTGTTGGCTACTATATCTAGTTCCGGTAACCTCTCCCTTTACTTGTATTTTATCGAGGTGCTGACACCCCACGTTTTGGAGGAGGAGCAATATCAATATTAAGTTTATCTTTTTCATTTTTTTTATTCCAATTTATACTATCATAATTATCACGATATTTTTGTGAAAAGCAATTTCTTGGTTTATCGCCTTTTCCGGCCCCACAAGAATTATTATTTTGACATTCCATAATAATATTATCGAATTTTTTACACATAAAGTCAATTTATATTTGACAAAAGTATAAAATTATTGTAATAATACATTATTCTTTGAAAATTTGGGGATGTACTGGTTTCGACAAATAGTTGAAATTAAAAGCGCATGTCGAGGTTAATCGATGGCCTCGTAAAAAATCGATTAAAAAACTAAGAGCAGAAGATAATACTGACTCGATCTTGGCAGAAGCTGAGTATATCTTTAACAACTCCGACGAGTTTCTCGGCGGTGTTGAAGAAGAGTACTTGATGGCTGCCTAAGAACCAATGTCTGGATCCTATTAAAAGCATTGGAACCGCAATAGGTTTATGAAGTCCTAACTTACTTGTAAAATTAATTGTTAGGTGTTATGCAGAACATTCTCTGCATAGGCAGACTAAAAACCCGGTTAGTGTCACCAAGCAGCCTAAAGTCTTCGTTACCGTATGGTAGCTGAAATGCTAAAGATACCTAAACATGTAGACCTTTTAGCGTAAGTTATTTGGACAGGGGTTCGACTCCCCTCATCTCCACTTTTAAATTAGATTCCAGGAGTTGGATCTAATAATGAATCAATTCTTAGCGTGGCTGGAACAGAACCACTATTATACACAAATAAAGTATTAAATGTGGCCAAATTTGCCCCAAGAGAATCTTTTGCGATAACTAAATTATCAAATATATAGCTCTCCCCGGCATCTAATAAAAATGTATTTCCAGGAGATGCTCCTGAAAAAGCTCTTAACTCTAAAGCGCCCTGAACAGCAGAAATTGCTAAAAATGTACCACTAACCATACTAAATCCAAAATTAACTAATGCACCGTTAGTTCCAGTAGGAACTACTTGATTAATAGAGTATTTTGCAGCGCCAGATATGGTTATATTACTAGAATACTGAAAATCTAGATTTGTAGAAACGCTTTTATTAACTGTTGTTGTGTACATAATATAATATTACACTTTAAATTTATTTAAACCCACCCCCAAAAATTAAGTATTTTTAATTACCTTTCTCTCAATTCGCTCCCCTTGATATTCAAATACTGCTATTTCTTCTCCATCGTTACTTGTATAAGTATAGAGATATTCCATGTCGGTAACTTGAAGTTGTTTACCATTGATTTCTGTAAAATCTAATTTCATTACAAATATTTTACAACCAACCAGTATAATTTATCTAAAAATTTTCTCAATAAATCAATAGGATTTAAAATTATTTTATTTTTAATAAATCTCCAACCTTTAGTATAGAAAACATATTTATTATACCAACGCTTACGCCGCTCCTCATGCTTTTTCATGGTATTTTTTAAATCAATAATACGCACGGTAGCGTCACGAATTTCATAGGAAAGAACTTCTATATTTTCAAGTTTTCCGTTCGTAAATTTGGCAAGATAATCTATTGTAACGTCTTTTGCTTTATCAGAAGATTCGTCTTCATGAATGGTTTCATAGAAATAAAAATTTAGAATTCCATGAAAATCGGTAGGTACGACCTTTTCCTCAATAACGTCCATGTAGCCTTTCAAAAAGGCGTTATCATCATCTTTCCACTCGTATTTTCTTTTACGCCAGTATAAAACTCCATCTTCATTCAAATAATACAAATCTAGTAAATTTTCAAGATCTTTAGTTTGAAAGTCTTGATCATATGGATCTGGCATAACATCTACTACTTCCAATGGAAGTGGGAGCGGATAATTGCACTCTATTGAATCAAACATTCCCATTATGGATTCTCCTCCCATTGTGGAAGTTCAACATCTTCAATTGGCGCAAAGTATTTATCAATTTTATTGTCTATATCTTGTATATGGCTATTCATATTTAATATGAGTCTTTGGTTATAAAGAACCACCGAAAATAAAAATAAGATCATTACAACTAACATTAAATTAAAATTAAATTTTCTACGATCTATCATATTAGTGTGTTCCGTTTTTTGTATTTTTTTCATCCCCTTCAATTACAGTTAAATCTTCAAAACTGCGGCTTTCGGATTCGTTCTCAACAAAATCAAGATGACTATTTTCTGGTAAAACGAATCCAATACTTTGTAAAAATCTTTCAAAGGCGTAAAGATGATCTCCGATGGTCGCCTCTTCACTGATTTCCATGCTTACATTGGGATAATTGCTATGCGTTAAATCACTCATATTTTGAACGACTTTATAACTATGAAACCAATAAAGATCTTTTTTATTTTTGTTTATCATAATATTTTAATGACTCCTCTAACGTATTTGAAATAACTTCATTCACAGATATATCTTTTTCACAGGACTCTTGAATGAGAAAGAGTAGTAATTCTTTTGGCCAGCTATCTATATCTAATTCCATTTTAATAAATGGCTCTAGAGTAATAGCTTTAGTTTTCTCATCAAATTTAAAAGAAAGTTTTTGACCTTCTTCCCACCCAAGCTCGGTCATTTCTTCCTCAGAAAATTGGATGAAAAGTTCTTTTTTTTCTTGAACTTTTTTATATTTTTCCATACCTTATTATCTATGAATTTTGTGGTGCTGTCAATAAATATTTGTCACTAATTTGTATTTTATAATATCGATAAAAATACAGAGTTTCTTTTATATCTAGTTTGTTATGAAGCTCTTGCCAAATTAAATCAATTAAAAGAGCCGCGACATCTTCGTAAAGAAAATACCTATCTGATAAAAGAATGGGCTCAAGCCCCATGTTTTGATTGGCAATTTGTTGCAAATATTTTTCGATATTTTGGCGCGCTGCTTTCCACTTTGGGTCAAGCGTTTCGATTTGCTTTTCTTTGGTGAGCTGATTACGGAAATTTTGGTCGATTGCATTTGTTAAATTATTTACTAATTGTTGATATAGATTTATTGTTTGTTCCATATTTAAGCTTTCCTATTTCAAAAATAAATCTTCCCACGTATAAACTGTATTTTTTATACATACGATTATCTATTTTTATTAGTTTAAATTCAGAATGAGTGTTCCACCATACGAGAACATTATGGCCAAAAACGTATCGGTGTTTAAGATTAATTATATTCACAAATTTTCAAAAATAAACTCATCAAGAATTTTTAAAAATTCTATCATATTATCAGCATACGTAAACATTTCTTCTTTAATTCTTATATTTTGATTAGAAATATGTCTTATTTTATCTCTGTACTCTGAAATATAATATAAAGAATTTCCACCGTAAAAACGGAATAAATTTCCTAGAATATCAAGATTATGATAATATAAAATCGGGTTATTAATTTTATTATATTTATTTTTCATTTAAAAGATATTTAAGAAGAAAAATACAATTACCAAAACGATCACATGATTCCCAATCACGCGCATTCATATTTTCTTCATAGTATTCTTCGTTTTCTTCTAACTTATTTTTGAATTCGGTAATTTTACCTTCAGACAAATTCATGCGAATAAAATCTAAAACGTGTTTAGCTTCTTCGTCTGTCAAATGGAATTCGACACGCGAGCCGTCAAATTCAGACCCATAATTAAATTCAAATTTGATTTCGACATCTGGGTTAAAACCTTCAAAAGATTTATCACTGAAATCAGAAAAATACTCCGCACGTTCTTCTTGTTTGGGTTGAGTTATTTTTTTCATAGATAGTATTGAAAGTATTTGCTATTTATATCAAAATATTCATTAACAGTCAAGAACTTTGTCGGCATATTATTATAAATTTTTGGGTTTTCATATGGCTTTGGATACCAAGCCTTATTAACAAAAGCATAAGTATAAGAAAAAAGATATGAATTTGCCTTTTGTATATATTGTTTTTTATTAAAACGAATTTTGTATTTTTGCATTTTTGCAACGGTTCTTTTTTCACAATCAATCTCAAGATTGATCGCATTTTTGAAACCTTTTTCTAGGGTTTTTTTTGACAAGTTTTTACCATGAATCCAGTCTTCAACAATAAATAAAGAATCTTTATCTGGAATCCAAACTGGTGGACCCTCCAACATTTGATCCAAGTGACAGGATTCGTGAACAAGAATATCAAGCCAGTCCTGCATTTTTTCTTTTTTTGTGGCAACCGCAAGCGTTTGTTCATCAAAATACCCACTACAAGGAATATTTTCTTGGTCAACTTGGTCCGTATATTCTAAACGAAAATTAATCCCATGCCTAATACATTGAGTCATAATATCAGATATTAATTTTTGTATATTTTTATTCATCGTATTCTATATGTTGTTAAGCGACCGTCACGAATGATTGCGTAGTCTTTAAGATTAGTATCTAAATTCCAGCTTTCATATTCGGTATTCAATGCCGTAGCGGTTGGCTCTGGCACATAACTATGCCCAAAAACCTGCTTACCGATATCAGGTGACGCATGAAATTCATTATAGTAATCAAGCCACAAAAGTCCGCCAGTATTGTCTTGTCCCCCACGAGCAACCCCAACAGCAGAAATCAATGCGTTCTGACGGTAAGCAACATTCCTAAAGTTAAGCCAAACATCTGGTATAACCTCATCAATTATTTGATTTACGGTATAACCATATGGAATTTGACGATTAATCATCCCAGCATGAGAAAAAATCCATCCCTGCGAACGATGTGCAATTTTAAAGTTTTTTACAAACCAGTCATCTTTAAGACCTTTATCGTAAAAGACTTGGCGAAAAGTACCAATTTTACTTTTAGTGACTCCTGAACACCAATAGGTTATACTTGGCGCAACGCTAGTATAGCCGCCTTTTTTGTTATTATAAATATAAGCAAGATCATGGTTTCCGACAAGAAAAACCATTTTACCGGTTTTTTCATTTTCCCAAACAAGATCACGCAAAAATAGACAAGTATCTTTAAAACTTGCAACTTTTGGGGGCTCGTAAAAAGAATCTAGCCAGTCCCCAAGAAAGATAATCTCATCAAACGATTCTAACTTCTCAAGTTGAAAAATCTTTTTAAGCCCAGCTATATCTTGATGAATATCTGGTATTATAAGAGTTTTCATGGTTAAATGTAGTTTAGTCTGATTTCTGCGTTTTCGTCAATTGTTATGTATGAACACAATTTTCTCTCACAGAAAGACCCCGTATTAACGTAACATCCTTCTATAGCTGGAAAATGCGAATGTCCACATATTATATAATCTTTTTTATTCAATGTACAATACTTTTTTGCATTATCTTTATAATAAGTTGCTTTACAGACTAATTTGTGGCAAGCATGGCGAACCCAACGGGCTAGATCAGGAAAATTTGTTCTTAACCAGTAATAAAAATCAGTTGTTAAATCCGTTCTCCAACGCTTTGTTGAAACAAAAAAATCAAAAATATCACCATGTAAAAAAATAAATTTTTTCCCATTAATTGTTTCCTCATGCTCCAAACCAGTTTTAATTCCCAAAAGATGGGTCATGTGTTCCATGTTAAGAAAACAATGGTTACCTAATAAATAAATTACTTCACATTTTTTACTAACGCTACGTATAGTAGACAAAACACGCCAATGATTTTTCTTTAATCTCGAAAGATGTTTAGAATCAAAAAGATCGCCTACAATAATTATTTTTTCGGCTTTAACCTTTCTTAAAACGTTAATTACTTTTTTGGGTTGACAATCAGGATCGCCAAGGTGAATATCAGAGAATGCTAATATTTTACATTGCATTCATAGAATTACATTAATCTTTATCCCAAAGGAATATAACATTTTCGTAATGTGAGAAATCTTTTTCTAATCCAGGCTTTAAAACTTGTTCCCATATTTTATATCTATTGGCTAACCCACCACCTAACTGGGAGATATAATAAATTTTATCAGGATTTTTTTCAATAACCAATTGTAGCTCAATAGACTGAACGGTAAAATCAATTCGGTAACTTTCAGGACGAAAAAAAGATTCATCCATATTATCTGGATTTTTTTTAGTTATAAACCCGTATGTTTGTGGGTGATCTCTTAAAGCCGCCGCGCCACCATAACCTACCCGACGAAGATTATCACCAAAGACAAATACAGCATTCGGATTTTTGTCTAAAAAATCTTTTGTAACAATAAAATTTTCGTATTTAGCCATATCATCCAAGCCCAAAGTTAATTACACCTTTAAACTTTTCTGGCTTTTTTATTTCTTTCCATTTCATGGTTTTAAAATCAGCTTCAAACCATGACTCTTCAAATTCATCAGACATGGCATAAATACCTTCAGATATTTTTTCAATTATTAAATATTTAAATAATCCGCCCTCATCAAGACCATTGATCCCATTTTTTTCTATAAAATGCAGGGCGTCACTATACCTAGTATAGAAACCAACACATCGACAACGCTCTCCAGATTTTTCTGGAACCATTGTAATTGTATAAATTGATTCTGATTTATTATTAAACTGACGAGTTTCTAGAAGCGTATTGTGATTATAGAGAACTTCGTACTTTGGAGAATCTTCGCTCATGTCCAAAAATATTCTCTATATTTTACAATTTCTGTCAAGAGCTTTGTATCGCTTTTATTAATTAAGGTTTCAATACGATGAACTTCTGCGTAATCTTGTTCATATGAGTCCCTTCTTACTTCTGTAAGACGCTTTGCGGTTAGCGGTGGATATGCAGCATCAAGATCCTTTTGAAGTTTAGGTCTTTCTACTGTCAAATAAGCGTAAGCTTTTTCAAGCCATTTTGCAAACTTTGAGCATTCTTTTCCAGAAGCTTCCCAGTCTACAATTCCATTTTTATACTCATCTTCATAGAAACCTTTTACGAACGCAAAATTAACGTCTTCAATTAGAACGCATACATCAGTCCATGTATTAGGAATCGCGGCACGATATTTTTTATTTTTTGGATTAAAAAAGCATTTAAATTTATACCAACCATCACGGATTTGGTATGGAATTTTATAATAGAAATTTTTTTTAAACATTAGCCATCTAAGCCAAATATTAATATTAAACCAACTTTTCCAAGTAGATTTGTATTCAAGAGGGTCAATAATATTGATTTTTTTAGTGCTCGCGCCAAAGTCTTTAACATAAGTTTTCATTTTTTCAATTTTACGAGTTGGCTTAATTACTTTATTTGGTTTAATTTTTACTTGTTTCTTTTTCATGGCATAAATCCTATTTTTGGTTTTTCTAAGGTTTTGATATTTCCAATAAGTTCTTCGTCACTTTTAGCATAGTATATATCTGCTAGAGTCATATTATCGTCGGCTTTGATATCTAAGTCAAGTGTTTTTATTAATTTTGCTGCTTGGTGTTTTTTCAAGCCTTGGAACGAATACTCTGCTTTCAAGCGCCCTTTTCTTAAAAGGGCCTCGTCAATATCTTGGCGATCACAATTATAGGTAACAATAACATTTAATTTTAAAACATCCCCAAGAATACCATCTGTCATGTTAAGAAGCGTAGATACAAGAGATGGCTGGTCGGAAAGACTGCGCTTTGTAAGAGCTTTCTCGGCATCTTCAAGAATCATAACGCAATCAGTTTTTTTCTTTAGTAAACTCAAAATTGATGGGTTTGTAATTTCATCTACAAAAGAAGTTGGAAAGAAAATAACATCTTTTTTAAGAACTGAAGCTAGATATCTGATATAAGTTGTCTTACCAGTTCCAGGGATCCCATGAAGCATGTATAGACCAGAAGAATTTTCATGCAATGATTTAATCATTTTATCACTAACTGATTTAAAATCATCCCCATAATTTAATTCAAGATCAAATGTTTCTGGCAAGTTAATATTAAATTTGGAAAAATTAAAATTACCGTAATCCTGGTTTACCATGAAAATATTTGGACGTTTATCTGTATCCATAAACTCTCTAAATTCTTCATCTACACATTGTTTGCTGGTAGGATAATAAAACATTAATTTGCATTTATCTTTATCCCGTCCACTTTCAGAATTAATTTGTATAAAATTATCTTTATAGAAGTAAATTGAGCCGTCTTCATAATCAAAGCTAGGAAGAATAACTTCCCCACCAATCATGAATGGTTCTTCTCCTTCTTCTTGTTCTAGCTCGTCTAATGTTTTAGAAATTAGAACCTCTTCGCCAATTTGAACAAGTTGTGCTCCATTTTTATTAAGATAGTCAATAATTTTATTTTTAAAGAAATTTTCTCTGTATCTTTTATAAGATGGTATTTCGCCATCGGATAGGGCAGTAATTAACGCCATCGGGTTAACAAATTCTGAATGGAATAATCCAGCCAATGTAAGTTCAGGCATTTTAGATTTTGGAATTCTATATGAGTTCATATTAAAAAGGATCTAAACCAAAAGCCACTGAAATAGATTGTTCAACCAACGCTTTTTTATGCAAACTAGATGATAGGGCAAGGTGTAAACTATTTTCAAATTCACGATGTTTATCTTTTTCGAAGAGATGAACAATTACTTCTGATAATCTTTTAATCTCTTTTTTTGTTGGTTTTTTAAATTTGCTCATAATAGAGAACTTGCTTCACACGCTTTATTTATTATACATATAATTAATTAATAATCAAGAAGAAAGTGCTGATGATAGGAGTCGAACCTACACTTCCGAAGAAAACAGATCCTAAGTCTGTCGCGGCTGCCAATTACGCCACATCAGCATTTTGGAGGTGACAGGGCTCGAACCTGCTACCTTGACCTTGCAAAGGTCCTGCTCTACCAGATGAGCTACACCCCCTTAAATGTGAGCAGTTTACCCGCGACTGCTCTGGGAAAACCACAACCAGCGGAAAGTCGGCTCCTTTTACGAGATAATCCCAAAACGTACACGGTGAGGGATTTGAACCCCCGACCAACTGCGTGTAAAGCAGCCGCTCTACCACTGAGCTAACCGTGCATAAAATTTTAAAGAACTAGGAGCAATAGGATTCGAACCTACTAAGCCAATGGCGTCAGATTTACAGTCTGATGTAACTCTCCAACTTTACCGTACTCCTTTTTGAAATTTAAACCAAGCGTAAACTAATATTATACACATTACTAACCCAACTGAGTAATTTGCAAACCACCAAACCCCAAATTGGGTCAAAAACATATATACCATGCCAGATATGTAACCACAAATTGACATTAATATCAAGGCTAAAGAAACATCTTTAGAAGAACGATTTTTAAAAATCTTTAAAATTTGGGGAATATAACAAAACATAAAACTGATCGTCATTATTATTCCAAAAATTTCAGCTATATATTCATGCATATTATTATGATAATAAATTTTTTTGGGGTATTCAATATTATTTTGTGTAAAAATAAATAGTTCTTTAAAATTTAAAAAAATGTCCGTTATCGGGTGAATTCGGGGGAACTCTTTATAAAAAGACAATCCCGAGCCAAGCCATCTGGGAAAGATAGGATGGAAGGTGTAACGACTAGGCTGTTGAGTCCCAACAATAAAATAGCCCAAGAGCGCCCGAACTTTTCAAAAGAAAAGAAGATATAGTCTGAACTTTGCGGTGACGCAAAGATGTATAAGATAAACACTTATACGATAACACAATGATGAGACACGTTGTATTCTCAATCCGCTACCTTTATCGCTTTAAATTAGAGCTATAAATATAGCGGATTGAGCATGGTGAATCAATTCACAATGGCAATGCTGTAATGACCTACCAGATTCGGACCCAACTGGGAAAATTCTTCATGGTCGGAGAATTACTCGGGCTAGTAACTGACATCTGGATGGCGGATAAACATATAATAATTTATTAATATTATAGTGATACTATTATGAATAACTTTAAAAGGAAAAAATTAGGATTATCTAAAAAAGATTATCTAGTAGACATTCGCAAGTCTGAGCAAAAAATTTCAACTTCTACCCCAATCAGTCTAAATAAGACGATAAAAGATTTTAATAGTTATTCTAAAATAGATTTAAAAACTATTAACGTTGGAACTTTGAGAAAACCGATTGAGAAATTGGTCATTTTTGATAATGAGACGCAAGGTTACTATCCAATTGAAATAAAAAACGAATCTGCACCACAATATTATTTTCAAGAAACTCTTAGCGAAATTGTTTTAAATGGTCAAGTCTTAACATATCAAAGCAATTCATCAATCGATCAAAATAATCCTTATGATCCACTTTTTGCAAGTTTTAACCGTTTATCTTCAAGAGTTACTTCTATAACTATTCAAAGTGGCGTGACTGGAATTTCGCAAGGAGAACAGCAAAAATTTTTCGCATTGTCTTCCGGTTTTACAAAAAGTCAAAATATTATAGTAAGTCAGTCCTCCCTCCCAATTAATGGAATTTTTGTTCCAAATGGGGTTATAAATAATAAAACAAGATATGTAAATTCTTCTAATTCTATACCAGTTGATATGATTTGGTTTCAAAATAATAATTTTGTATCTGGAATATCTGGTTTTATATCTGTACCTACGCAAAGTGGATGGGTTTTAAGACAAAGAGATCAATGGAGATTAAATTTTCGTCCTTTGTATGTTCTTCTTGGAAATAATACTTTGCCTACGGGAAATAATTGGCAAATTACAGGTTCAAGCTCCACAAGTGGATCAAATCCTTTACCTGTTTCAGAAGAAATTGAATTAGAAGGATTTTTTAAATTAGCAACGACAAGAATTTCTAACGGTAAAAATAAAATTTATTCATCTGTGAATGGTGTTGTAGGGAATACAAGTGGAAATCTTCCAGCTAATAATAACTGGATAACATATCCCCATTCCTATAATATTCAAAGCTACCCAGCATTAAGATATAATAGTGTTATTACTTTTGAAAATAATGGAAATAAAATTAGTGACATAATCATTGTAAGTACTGGGATATCATCTAAAAAAATTGTTTACGTAAGTCCTCACGCTATTGAAAATTTCGCCGGATTTTGGGCCGAATTATCTTCTTCAAGCCGTATTCCAATTACTGGAAGTAATGGTAGAATAATTAATTCAAGAGATGTCTATTTATTACAAAGTGGAAATTTAACAAGCGTCTCCAGTTTTGATTATAATTATACTGGCTTAAATTATATCACTAAGATAACAAGTGGTTCTTCTAAACGTTTTTACAATTTTGATGCGGCACGATTAAAACAACAAATTCCTTTAAAGGACACATTGTTCTATAAATTGTATGAGCCAGTATATAGAAAAAATACTTTTAACACTGGCACTTGGAATGGAATAATTCCAAGCGGAACACCTTTTTCTATTGAAACGGTCAGATTGAAAAATTCAGAAATTACGACCCCAAATTTAAATGTATATATCTCTAATGCTTTCATCCTTTCTTCTGAAAGTGGGAGCGGAATTTATCAATATTCCGAAAACCCTAGTGGTTTATTAGGTTCAGGTATATTTTATGGATATAAAGTTACTGCTAGTGCAAATAATCAATATGAAGCATCTTATTTAGCCAGTAGAAAAGCAAGTAAACAAGCGAAATCTCGATTATATGGTTATTTATGGTCAAGAGGAATTACAAAAGGTAATGCAAAAGTAAGAAAAATGATTGATTTGATGGGCCGTTTAGATCTTGTTAAAAATAATCCAAAAGACGGTGTGGGTAGATACTGTAAGACCTATATTAACCCTTCTGACCCAATGTCATGTTCTTATACAGGATATGCTGGCATTCCTCTCAGAAATCGCCCTGGACTTCCAACCGGTATATCAACTCGTGCCGGTTTTAGATTAACAAATAATAATTTGATCGAAGATACTTTTATCTCCGGACAAAAAGTAGAATGGAAAAAAGTATTGCCTTATGATTATGCAACAATATCAGATATTCCTCCTGGAGTTTTTGGATGTTTTACTCTATCTGGGGGTATCGGGGTTTGTATTGATCCACCCCTATGATAAGTTTATAAGTTGAATTTTTTTTCAAACCATTTTACTAATTTTTTCTTTTCGCTTTTTAAATAAACAAATCGATACTGTCCAAATATTTTTCTCATACCCCACGCATCCCATTCGCGTTTGGCCCAGTGTTCAATCCAATTCTCTGCTTTGAATGATTTGATTGCGGAATAATCATGCTCTTTATGGAATTTATTCCAAATACCTTTTCGGACACAATAAATATGACCCAATTCATGAAATACCGCTTCAGCCATGGCTCTACGTGGTAATTTTTTATCTATATAAATTATTTCTTTTTCAGTATCTGCTTCTCCGTCTAATTCTTTATCAAAACGGGTACGAAATCTAACTTTAACTTCATATTGCAAACAGATTTGGCGTAAAAAGCATATTGTTTTTTGTCTATTCATTTGTATTATTTTAAATTTTAAAACAAAAACTATCTATTTTATGTGTAATTATGAATAATGAACCCTTCTCTTATTAAGACCGAATTTTTAGCAACCGGACAATCTGCCCCATTTACTGGACGATGGGTTAACACAGCTTTATGTAAAAATGGTTTTGTAGTTATTTATGCTAGCGGTTCTAGTGTAGATATTAATTTACAAGCTAAAACAGAATTAACTCAACACCCTATGTTTTTAGAAGGTGGGGTAGCAAATGCACTTTCTTTTTATACAGCTACGGGAGTTGGCGCTGGATATGGAGACCCTATTTTCTTTGATTCTCCTATTGCCAATATAAGACTGGTAGCAACTAATGGTAGTGCTCCAGTATTTGCTTATATTACTTATCAAAATTAATCATCAAATTCTTCTTCTCGTTTCGGGCGAGGTTTAAAACCTGATTTTCTTTTGTTAATATAAGCCATATTTGGCTCTAATTTATATTCTGGGTTATCAGAATGAACTTGTGAATCCTCAACAGTCCACATACCCATAAAAGTCCATTTCATTTTTTTATCGAGCTTTTTCCAAAGATCGCTGCTTTTTAATACTTGCATAGATGGCCAATACATAAACATATTATAGCATTTAATTTAAATAAGTCAATTTTTTTTAAAAAAGTGTAATAATATTATTATGAGTGCCGCTTCATCATCAGCTGGGGGTACAATAAATAATTGTATTCCTCCAGCAAGTTCATCTTCTTGTACTGGACCTGATTATCCAGGTCAAGGGCAGTGTACAGAGTGGCCCCCATCAATGAACCCTGGAGATTCTTTTTATCCTTACCCTGGTATGCCACCACAGGGTCCTCAACCACCAACTCCATCACCTACAAAAACTTTAAAATAAATATTATGAGCGTTTCAACATCATCTGCAGGTTCAACCATTAATAATTGCATACCGCCTGATCCATGTGGAATTCCAGGAGCCCCTAGTCTAGGGCCTATTAGTCCACCCCAATCTCCTCCAAGTATTCATCAATGTGGGCCAAGTTGTCCTTTTTATGGAAGGCCTGGCCATGACGGTTATTCTTCATCTTCTTCGTCTTGTCGTTAAATTTAGTATAATAATATTATTATGAGCGGTTGTTAAAACAATTTTAAAAATTTAAATCGTTTTTTATTCTCGCTTTCAATAAAAATATTGAAATAATCGAAAATTCCTCTATTCCATATGAGTAAATATCGAAAAGCTTCTATGGCTGGCATCATACCCATACTCATAATTTCTTCATTAATAATCCTTTCGTGCTCTTCAAAATTATCCATAAAATCATATAAATAATCTAGAACTTTCTGTTTGTCTTCAAATACTGCTGAATCAACCATTACTTCTGAAAACCATTGATTTTCTATTTTTTTTCTAGAAGATTTAAATACGCTCGTAAATACAATATATTGTTTAGATTCCTTTAAATAAACTCCGAATATTATATAAAATAAATTTTTTGTTTTACGTTTATTAAATTTTTTAGAAACATCTCCTATTAAACGTTTAGGTACTGCTCCAAACATTACATCGAGATGTAACCCTTCTAATTCTTGTATATTTAAAATTTGTTGTAAATCCATTGTTATAAATTATATAAATAATCTATTTAAATATAAAAAAAAGTGTAATGTAAATAAATTAAATAATTTAATTTAAAAAAAAGTAGATAATCTATTTTTTGAGTGTAATATCAATATATGCCAAACTTACTTCCATTTAGAGATTATAGTGAACATGAAGTTTTAAACTTTTTTGCTTGCACAGCTATTGCAAATAAAGGAACTCTTGTTAAGCCAAAAAGAAGCTGGAAATCAACTGGAGCTTCTGATAAAAGAACTGCAGGGCCTTTGGACTTAGGATCTTCCGCTCCTGGCGCTGTATATACAAATACTGTAACGCAAAATTTTGAATTAGTTGGTCAAGTGGAACCTGTTGTTAATCATGATGATGTACCAACAGCAATAGGTGTTCTACTTAAAGATATTCGTGAATTTGATGAAAATGGCGAAAAATTAATCTTTAATTCTCGTAAAGCTGCTGAAATGGATGTTATTATTAAAGATATTCAAGCAGTTCCAGTATTAACAAGAGGTCTTATTCTTATCAATGATATTGATGAAACCAATCGTGGTGGCGGCGGAGGTGCTCCTGATATCGGAGATGCAGCTTACGTTGGATCGAATGGTCGTATAGCTACAGACGGAATCGTTGTTATCGGAAAATTCTTAAGCCGTAAAGACGAAAACGGATACGCCTTAGTTAAAATTAGTTTGCCCTAATTAATAACCAAAGACTTTTAAAGTATATTTAAAAGGTCTATTTTCTATAGACTTTACTGCTTGCGCCATTTGCTGAGCAATGTCTCGCACTTCTTTTTGAGCGTGCTCACTATCTCTTAATTTTAAGAAATTAGCAAAACTACGCATATTAAACATAACATCTGCTTCAATTTGAGTGTTATAGGTTCTAAAAAATCTTGCTGATTCTTTAGCGCGCTTTCGATCAATTCCATAATGCTTTGTAAGACTATCGACGCATTCATGGTATAATTTCAATCCTTGCGATGTGTAGTTTTCTAATTTTTCAATCCATTCAATGGGCCAATCATGAGGAACATAATATTTATCTTCTTTTAATTCTTTATAGCGCGCTGATTCAGCATTGATGCTCGAAATACGATGTTTGAGAAGATGAATATGAGTAGCAATATCTGTATTTACTAAAAAATGAACGACACCCTTTTCAAATGGAGTCTCGTGCCCATTAGACCAAAGCATATTAATCAACCCCTCAATTCTTTCGCGCTTTTCTTCTGTCAAATTACGTGAAGTAGAAGTCCAAGCAGAACAGGCAATTACTTCATCAGAACCATAGTAACCAATTAATTCAACAGTATTATTCATTGTTGAATATATTATAATTAAATGAATTAAAATTCAAGACTTATCTTTATTAGGTTCAAACTGATAAAAATAAAGTTCTTCTTCACCAGCAAACCAGCGACTACCAGTTTGTTCGCAAGAAAATTCCTTACTAAATACTTTCCATTTTTCGTGCCCTTTTAATTCTTTTCCTATAAAAGCGCCCCCATCACGCCAAACAATACGATTTCCAGGCTGGAAAAAATATTGACCACCTTTACCAATTAGAAGATGCCCCTGTTTATGACCCCCAGGATTTTCACTTTGGCCAGTTTGGTGTTGCGGCCCATAAGCCCAATCAAATGTCATTAAATACGTAGCGTCATGCCATTCCCGATTTTTCAATACAATTTTACAAGCACTATGTTTTAAATATTCGTACCTATTCACTGTAACATATGGAGAGTAACAATCCCAAAGTTCTAGCCAATCTAATGGAAAGTTCGTTAAACCTTCTTCTGGCAGAAGATCTGTTAAATAATGGATAGGAACACGAGCATGTACGCTACCCATTTCAGTCATTACAGAAAAAAGGGCGCAACGCCGATTTAAAGAGGTAAATCCAAACACTTCTACCGGAATAAACTCATTTGTACTCCGAGATTCTTTATCATATAAAAAACTTGTATCTAAATAAGCAGAAAAAAGTGGTATATCTGTATTAATATATGCCATTTATGTGTAATATATAATATCATACGTTTTTACCATGCTTACTTCTAATAAAAATACTAAAAAAATTGTAGCAAATAATCCAAAGCCCGTACATTTATCAGATTTTTTATCGTTTGATAATATATGGAAATTGGCAATCTTGGCATTTATGGTCGCCAGTTTATATTTACAAAACAATTTTATTACAAAAACTGAATACCAAAAAACTTCAGAAAAGGTTCAAAGAATTGAGCTTATTTTGGGCCAATTAGAAATTAAAAATCAAATAGATCTTTCGCAAAACAAAACATTAGAACTTATAGAAATAAGGTTGAGGCAGATAGAGCAAATGGTTGCTATTCTGGAATCTAGGCGAAATGAAAACCCAAACTAAGAAAATCATCAAAAAAGTAGTCAATTTAATGTTGATAGTTTCAATAACATTATTTGCTGTAGCCGCTTGTTTAATTTTTATACGTTTAGGATTTGGTATAAAATTAGAACCACCATTCTGTTGGGCATCATTTTTACAAATGGGGCTATTGGTATTAACTGGCTGGGCTTTTAATAAAGAATTATTTTTTTATTAAAAATAAGTAATATTTCCCACTTGTTTAAGAGCATGATTAATCATACGAATATCATCTTTACTAACAGATTTTAATTTTGAAATTTCTTCTAATGCTGGTTTAAAATATGGAGCATGATCTAAAATAAATGTTTTATAATGTGCATCGCTGAAGAAAAGAGAAGTAATGCGTTCGTTATCAATAGTTGGTAAAAAGAATTTCATGTAATCAGCTTTTCTTTTAATAATTGGTAACGCAGCTTGAAAACTATTCTCGTCTTCAAAAAATTGTTGAGCTTTTTTTGCATCTTTTAGTTTATAAAGACTTTTGATTTTATCTTCAAGACTTCCGAGTTTTAATGTTGCAATTAACTTTGTTGGGTTTGTTTCTAGTGGAATAACGTCAAAGATATCCCCACCTTCTTTATGAATTTCTAGTGCATAATCAAGCCTACGTGGTGATACTAATTTTTTAGCTTTATCTGGCATTCCATTCCACCATTCAAGGGCTGATTTGGCCCAATCGTTACCAAATTTATTTTGGAAATACTCAATATCAGGAACAAATGGAACTTTGATTCTAATTTGAAAACGATCTGTTTGTGCGCCATCTAGTTCTTCTACGTCGTATTCTTCTTCGTCATCGCTTGGATTAATAGCAGCCCATACAACTTTAAGATTGGGGAATTTACGCCCATTAATGCTTTTGAACTGAACAAGTTCCATAGTAGCATTGCGAATTTTTTTGTGGCTACGATTATACTCATCAATAAAAATAGCTTCTACTTTATCGTCTGCCATTTTTTCCGGAAGAACAAACGAAAGAACATAATCATTCCCTTTTTTAATTTCTTTGGGAACTCCAACAAAATCTACCCATGGGTCGAGGGTTGACCCAGAAAAATAAAGCCAATTTTTACAATTTTTACTAAATACTTCTGTGACAAGACTTGTTTTTCCAGTTCCATGACGGCCTTCAAGTAATACATTCTTACCAATTTTAAAATATTGATTTAGTTTATTTTTAATTGTATTGATATTTTCAGCCATAAAAGAATTATAAAGTTTTTTTTAAAAAAAACAAGGTTTTTATTTAAAAATGTGTAATAAAGGATGTTCTTTAAAAATTTAAATATGACCTTTCGGGGTGAATTCAAGGAAACTCTTTTTAAGAAGACAATCTTGAGCCAAGCTACTGAAGTGCAATAGTAAGTAGAAGGTGCAACGACTAGACAGTGAGTAGCACAAAACAATAAACTGTCCACGAGCGCCCTGATTTACGCGCAAGCGTAAACAAGATATAGTCTGAACTCTACGGTGACGTAGAGATGTGCGGGGTAAACTCCCGCACGATAACACGTTGATAATTGTATAGAAAGAATAAAGCTCCGGCACCCAGAAAAGCTAGAGCTCCAGGTAATCTATTCATTGGTTAAAAAAATATGCAACAACTAATTTCCGATGCTAGTAAAATTGGGTTTGGAGGGCCTATTAATTTGTTAGAGAACGTTGATCTAACCCCTTCTCTCAACACAAAATTAAATGGTTATATTATTTCTATCGATAACCTTGGTACTTTAAGAGTCCCTAACACTGCGCTTGTACTACAAAAAGAAATTGATAATTCTATAGATGAGAATTTAAAAGCTTATCATAGCAAAATCGTTTGGACCGAACATCCTTTAAATGTTAAAGATTATTTTAAAACTATTTCAAAATATTCTCATACTTTTTATGGTGAATTGTATAGTATCGATACTCCACCTATTCAAAGAGATACTCTTGATCAAGGATTTTTTAATTTTATAAGAATAAACAAAAACTTTAATAATGAAGATACCCATCCTCTATTAGATTATGTAAGATTTTCATTTCCAAAAGATTGGGGCGTCCACAATACAAAAATTTTATCTGGTATTAAATCAGTTCCAGTAACTGGTTTTTTTAATTCTGGCTTATCGACCGGAATTATTGATTATATCGATTCTCCAAATGTTTATAATTTTGAACAATTAACTGGAAATTTAAGAAGATCTTTTGTTACTGGAAATTTAGCAACATTAAATGCTATAAATAACATTAATAATTTTATTTATAATAAAGATTATTCTGGATATGTAATCTATCCACAATCAATTTACTTGCATCAATTACCAAGATTAAATATTGACACCGTAATTACTCAAAATTCTATTTCTGCAAATAGTAATCTTAATGGTATTTTACTAATTTCTACTGGTAATCATTATTCTCAGAAAATTGTGTATATTTCACCACATAGCGGATCCACAAGAGTTTTTAATACAGTAGTAGAAACTTTCGAAACGAGTGTTCAAAATTTTAAACCATTTAATAACTTCAGATGTAAAAAATATATTAATCCAAGTGATCCTAGATCATGTTCATTTACTGGTTATACAGGAATTTTAAATTATGTTAAAACATCATATGGTATTTCGGTTCCTGGGATAGACGTAAATTCAATATATGTAAATAATGGTTTTGTATTTCCAACAGGTTTGATTTCTAAAAGTCCCACGGAATTAGCTAATTTAGGAGATACAGGTATTATGAGCACCTGGCCTATTTCCGGATTAATTACGAATGAAATGTTAACATATCTTAATACTATGAATTCATTTATAAGCGGAAGCGCGCCAGCTCCAGATAATATTTCTTTTATTTCTGGTTTAGATAATTTACAACAGGCGAATTTAAATTATTTTGTATCAATGTTATTAGATTGTAATGTCTATAAAGTAAATAATTTCTTAAAACAAGAAATTCCGATTCAAAATACTTTATTTTACAAATTATATAGTGGCTTATATACCGGAAATAAAACATTTAATTTGGGTACTTGGAATGGAATTATACCTAGCGGAACAACTGTTTTTATGGAATATCTTAGCACTAACGAAGAACCATGCGGTACAAATGCAGACTTTTTGCTAGTTCATTCTAATTATGGAGATAATTCTTTGATAGATGTGTCCATTAAAAAATCAATGGGATTATCTTTATTATTTGATACTAGTATTTCTAAAGAATTTACCTCTATATCTTTTAATTCTATGGAGGACGGTTTTTGGAAAAATTTTCAAAAATTTGAGGTATATAAAAGAAATTTATATGTAAAAAATATAATAAATAAATTCCCACTACTTATGACACAAACAAATCGCATGAAAAGATCTCTTACCTTTTTTAATAGAAAAAGATTGAAAGCTTATCCTTCTTTAAATACGTTTTCTCGTAGACATTCAAATTTTAAATTAGCTCCATCGGCAGCGGGGGGAGGTAGCTAATGGGATTTCCTTTACTATTAGGTGGACTCGCCGCAAGAGCTGCGACACAAAGCGCTGCAGTGGCTGCAGCAGCAAAGGCTGTAAGTAAATCGTGGTCAACATCAAGAGGTATTTCTCAAGGATTAAAGGCTGGTGTTGGTAAACCTGGATATAAAATCGGTGAAGTTAGTAATACTATCGTAAATAATACTGGTCGAGATGGAATAACTCAAGCTGCAAGGGCACAACTTAATAGGCCCGAAATGCAAGGTTATTTAAGAGACAACATTCTCAAACCATCCTCTCCAGCAAGCTTATGGGATAAAGCGTCTAAACAAGCAGCTTGGCGTGGAGATACAAGCGCTAAATCTCTAATGGAAAATTTTAACGAGGTGAGAAAATCTGACCTGTTAAATCAAACTGTACGTAAAGAAAATTTTATAAGAGAGCATGCTCATGGCTTAGCAAAAATGGAGCAAACAGCTTTAAATGCAGAAGCTAAAGCGGCTACAAAAGCTGCGATAGATGGCGCTCTCAGTAGTCCTCAAGGAGTTGGAGCCGCCGCGACTCTCGCTGCAGGAGCGGTAGGCGCTTTGGCAAATGAATTACTAAATCCCGATGATACGGTAATAAGTAATAATGATCCAAATTGTCCAGGATGTAGAGATAAAAGACCCGATAAGAATAGAAAACGTAATAAAGATTATCCGCCCGATAAAGACGATGACGACGAAAACGAAGAAGAAGAAGATGAAAAAGAGGAAGATTTAGACGAAACAGACGATGGGGGCGATAGCTGTTCAGATGAAATAGACGGAGAAGCACAAAATTCTTCACAGAACGGAGGGGCACAACTATGGCCAGTAATAGGTTAGAAAAATAAAATTTATGATTAATATCGACACAACAAATTTTAAACATGGTGTAAGAACTTCTATTTCTCTGGGCGGAAAACGGATTAATTTAGAAACGACTTCGGTGGCTCCGCCAGATCAAGTATTTATAAATATTACTAACATCTTAACACAAGATTCTGAATCGGTAATTGTTGAAAATTATAATCAAAAAATAGTACGCTCTCAACACTATAAGAAAATTTTAAAACCTGGAAATTTCTCAACAAAACCCTATACAAATTTTATTCCAAGAATCGGCCCTAAAAGCCCAAAATGGGAAGGACCACAACCAGACTTTCAAGAATTTTCGTTAGAGTTTAAATCTTTAGGAAGCAATTATACTGAAAATAATCAAGATATTCGTTCTTCAAAGCAATTCTCATCTTTATTAAATAAATACTTGAATAATGAATATAAAAAAGAAGATCTTGAATTAAATCTTGGTTTAATTAGATATAAAAATATAAACAACCAATGGACTGACGCTACTAATCCGGAAAAAGATTATTTTGATTGTTATGGTTACGCAATGGGAAGTATACCAACCGAGCAAAAACAAATAGAATTAGAATCAAAAACTGGAAATCGTGGGACTATTGTTCCTCATGCCTTAAATCTAGATATTGTTTTTACCTCTCCTATAATTAAATTTAAATCAAAAAATAAAGTAAATCTACAAAGTTATAGACTATTAAATAATAATGATATAGAACCCAAAAAATGTAATAATTTCCCAGTTCCAAGTCAATATAAAAGATAATTTTATAAAAAAATCTACATTTCAAATATTTAAGTGTAATTATTACTGTTCTTTAAAATATTAATATGACCTTTCGGGGTGAATTCGGTGGAACTCTTTGCCGCTAACGCGGCAAAGACAATACCGAGCCAAGTTTCGTAGGAATACGAAAAAGGTGTAACGACTAGGAAGCGAGTCCAGAACGGACAGTAATCTTCCCACGAGCGCCCTGATTTACGTGCAAACGTAAACAAGATATAGTCTGAACTCTACGGTGACGTAGAGATGTGCGGGGTAAACTCCCGCACGATAACACGTTGATAAGTGGAAGTAAATCATTTCGGCCGGATTGAATCCCGGTATGAAAAAAAATTCTTCTGTTGGTTAAAAACTTATGAGTATTTATAATGATGCAACTAATCTTGGATTAGGCGGAACACTTTCGTTACTTGAAAACGTAAATTTAGTTCCTAATAAAAATGCGGCATTGGCGTCATTCATTACAAAAAACGCAAATTTTGGAACTTTAAAAAATCCAAATCATGCGATTGTTGCAGAAAAACAAATAGAATTTTTTAATGATAGTAATAGTGCTGGGTATTACGGCAAAGTTATATGGTCAAATAATAAATTACCTTCAGATATTTATTATAAAGCTTTTTCAGAATTTTTTGAAAAAAAATATGGGGAGCTAGAAAGTTTTAAAATGAATTTAATTCATTTAGATTTTTTTGACCAAAAATTTTATAGCAAGATGCTTAAATTACCAGCGTCACATGTTAGAAATACAGACCCTCTTAAATCTTACGCAAGATTTTCTTTTCCAAGAGAATGGAAAGTATCAAATACAAATACATTATCAGGATATTTTACAACATATAAAACTCCTAATATTAATAACCCGATTATTAAATCTTTAGAAGAAAAAAATCATTTCGTATCTTATTCTGGGGCTTATGTACCATATCCACAAACAATTTTCCAACAAACTTATCCAAAATATAATATACCCACAAAATTAGTTAGAAATGCATTTTTACCAAATGCCCCAATGAATGGATTATTAATTTTAAGTACGGGAACACCAACTAACCAAAAAATAGTCTATATTAGCCCACACAAAGCCGAAAAACAATTTTTTAATACAATTGTAGAGAATATAGAAGTTTCGCTGTCTAAACAACAAAAAGATGTTGAAACAAGGCTTGATGGGCAGTGGATGGATGCTGATTATGGTAGTGGTTATTGGATTGCAGTTGGGTCAAACAAATATGGTGGTAGCACAACAGATCTCGCTAGATCACAAAATGGAAAAAGTTGGGAATTACGTATTGAAGCTTTACCTCATACCGCTCTATGGGCAAATATCGCTTATGGAACAGGTCGTTGGATAGCTCTTCCATCCTTTCATAATGTTTCTTTTGCAAAAGGGGCTACGTCCACTAATAATGGACAAACATGGTCAGAAATAGATATAAATGGAAGTAATAACGGTCAATATTTCCCAATGACGCAGTTCAAAAAAATTGTTTTTAATGGTATCAATCGTTGGGTAATATTAGGTAGAGATAGTTCTGATAGAACTATTACTTCTACAGACGGAGTAAATTGGAGTGGAAATGCAGCATTACCAACATCTGCTGGCCAAACAGATTATAGATCTTTAGCTTATGGAGATGGTAAATGGGTCGCTATTAATAATGCTGGTGGCGGATTTTACTCTTCTCCTATGGGAGCTATTTCTCTAAATGGGATTAATTGGCAAGAATTCTCACTTCCAGGAAGTCTTTATATTAAAGATATACAATTTGCAAATGGAAGATTTATTGGGATACCATCATATGGCAATCAATATCTTACTTCTACAAATGGTAGCGGATGGTCTGTAGGAACTTTACCAGCTAATACAAGCTGGGCCGGAATTACTCATGATGGTAAAGAATGGACTATTATTCCAGACAATTATTCACAAACTTCTAGCGGTTTTAAGTCATCTAACGGAATTAATTGGTCTGGATTCGCATTAACAACAAACACTACACAACAAAGATATTGGAGTAATATAATTCATAATAGCGGAATTGAAACAACTATACTAATCGGAAGAGATTATATAAGAAGATTATCGGCCCCAAGTTTAGAATATAGAAAAGTAGTTTCTGGAATTACAATTCTTGGGTATGACCTAGACTCTTTTCATAATAATAGTGGTTTTGTATTTCCAGATTCTGGATTATATTCTAAACCATATATAGAAAGACTTAATACAGCTACTACGGGTAGTGGTCTTTGGCCAAAAAGTGGATACGTGACTCAAGATTGGGTTGCCCAAAATCCAGCATTATATAATTTATATCCAGGCTTAACAACCCAACAAATTACAGAGCAAGCTAATCAATCTATATTTGGATATCATTTAATAAATAATGATTTATATAAAATTAGTGACCATTTAAAACAAACAACTCCTATAAAAGATACTTGGTTTTATAAGTTATACAGTGGAATTTATACAACTGGGAATGGCGGTAAAACTTTTAATACCGGAACTTGGAATGGAATTATACCAAGTGGTACTCAATTATTTATTGAATACCTATCAACAAGTGAAAATCCATGTGGAACAACAAATGAATTTTTATTAGTGCATGATTATTATGGATCTAATTCGGTACAAGATGTTTATATTAAAATGATAATGATGTTACAAGAATATAATACAAAAAAAACTTTTTATAGTATCTCATTTAATTCTTTAAATGAAGCTTTTTGGAAAAATAAACTAAAATATAGAAAGTTTGAAAGAAATTCTTACATTGCAAAGATAAGAAAATTTTTGCCAGAAATTGTTAATTATACCGCGAATGACCGTAGAATTAAAAGTTTTCTTATAGGACAATATTTTGAAAATTATTTTACTGGAATTAAACCTGGTAATTATAATTATTATTCTATCGCTAATATTCCACCAAATTCTGGAGGATGCTTTAAATTATCAAATAATGATATTTATTGTAAATTGAGCGGTCAGGGTAGTGATATTTATATATCTGAGCCTATTTTAGGCAATGGTTATACAATTTTAGACCGCTGGACGACTATAAACGGAGGTCCACTTAAAGTTTGGAGCTATACATAAATATGAATACTGCATTAACCCCATTAACTCAAAAATTCAGCCCAACGAATCCTCAATGGTATGCAGCCCGAGTAGTTTTTTTAGATAAAACTCCTGAAACAGGTCTTAATATTGAAGAACTGTCTACAATAGTTCATCATGAACAAGGTTTTCGAACAAATATTGCAAATATTGATATTAATTTTTATCCATCTCGTTTAATAACAGTTGATATTACTAATGACGTTAGTCGTCCATATCCCACGACCTTGGTAAATAATAATGAAAATTCTAATCCTGATCCTTTAATTAAATATTTAAATAGTAAATTATCATTAATATCAGGATTCTATTATCCAATTAATAGAGAAAATCAAATAATTAATAGGGATAGCCTTGAGGTCTTCGCTAACACAATTAATTATGAATTAGAAAATAAAAAACTTTTTAATTCATTATCTGCTAATAATAAATGTGGCAGTTTTTATCATGATGTATATTATACAGCGAACCCATCCGGAACAAATCCGTGGTATGGCCCTCTAAAAAATACGCCTGTAAATTCTAATATAGAATTTTTAATGGATCCATCTATTAATAGATCAATTACATATCTTTTTATAGAATCTATTTACAATATAATAAATAATTTACCACAAAGATCTATTATTCCACATATTGCGGCGAAAAGTTGGAATTCATCAACTTTTAATAATTTAACTTCAAGTTTAAGATCTTCATTACTAAATGAATTTAATAATGACAAGAGTATTGTTCAAAAACCGTTAGAATTTATAATTTTTATTCATTTTCCATATGTCGAAGTAAAAACTAGAAAATATTTTGATGTAGAGGTTTTTGGTAATAGAGTTTTAAATATGAACCCATTAAAACCAAATACTACAAACATTCAAAACAAACCCGATTATAGGAGATTTTAAATATGATAAAAGCTGTAATTGAATTTATAAAAGCCATGCGATTTGCTTTCCCAAGTTGCGCTAAAAAAGCTGCGGCAGATAAATTAAATAGTTGTGGAGCTTTACCAACACCAGATGACATTGTTTTGGGTGGCTCTTGGAAAACTTCTCATTGGGGTCCGAATGGTGGTAGAGGATTTCATCAATCTTATACTAACCTTAAATCTGGCAAGAGTAATGAAAAATTTTTTCCTGGATCGGATAGTAATTACACTTGTCAAGAATTACAGTCAAAAATTGCAAATGGTATTGGTAATAGTATGATAGATAAAGCTACAGAAGAACTTAAACAAAGTGGTCCCGCGCGCACGGCTAAATGGTTAGCTGGTGCAGGGAGCGCTGCCGCCGTAGCTAGTGCGTTAACAGGTTGCGAATCGGGCGGACCAACCGACAGAGAACAAGAATTCTATGACGCTTTTGATGCTGCACAACTTGAGGGTGACATGGATCCAGTGGCAACTTTAGAAAGAGCTATGCGACAAGCTCAAAGAAATCAACAAAATGGTAGCGGTGGTTGTGGTTGTAATTATTCACTCGTAGAAGCGGGTGCTGGAGTCAATTATGGTGATAGTTGTAAACCGCCTAATAAATTTAAACCACCTGGTTATACTTATCCTGGGTATATGGAACTAAGAAAAAACTGTGGAGGCAATGACCCTTCAACTACATCTTCACGGAGTTTGGACATTCTTTTAGATTCATTGGAATAAACAAAATTAATAAAAAAATGAAACATCAACCTTATTTATCTTCTAATTTCTTACTATATTGTTCTGCAGAAAATTCTATTAAATTAAATTTTGGCGGAGAATACGAACTCGTTCCGTGGAAAATTTGGAAGAAAGATTCGAATAATGTTGAATCTGAAATTAATACCCCGAAATATGGCATTTATGGAGATATTCTCGTAGAGTGTAATCCACATATTTTAATTAAAGATAATAATCTTTATCTTGGCTATACAGCTGGTTTTAATCAAGGTTTAAATACACCTATTGTATATTGTTATATTAATATCCCTATAGATTCCAATTTAAATATTATTGGAGATATGAACATAATAACAAGATCGTTTAGCTCTTGCTTGATTCAAAATAAATTGTTTTCTATAGATCATAAACATGGTCATGATAAATTAATTGTTAACGATGAACTATTTAAATTACCTTTTGAATATAAATTTATTTATAGATTAACAAATGTTTTTGAACAAGAAGACAGGTTTATTATAACTGTTTCAGATTTGGATGGCGTTTATCGTTCATATTTAATTGATTTTAAAGGCAACTTTAAAGAAATTAAAAACTTAGCTGGAGATTCTATTTATAAATGTAGTATTTATAATAATAAGTTAGTTTACGCTGTTAAAGATTCTGAGGATAAAGAAGCAAGAAGAATTGTTGAAGAAACATTCTCTTCAAATTTAAATATTTTTTAAAAAAAACATAAATTTACGTGTAAATATTATTATCGATCTTTTAAAATTTAGGCCATTTCGGGGTGAATTCGGTGGAACTCTTTGCCGCTAACGCGGCAAAGACAATACCGAGCCAAGTTTCGTAGGAATACGAAAAAGGTGTAACGACTAGGAAGCGAGTCCAGAACGGACAGTAATCTTCCCACGAGCGCCCTGATTTACGTGCAAACGTAAACAAGATATAGTCTGAACTCTACGGTGACGTAGAGATGTGCGGGGTAAACTCCCGCACGATAACATAAGTTGCCCAGTTAGACCGGAAGTAGGCGCTCACCAAGAGAGAGCGCCGAATAGTGTCTGACAGGGGATGGTAAACTATGAGTCTTTCGACAAATAATTATAAAAAATTAGGGTTAAGTTTTGTTCCATCTGCATTTGATGGGGCTGGAATAGATACTAAGCCACACCCAAATTCGAGAATTCGTGACTATAAATTTGATGTAATAAATCTTGGAACTTTAAGAAACGTTATACCGACAGCAGTTCTAAGAAAAACTCTTTATAATGATATTCTTTTTAGTAGAAGAAAGCAAAACGCTTTTGAAAATATTATTATTAAAAATGATAATAAAATTTATGAAACTATTTCAGAACTTGCCTTAAATTTCTATGGAGATTATTCTTATTTCGCTCCATATAAAATCAGATTTGAAACTTTAAATAGCAATTTTTTTAAACCACTTTTAGAATCGAGAGAAACACATCTCAAAAGTATTGATAGAAATTTACCTTTCTCTAGAATTCAATTTCCCGCAAATCTATCAAACAATACATCTTTAACAGGAGCTAAACTTAATTATCAACCAATTACTATTCAAAACAATGTTATAACATCAGGCTATTATATTACCGGTTATAATAGCGGAATTAATTACGACAATAGAAATACATTCTTATATAAGAAATATGAAAATGTTTCAGGTTATTTACCATACCCAAATAGCGTAACTCTTTGGCAATATCCAGTTTTTCAATTAAATACTGTTATCGCTTTAGATTCGGTTTATACATATCCTGAAATGTATAAAGACATGAATGGATTATTAGTCGCATCATTAAAATCAACAAACGGAACAGAAAAAATTGTTTATGTTAGTCCTCACGGGGTGCAAAACAGATTTGTTAATACTATAGTTGATAATTTAGAGTTAAGACTTTCAAAAATTCAACCCAAAGTTGCTGGTAAACCACCAAAATATGAATATGTTCAAATTAATTCTGGGATTAGTGTTAATATTTTAGATATTGGTTCTGAATATTTACCTAGCGGTCAAAATATATTTGATTCTGGCATAAGTTTAAACCCAATAATAGATAATTTTAATTCGGGAATTAATAATAAATATAAATTATTAAACGTATTAAAACAAACAACCCCATTAAAAGACACGTGGTTCTATAAATTTTACAGTGGTTTATATATAAATAATAAAACTTTGGCGACGGGTACATGGGATGGGACAATACCATCTGGACATTCTATTACTTTAGAATATATCACGACTAAAGATGGCCGTATGGGCACAAATAACGAATTTAGATTCTTCTATAAAAATTACGGAGATAATTCATACATTGATCAAACAATAAGAAATACTTTTAAAAATCCTTTAACTACGGGAAGTGGAAATTTTATTATCTCAGAGCCAGTCTTAAAAAGAGGGTTCGGATTATCATATAATCTCAGAAAATCTATTGAATTATCAAATAATAATTTAAGAAAAGGAATTAATAATAGTTATTTGCAATTAAGAAAAAATTTACCTTCTGGTATAAAAATTTTCCCAGATAATTCTAAAACAAGAAGATTCCGTAACTTATATACTACGAATATTTATGATTATGAAACAGTAGAAAGTATTCCATCTGGGGTCTACGGATGTTTCAAATTAGCTAATAAACAAGTCATTTGTATTGACCCACCAAGGAATCAATAAATGCAAGCTGGTGGACCTCCAGATGGTTGCTGTAGAAGACTTCTAACCTTGTCATTTAAACAGTTAAATGAGGGGCCTTTAAATTATTATTTTGATGACCCAGAGCACTCAAGAGATAACGGTGACCCAAATGATCCTAAACCTGGTGACGGAGAACCTTTATCACAAGAAGATCAAGCAAAAATGAGGCAAGACTTTATAGATAATCCCGATCAATGGACTGAAAAACCAGGAAATCCTAATCGACAAACTTTTCAAAGAATGGCCACATTTTGTAATGGGAGCGGAAAAATAGAACATTTCGGTTCTTAACTAGTGTAATATAAAAATTATGAATACATTAATTAATATTATTGAATTCAGTTTGGCTAATAGTATTTTTTTATTAGGATTTTTAGGCCCTTTTATTTGTTGTAAAAGAAGAATTTACGTTGGTCCACCAGGTCCTGGTAGTGAATTTTGGGATGTAGCTAAAGGAGGTGGAAATCCTCCTTTATCATCACATGCGGCACAAACTGCAATTAATGATTTTAAAAATAATCCAGATAAATGGAGTGGTCCGGTTCCACCTGGTCAAAATCCAGGCGGTTCATTTTATAGAGAAGCTGAATTTTGCGGTAGTTATTTTAACGGTTGGTTATAATTTTTTAAATGTAAATTTATATTATGGCTTATTATACTCCTTCACCACCTTGCTGTCGTAGATCTATTTATTTAAATATACAACCTCCAAGCGATGATGAAAACGATCCTGGATATAGTGTCGCTAAAGACTCTAAAGGATCAGAAGATTCTAATGTTAGAGATCAAGACGTAGAGCGTATTGTTGATGACGCACAAAATAATCCTGATGAATGGACTGGAGTTGATAATCCAGATGGATCAATAACTTTAATAAAAGATGGTATTTTTTGTGGAGGTAGTCTTTCAAGAATTCCTGCCCCCTAACTCGTTATGACAATTCATCCTGGAAAACCCAAATGTTGCAAAAGAATCGTTGAAGTAACTTTTCCACCCAATCCAAATGATCCTGCTACAGTATATAATGGTGAAAACGTCACTCAAGATACGTTAGATAAAGTTCGAGATGATATGAAAAATAATCCAGACGAATGGAGGGTAACTGGCCCAGATTCAGAAGGAAATATGACAGCGACAAGGCCAGCAGAGTTTTGTGGAGACGAATTGAAAAAATTTTTAAACGATCCTCCTGGAAATCCAAATAATCTATCTGGAGATCCAGATTGGGATTATGCTTAAAATTTATTCAAAATTCTTAAGCTCATGCAGTTTACATCCTTGTGGGATATAAGCTGTTGTTCCATCTTCTGTTAAGAACCAATTCCATTTTTTTCTTTGGTCTTCTGGAATCTGTGCGCCATAACCCCACCCATCAGTTAAAATCCAAACAAATGGTTTTACTTTTTTATTGTTATAAATATAGTCTGTAATACAACGAAAACTTGTTCCTCCGCCGCCATCTAATTTTTGTTTTTTTAAATCTACTTCATATACTTCCGTATCAAAAGCAAAATATTTAACATCAAATTTTTCTGGGTCTAAACTTTTGGCCGCTTGGAAAAAGCGTTGAGCTAAACCCCAACAAGAACCACTAGTATCCATAAAAAACCATGTAGCAACTTTCTCACTTTCTGTTTTTCTTAATGTTTGTTCTATATCAGATGGAAGAAAAATATTAAAATTAAGATTATATAAACGACGATCTTTCATTATCCAGTGTGACTCCAAACCCTCATCTTTAGACATTTTCTTTTCAAAACGCCTTATAATACTTTCCCATTTCTTTTTATATTGAGTTGGTTTATTTTCAATTTTTTGAATTAACCCGCCCTTTATGTTACCTATAGATTTATCATCATTTTTACGTGAATTTTTCTGAGCATCTTCTGTTATATTTTTAAGACTTTCCGCGTCTTCTTCTGAAAGATTATTAATAATCTGTTGAACATGGTCTTCTGGAAAATCTCCAAGACCACTATGATCATTAATAAGTTGTTTGTTCTTTACAAATTTAGCGTCTTTTAATAGCCTATTATAATAATACTCAAAATTATTCCATGGGAGAATATTGGGATCATTATCAAATGAATTATCCATCCAATAATATTCAGTCTTTGGATCTATCTCTTTTCGATTAAATTTAAAATATTTTACAAGACTTTCATTGACAACAATATCCATTGCTTGATTTGCCAAGTTTGACATTTTTTTACCAGCACGTTTTCCGTGAGAATTTATTACGTGAAGACATTCATGGGCAATAATAAATTTTTTATTATGTTCTGATTGTTTGTCCCAAAACTTTTTATTGATTAAAAATTCAATGCAATTACCTTCTTTATTAAAGCCAACGCATGCAGTAGGAATATCATTACTATAAACAGGCTTAACCAAACGCCAAAATTGATAAAATACCCCATGATGCTCAAGAAGAGATTCCAAAATTTGTCGGTATTCTTCATATGTAAGGTGCTTGTTCACAAGAATTCTCTTTCCGAGGCTTGCTTAAGCTCTTCGGCATCTTGATAATGACCAGCATTAGCTAAAATTGGTGGAGCATAAATAATCCAATGCTCGCCTTCGTCTTTCATTTTATTATGAAAGACTCTCAAAATAGCGCCGAACTGAATTGAATCTTCTTCTGTTTTTAGTGATTCTAAAATAGATTCTACCCCACGGGTGGCAATTTCAGAAGGCTCGGAGTCAATACTCGCTTTTATATTTTTTGACCAATCGACACCTTCTACTGTCCATGTTACTATCATATAGCCAATATGATAGAACTATTTTTTTAACTAGTCAATAAAATTTACCAACTTTTGCAAGCCCAATATCTAGCTTTCCATTTTGGACCAGGACTCGAACAATTATGTCGGGCTCGAAAACTTTTTCTGCGCTCAGGAATATTCTTTTTAATTTTCATATTCGGGTCACCGAATCTTACGATTACAACATTACCGCTTTGATTTTTAGTATATACGGCAAATTTTTTAGGACCACCTGGAGTTCTGAATGGTTTATTTAAAGTGACTTTTCGACCTTGGTATTCAGCGCCTTGAGCTTTTTTCCAAGCTTCTGAAGATGGGCGATCTTTATCCCCAGGTTTTGCTGGCTTATAATTTTTGCCTTCTCTTTTCTTTTTACGTCTAATATTTTCCCAAAGACCAGGTCTTTCTTTTGCAATGTCTATTTCTACAACATCATTTTCATCAAATACTACTTCTTCTGCAGAAACATATTCAGATTCTTCTGGAATATAAAGATTATCTACAGTAAGATCTTCTGCAGCAGCGTCTACTTCTGATTCTTCTGATTCCTCTCCATTTTCATCTACAAACATTACATAATTATGAATTGTTAACATGTAATCTTCAGTAATAGCAATTTTTCCCTGTAACCAAGATTCGGTTAAATTATTTTTAACCATCGGATCATTTAAAGAATCTAGAATATTTTCTGCATGTTTTTTAATAGAATTTAAAGACCCTACAGACATATTGAAAAAATCTTGCTTATACTCTTCTAAACTTTCTGCCGCTTCAATGCTCGCATTAGCTTTCTTAAACTGTGAATAACAAACTGCGGCGCGTTGCTTTTGATCAGGAAAATCTTTATTCATAGTTTCATCGCCCATACAACGAGAAACAAAATCTCCCTGTTTTTCTGATTTTTTAGGATTTGGAATCGGCATATATATAATTTACATTAATTATAAAAATTAAGCCACCCTTAAATAAGTGTAAAATAAGTTATGTACGGTAGAATAATACATCCAGATCAAAAACTAATTATAAATGGCCAAGAGCTTTCTGGAGTTACTAGTTTTAATGGAAATATCGACATTCCGTATGAGAATGTGGATTTATTAGGAAATAACTTTGGCGCAACAGTTCAAGGAGAATTAACTAGAAATATAAATTTTAGTAGATTTTTAATTAATGCCGATCCTTTAAAATCTTTAACTGGAGATGCTCCCTGTAATGGATTTGTAAATTATAAAAATCAATCTTTTGGCTTTCAAAGCGGTTATTTAGTAAATTATAATGCTAGCTGTTCTGTTGGTGATATTGCTAATATAGATACGGAATTTGTTGTATATGGTAATATTGGGGGTAATATAACAACCCCGATTACTCCCTCCATTAATTCAGATAAAATTTATGTGGCTAATTTTGGTAATATTTTTGTATCCGCAAATCAAGGCACTACTAATCGTATTACCTCATTTGAATATAATGTATCATGTGAAAGAGTTCCAATATTCGTACTTGGAAGTTTTGATCCCGCCGATGTTTTCCTTAAAAAACCAATTTCTATTGATTTTAATTTAACTTTAGAAATAGATGATTACGAATCGCCCGATATACAAACACTACTTTGTTCTCCCGATATTCAGAATATAACTATAGATCTTAAAAATTGTGATAATTCTCAAATTATAGAAAGTTTCTATGCTCCAAACGCTAGACTTGTTTCAACTAATTATAACGGAGATGTGGAAAATTCTACCACAATGGAGCTGACCTTTCGTTCATTTTTAATGTAAATTATATTAATATGTCCCTTATTAATTATACAAATGTTTCTGTAAATGTTGGCGGATCTAATCTATACGCCAATAGCGCTAGTTATTCTTTCCAAGTTCCTATGGAGGGCGTCAGAGTCCTAGGTCAGAAAAATGCTATTGCTACCATTCCAAATGGGGCGGTAGAAGGAACTATTAATATTGATTATATTATTTCGGCTGGCGACCCCGGTTTTAGTATTTTTTCAGCAATTGTCGCTAATCCAGGAGTTTATCAGGGAACTAGTGTTTCTATTGGAGGTCAATCTTTTGCAAAAGCTTATTTAACAAGCCATACGCTATCAGCAGAAGCAAATGCAATTGTAAATGGATCTTTATCATTTACTGTTTTTGGTCCTGGTGGTGGCCCTATGAGTCAAGGCGGAGGGGGAACTGTACAAGACGCCCCAATTGGACATGGATCTGCTTCTGCCGCAATTTCTAATGCTATTGGTTTTGAATATAATGCATCTATAGAATGGGAACCTATTTATATTCTAGGTTCTCAAACGGCTTTAGGGATTACTTTTAGAAGCGCAAGACAATCAATTACCGCTCGTGGTTTAAATGCTGGTCGTGCTGTAACTCAATGCCCTGGTTCTGACAATGTGACTGTAAGCGTGGGCGCTATTTGTGGTGGCGGCGGCGGTGTTAATACGAGTATTCAAAATGGTAAGCTTACAAGTTCTGAGTCTACTGTAAGTGCCGGTGGGTATGTAGAAGGTTCTTTTGAAATTGTTAAAGAATACTAATTATTTTAAGTCTCTCATATTCTTATATATTTTACAGTCTTGCTTAACTATCTCATCTGCAAAGATAGCATCTGTTCCTTTTAAACGCCCTTTAACAATTACAATATCTTCCTCTTCTGGGAATGCGCCACCATTCTTATCTTTACAATCTTCAAACAGTCCAAAGCGACCATCAAAAAGAAGAACTGAAATTTTACCGGTATCATCGGCCACATTCGCTTTAAAAAATTTATTACCATTTCTAGATTTAGATTGTCTTGGTGGTTCAACAATTTCCCCAATTAACAATACTCTATCATTATCTTCTTTAGTTTCAAAAGCGTCTTTAATAGTAATAAAATTATGGTTACCTTGTTTAAAGATCTCAGTGAGGTTTTGACTATAACTAAAACCCAGACAATTCTTTTCATAAAAATAATTTGTAAGTGCCTCGTTTCGACTATTTAACTCATAAATTTGTTTATAAGACGCATACTTTTTCTTAAACGTCTCAAAACGAGATTCTTTAATTTGCTTTTTATCTACAAGCAATTGAATAATACTAAGAATATTTTTATTTTCGCCTTCATCGTGCAAACCCTTCACAAGACGTTTTTCTTTATCGGTTAAGAGATTAAAGGCTTGAACCTGTAAAACAAGATGTGGGCGTGACGAACCAAGATCGTCAAGCGCTCCAGCTTGAATAAGGGATGAAACAATACCAATGTTTAATCCGGCCTGTTTTGCAGCTAAGAAACAATCAATCTTATTATCATATTCTCCACGGAATTTAATAAGTTTTTCAATTGAGCTATCTGAAACGCCTTTAATTGCGCTTAAACCATATCTAATATTTTTGCCCTCGACTGTAAATCCTATGTCCGACTTCAATAAGCTTGGCGGAAGCAATTTTATATTAAAATAAGGCAGTTCCCTCTCGATCTGTCTGATTTCGTCCATAGGATCAGGAAGCTTTTGAATAGCGTTAAGACATGCCGTAAAAAATTCCAAAGGATACTTATATTTGAGATAAACAGTTAAAGCTCCCAGATAGGCAACACAGTAAGAATGCGATTTATTAAAACTGTAGTCAGCGGAATCCAACATGACTTTCCAAATAGCTTCCGCAACCTGTTCTCCAAACCCATTCTTTTCACAGATCTCGAAAACTTTATCTTTCCACTTGGGCATTTCGTCCCGTTTCTTTTTACCAATAATACGACGAATATATTCAGACTCGTCAGCAGTAAAACCAACCGTAACAAGAGCTTGAATTAATTGTTCTTGATAAAGAGGAAGATTACGCGTTTCCGCAAATACTGGGGCGAGTTTTTCATGTGGAGCTTCTCCACTAAAATTAATGTAATCTTTTTCGTAAGCAAGGGCTCCAGGTCGGGCTATAGCATTTACGTCACTCAAATGTGCAATATTTGCTGGACGAATGTTTTTGCAAACACGATAAGCACAATCAGCACTAATTTGATAGAGTCCATATGGAAGCAAGTCCTCACGTTGAAGATGAGTATAAACTTCTGGATTATCATCAAGATTAATATCTTCAAATTTTTCTGAAATTAATTCAAAGACATTTTTAATAATCTCATTACTAATAAGACCAAGAAGATCAAGTTTGATACCAAACTTCGCCGCAGTATTCATTTCATAAGAAATGGTTAACTCACCTTCTTTATTCATCTCGACAGGAGCAAACTTGTCAAGAGGGTAATATGAAAGAAAATATCCGCTTGCATGAGTAGATTTCCCACGAATTAATCCGCGCAATTTTAAAGCTACTTGGTAAGTTTCTGCGTAACGATCAGCCCAATCACGAAACTTCTCGCTATTCTTATAAGAATCTTCAATATCTTCAACAACTCCGAAATGCTTGCCAATAGTATCTGCTAAATGACTGGCATCTTCTTCCGAGGCCTCATTCATGATTTTAAAAACATCTTTAACCAGAATTTTTCCAGAAAAAGTAGAAACAGAAGAAATTTTGCAAACTTTATTCGGGTAGCATTTTTTAAGCCACTCAATAATCTCATCACGAACTCCACCCAAGTTAATATCAACATCTGGAGCAAGATCTCCTTGAATATAAGTGACTCCGTCAATGACTTCTTTTTTAGCACGAGTTTTAGAAATAAAACGAGTAAAGAAAAGATTCTTATCGATTGGGTCAACACCAGTAACGCCAATCAAATAGAAAATAAGACTACCCGCCGCTGAACCACGACCCCAGTCAATAAAAGCCCCAAGCTGACGAGCTTTGTTTATAACACGCCAAACAAGAAGAAAGTAATCAATAAAACCTAAATCTTTGACAATGTCAAATTCTTCTTTGATACGATCAAGATAGATTTTCTTTTTATGCTCTGGGATCTTATCACGAAACTTTTTCCATCCTTCATTTACTAATTGTTGAAGGAATTGTTCGTTTGTTTCTGCTTTTTCAGCCAATAAACCTTTCTCTTCTTTTGTAAAAGAAATATTTGGCAACCTCACAAGGTTGACATTTTTCATCTCAATATTTTTAAATTGTTCTAAAAATTTCATATTTCAATTGTCAAAATTTGTTTCTTAAAAATTTCAAGACACTTTTCGTTATCATAAACAGCATCGTGAGCTTTTAAATCATTATATTCGATATCATAAAGACCACATAGATGTTTAACAGAAGTCTTTACCCCTTTCTTGACATAATGATACATTTGATATTGCCAAGCTGTTCTATTTTCTGGAACAGATTTCAGTCCCATATATATACCTTTTTGAATACATTGTATATCTAAAACACGATCAAGATATGAAAAGTCTGATTTCAATCCTAAAATTCTGCGTAACGTATTTATAACATAAATGTCAAACCCGAAAAGATTTGCGCCAACTATTAGATAATCTGGATTGTAAAGATAGCTTTCAAAAAGTTGGAGAACTTCTTTTGGGTCTTCAGATTTTTCTTTCCAATTATTATAATCGAATCTTGTAATTCTAGCCGCATCAGCAGAAACATTCAAATCTTTCCAATAAAGCATGTGATCTTCATTTTTAACAATTTTATGATCATCATAAACTAGCCAAGAAAGTTGCCAAGGCCTAGTTAAAGCTAATGCTAAAGATTCGGTTTCCGTATCAAAAACAATATATTTTTGCTTTTTATTAAAACGTAGAAGATTACTATGCATTTTCTTTCAGTGCCTCCATACAAAATTCTTGGCTTCCAAAATGACGTAGCTCTGGTTTTTGGAATGTTGTCCGATTCAAAATACAGCGATACGTCATATAAGATTTAAAATCTTTTCTCTCACGATAATAAATTGTTTTAGACAAAACGATTTCATGATCTTTAATTGTTTCTTTAATATGACTACTTAAAAGATCGTCAAATGGTAAGCCATTATTCTCAATAAAATAAACAGGATCAGTGAAATCTAATTCTGGAACGCATTGACGACCATATAAAAGATTATAATAAATATATGAATCATAAAATGGTACCGCAAACAAAAGATTTTTACTCCAATTTTCTTTTAAAGTTTTAAAATCAAGACGAGGTTTTCCATTATAAATTCCTTTTGTAGTAGAAATATTATGCAATTTAATTAAATCTGTAAACGAATTTTTAAGAGCAAAAATAATAAATTTGCTTTCTGTAAGTTCAGACTCTGGAGTTTTATTTTCAATATCTTGACAAACGTTTACTCGATATCCAAAACGTAGATTTAAACCTGCTTTTTTTGAATTTTCATAAGCTTCTACCATTCCAGTTAAGGTGTTATCAACAATAAAAACATCTTCAATACCATAGTCTTTACAAATATCAAATACAGAGTCGGGTTGGTTTAAAGCACGATTCTCTATAGGAGAATATGGCTCTAGAGTAAGAACCGAACTCAACGAGTAGTTTGATCTAAAGATTGGTAGCATTGAACCTAATATTAACAATACTTTTTTTAAAAGTCAAAGTCATTATTTGATTGAGTTTGCTTCCAAGCTGGACATCCTTCATATTTTCTTACTTCAATACGATATTCGGGTTTTAAATCTTTTTCTTTAAACTCTTCATTTGCAAAAATTGATTTAATAGTTTTACCATCTTTATCTATAAGAACCTTATATTCAATTGGATCTAAGTATGGACAACGCCATCCAGATTTTGTTTTGCACATCCATTTACGACTAAATTCGCTAGAAGCAAAATTTGATCGAGCCTTTTTTTCATCAAAGTTTTTTAAATATTCACTAATATATTCAAGGTAATGCTCAAAACCAATTAACTCCTCTTCATTGAAATGCGGGCACTCTCTTTCTGGATCATCGGGATATCTTAAAAATAAGAATCTAACTAAAATATCTTTTTGTTTTTTGTATTTTTTACGAAGAGCTAGAGAGTACATCATTCCTTGTAGGTTACTTTCTAATTCGTCTCCTTTAAAAGCCTTCTTACTAGATTTAAAATCTCGAATAATCATTTGATTTTTATCTTTAAAGATTCGGTCAACAAATCCACCAATTCTATACTTGGGTTCCTCACTGGTAATATCGAACTCCCATTCCGAACCAATAAGTTTATAATCTCCAATAAAATCAAATTTTAAACCAACTAAAATCATCTCATCTATACATTTAAGATTAGTTATTTCTTGCCCACTCTTTTTAAGTGGTGCGACCATTTCATCTAAATCGAGCCCTTCGCGCTTAGCGGCCTTTATAATTAATTTAAAAACTGCTGGAGACTTTAGGCACGTTTTATTTTTTACAATTTTTTTAACGTAATGCTCGTGCCGAGGATTAGCCAACACTTCGAAGATTAAATGCGCTACAGTGCCACGCATTGCTCCGGAATTATTCTTTTGTGGCAATTTAAGATTATAATTGCAATAATACATCCAAGAGCATGATTGTAATGTCTTGATTCTACTGGCTGAAAGTTTTACTAGTTCACTCATAATGGATATGTTGGATCGACTTGATGGCAAGAAATTCCATAAAATTTAAAAATATCTACTGATTTTGTATCTCTATTATAGATATCTTTAAAAATAACATGCTTAATTCCATAAGCAGCAATATTAGTAGCGCATGCGGAACATGGTAGAAGAGTACAGGCCAAAAGTTTGCCTTCGCCCATTTTAATTCTAGCAAGGCAGTTACTTTCCGCATGAATCATATATGGTCGTCTTGCGTCACGATCACTCCAAAATTCCCGTGTTACATTGACTCCAGCAGCAAGGCCGTTATAGGCGACAGCCAGAACTTCGTTATGATGCCCTAAAACACAAGCTCCTACTTGTTGATATGGATCCTCTGAACGCTGCATCGCAATAGCAGCTAAATTCATTGCATGTTGTTCCCAAGTACTTCTCATAAGTTAGAATACCATTCTTTATTTTCTTCTATAGTTTGATCTCCAAAATCATTTTTAAATGGATGGCAAATATGAATTTGGGCGGGGTCAAAAAATCCGTCTATGAGTGTTGAGCGTATTTTCATAGCCGCTTTTTGCCCCGCCCTGTTTTCATCATTGTTGGTCGCAATGACTATTTGGTCGGGATCAAGGCGAATAATCGCTTTTAACAAGCCTCCACCAGCTTCAGTCCCGAAAGTTATACCGGTATTTTTAATTCCACTTTCCCAAAGAGAAAGCATATCTCCGATACTTTCAACAAGAATTAACTGTTTCGATTCTCTAATAAATTTATAATTAAATATAAATGGATACGCCCATTCGTTTTTGCGGCCAATATGTTTCCATTTAATTTTTGATTTACCCGTTACATCACGGCCAGAAAATCCTTGAATTTTTTTGCGAGCATCAAAAATTGGAAATACATATCTTTGATACATTTTACCCACTTCACAAATACCCCCCTCAAAAACTTTTAATGTTTCATCGCTAATCCCGCGACGATTCCAATATGATCCATCTTGTTTTAAATCTACAATATCTTCCCGTGAATAATATTTAACACTTCTGTTAAAAGGGTCTTCTACATCATTATTAAATCCTGTATAATACTTTGCTTTATCTTCAAGAATTTGTTCTACTTGCTTCAGGTCTTTTAATTTAAGGGTTAGTTTAAGAAACTCTTCCAAAGAAAAAGAGTGTCCCGTGACAAAATCTTTGACAATATTCGTCTGCAGATAAATAGCTACAGATCCAGGGTCATCACCACCACGATAGCGAGCAGTACAAGTAAGATAACTACCATAGCACCTAGGATTACACCCAGCATCTTTTAAAAGTTCTAAAAGTCTCATATGATTTCTTCTTGATCCTGATTATTTTCGCGGTCAAATATATTCACATTAACACCATTTTGGTGGTTTACAATATCTTGTAAAGTACCTTTTTCTTCTACATTAAAATTATCCACATTAAATGAAATAAAATTTTTACGATATACTGGACGATTGTTCTCAATTACCCTCACAAGATCATTGTGACCATGAGCATGCTGACCTTGATATCGGGATGCAAGTTCAATCATTTTATGCGTTCCAAATTGAGCGCCATCTTCCGCTTGTTCTTCAAGAGTTTTACGTCTAAAAATCCCAACATAAGCAGCAAACCATTGAAGACGATCTGATTGGGCAATAGCACTAGAATCGTCAGCCCCATTTTCGGCACTACGATTCAATTGGCAAGCAGTAAGAATCGGAATATTCATACGAACAGAAAGCTCTTTAAGACGATCTACTTTATCACCGATAAGTTGATATTCCTGTTTACCTTTTTCTATTTCACCTGTTAGTTTAATATAATCATAAACAACAATAGCAGGATTGCCACGCCCGACTTGGCCAAGATACCAACGCTGAATAATTGATTCAATTTCTGCGATGGGCTTCCCTGCTACTTGCAAGTGCTTTACTTTACCCTGTGCTTTCGCAAGCTCTGATTTTTTACTATTCCATTTTGCCAGAAGCTCTTTATTGTTTCTGAATTGCCCTGTTTCAAGCCACCACATTGGAATACCAGTAATGCTACTAGCAATACGAAAACGAATTACATTTGTTTGCATTTCGGTATCCAGAATAAGAGCCTGCATATTCGGGTTAACTAAGGTTGCTTTGGAACATATATCACTAAGAATCGTTGATTTACCATGTTTGGGACGACTCACCCATGCATAAAGCTCTCCAGGCCTTAGTCCGCCATACATTTTATTAAAAAGCTTATATGGAGTGAGATACCCGGTTTCAGTGATAGGGTTATTAGCTCTTTCCTCAACCATTTTTTCGATATCTTGGAAAAGATCTTCTGGATTAGATTCTAAATCATAGGCAGTAATTTTGTCATTATACATTTTATCTGCGAATGAGATAATTTCATCTGGAGATTTGTCTCCAGAATTTTCCATTGACTCTGCAATTAAAGATGCGGTTTCCGCGATTTCACGACGAATAGTAATTGTTTTTAAATTTTTACAAGCATCAATAAGAGACTTTTGGCTAATTTTAAGAAAGGCTAGGCTCTCTATATAATCAAAAACATTAAAATCTTGTTTAAAATTAATACCAAGGTTTTTAATTTTTTCTCCGATTATTACTGGATCAAGCGGTTGACCCTTCATGATCTGACCTTTTACAACACTAAATATCGTTTTATGCCCATTCGAAAAATCATTCTCATTAATGAAATGAGAAACTTCAAAATATACTTGAGGGTATTTTAGAAAACCAGCAAGAACATGTTTTTCTATTTGTACGCTACGAATAGAATTCATATTAAATTTTATTTTTAATTACCGCATTAAATGCTTTTTCAGCAAATTCTCTCATATTTTCTTGCTTATTCTCATCAGTAAAAGTTGGCCAAACTATTTTATAATCCGCACTATTTTGAATGATAGAATCATTGATTGACTCATCCATATTAGCAGGAGGGACTATTTCACCATTAATTGCGATTCTTTGCAAGTGAATAAGTATGTTATTTGGTTTTGCTTTTAACCAGCTAACTTCATCTTGTTCGTATTGCTGATAACGCACATCTGGGATAATACAAATATCTGGTTGAAATTTTTTTACCCTCTCATCTAAAAGATTTGTCCAATATTTTCCTTCTGTTTGTTGGCGTTTGACTTTGCCATACCAAACTAGGAATTCACGAAAGGTAGCTTTTTCTTCGTTATTATCTGTAAAAACATTCAATCCAAGATATTGTTTAATAAAATCTTTACAGTCTTCTTTAAGAGGTTGCGCTAAAGACGTTCTATAAATTGTTTTACCTTTATAAGATCGGATTAAATTTTCGATTTCTAGTGCAAGACTGTCTTTTCCAGACCTCGCTACACCGGCTATACCAATATATAATACGCTCATACATATATGATAGCCTAACTTATTTTGATATTCAAGCTATTTTTTATCAAAATTTTTAGCTACTAAATCTCTATCTTTTATTACAATATTTTTTATAGAAAAATTTTTTATTTTTTTAAATTCTTTAAGAAGTTCTGGAAATTCTGTCCAGGGAATTACCCCTTCTGAATTTGGATTATAAATATTATTTACTAAATATTGAACAATCGTATTTTCTTCTAAAGTTAAAAATCCATGAGCATAATTTTGAGGCACGTATAGTTCATCTCCAGGTTTCATTGCAAACATTTCTATTTTTAGGTAGGTTTCGGATGTAGGGTCAAGATCAGTTACGAAATCAAGAATTGACCCATTAACGACTTTTATAAATTTTGATTGTTGGTAAGGGTTCTTTTGAAAATGCAACCCTCTCAAAGTAAATGGTTTTAAATTTACAGATATATTAGATTGCGACCATGTTAAATGCGATGTTAACGACAATGGCACAAAAACCCCACGATCATCGTAAAAAGCTTTGTTATTCGTAAATAATGGTCTGTTTAAATATCCCATATTAAATCTCTATATCAAATTTTTCTTTTATCCATTCTGGAGATAGTAAATGAATTTCATTTTCAAATATTTCGATAATCTTAAATCCATTCAGTTCAAGCCAAGAATATTTTTGCAAGTCTCTTTTTACACTATTTTTAAATCCAGTTTTTGTTCTGTGAAAGTGTTTTACAAATTTATCATGTTGCATTCCATGGGTCTCTATAGCAATTTTTTTAGTAAAATTAATAAGGTCACACCTCATCCTCGTTCCAAAAACAGGGAACTCTTCTACTACAACGTGTGTGCCCCAATAGGATTCTGTAAATTTTTTTACATTAAATTGAACCTTACTTTTACAGGGCTTGTCCCAATCAATAAGATATTTGTTAATATTTTTATTTACCTCTTTGCCAAAAATATTTTTAAATTTCATTTTTTCCAAATGCTATACATGTTCTTGTTTATTTCATAATCCATATACTCTACCGATTTATTCGGGAAAGTTAGATAATAACCAAACATTTGATCAATTAAAGATTCTAAATTCGTTTCATCTTTAAAATTTAATAATTTTTTTGCTTTACTATGATCACAATAAGCGTGAACAACTTCTCGACGTTTTTCTAAAAAAATTAATTTAGAATTTATCAAACCCCAATTTTCGCCAACTTTCAAAACTAGCTCTGCCGCTTCTTTAATTGTAATAGCATTATCAGATCCTATATTAAATACTTCTCCATCAAAATTTTCTAACAGTTTTTCAATAGGCTCGCAAATAAATTTACAATCTGAAAAAGCACGAGTTTGAAGACCATCTCCAAAAATAGTAATATCTTCACCTTTTGCACATTGTCTTACCCATATAGCGATAGCATTTCGATATTTATCCCAATAATTCTGATAAATAGAAACAACATTATGAGGAAGAACTGTAGAATATCTTAATCCAAAATGATCACTAGCCTCTTTTAAATCCATCTCTACAGCTAATTTTGCTATACCATAGCAATCTTTTGGTTGCCTTAGATCAGTTTCTTTAAAAGGTGGCGATCCTTCTCCATAAGTAGCAAAACTTGAAAAATTGATTAATTTTTTAACTTCGTTATTTATACATGCATTTATTATATTCACCGAACCAATTAAATTGTTTGTATAATTATAATTACGAATAAAAGGGCTTAAAATTTCTGCGGCATATGCTGCACAATGTATTACATAATCATATTTATCTTTTTCAAAAATACTATTGATTTGTTTTTGATCGCAAATATCAATCTCATAAAAATGAACTGGATCATCTACATTTTCTATAAACCCCCCGCTAAGATTATCAATTCCATATACTATATAACCTCTTGATAAAAAGTATCTTGCCAAGATACTTCCAATCATTCCTGCTATGCCTGTAATTAAAATTTTTTTCATTTTTTCTCTAAAATTGTTAAACCGTTGTTATTTATAAACCTTTCTTTAAGAAGCCAATCTTTATTTTTAACTAAAAATTCTTCTACCGCTTTCCATAAACCACCACCTTGAAAAGGTTGTTCCCAAGCATGTACATGATGGAATGTCTCATCCTGATATTCATAATTTGTTGTGTCATGTAAAACAATATATTTATTAACATTTTTTGAATGCAATTTTAATTCTAGCGACAATTGATCATACGTATGCCACGTATCAATAAATAATAAATCTGTATTATCAAGGATAATTTTTGTACTATCTCCTTCTATAAATTTAAAATCAATACCAGCTTCATTAGCTGCCTCAACGACTTCTTCAAGATTTCCACCAAAAAAAATTGGATGTTTAAGATCATAACTTATTAATTTTTCAGGCTTTGAAGCTAGAAAAGCCCAGGTAGAACAAATCCCCCTAACTCCGAGTTCGGTAATAGTTTTACATTCGGCTCCATATTTTAAAAGCGTGTCAAAATGTTCATTAATATCAGACGGAGTTGATTTTAGTTCTTCGTATTTTGATAATATTTTTTGCATATTAAATAATATATTCGTTATTAACTTTTTTCCAATCAATTAATGGGGATAGTAAATGACTCATACAATGAGTAGAATATGCTTTAATTGGTGACCATAATCTAATATTTTTTTGTATTAAATGCCTAAAAAATCCCCGATCATTTAAATTAAATTTTTTAGCATCATCTTTTATTTCTTCCCAGGTCTCTCGTTTACATGCCCATGTACAAGTAGTACTTTCCGCTGTTCTCCAGTAGCAGGAATTGGTTAAGGCAATAGATTCACAATTTTTTGTAATATCATCACTCACTGTATACCTATCTAAATGATCATATAGAGTAATTAAACCAAACTTATTTAAACCTTCTTCTAAAATAGAATTTGAATTCGGCCTATGCAAAAAATCATCTTCTACAAAATAATAATCGCCTTCTTTTATATTATCTGCATAATTTAAACAAAAATCTAGGCTCGCAGCGTTTGATTTATAATTAATATTAATAAATCTTTCAATTTTATCTTTTGATTTAATTAAATAAGTTAATTCATCATCTTCTCCATCTTGAATACAGTATATTTTATACTCATCTTTAATTACAAAATTTTGGTACAGGGACTCAAAACAATTAATTTTAGAAAACCAATATGGTCGATTATGCCTTTCACTACACGGTGTATTACAAAATCGATAAATAATATTTATCATTTTAATAATTAAACCTATGAAATCCAAAAGTTTTTGTTATATCTCTAGTTGGATTAAATTCATTCGGGGATTCTACAGCAAACTTTGCAGCAACTTCTACTGGAGCGATATACATATCATTATCATAAATATCTTGTCTTTCGTAAAGAGATATTATACAATCTTCTGGTTTCTCTGGGTATTTATTTGCATAGTTTTTTGTAAAATTGCAAAGACGTTTACTCCTAAAAGAAAAACCACCATTTCCAACTCTATAATTATGTAAATCATAATTGGGTAATTTGGGAACATTTGTTTTAAACCCAGTGCCATGATAATCAGTGCCTTGGGATAAATTTACCAAAAGGTGGTTGACTAAATAGATTGGCCATGGAGCTCCAATGTAATCATATTCAAAAAATTCATCCGTCCAATTTTCTGAGTTAGACACAAACCCGTCGTCTTGTGTTAAAAGAACGTATGTTGTATCAAAATAATTTGTTAAATCTTTGAGAATAAACTCATTATAATCATTCCATGACATTTTATTAATATGGCTGACTTGAATTTTATTATTAGAGTCAAGATTTCTATCTGGAGTAATTAGTACTATTTTTTCATATTCTATATTTAAAGTAGAGGCTTCAATAGACTTTAATGCAGATTCGGTTTTACCAACTCCATCTACACATACTAACGTTGTATTTTTAAGTTTTTTCATGTTTTATGTTCTGTAATTTTATTGCCAAAATATTTTTCTTGTAATTCTTTTTTTCTTTTATGTCGTAACATATTGGCATTATCAACATCTTTTGCTGAGATTTCGCCATACCTTGCGTGCTCTACGGCAGTAAAAGTAATTTGATTTGCTTCTAGCAAATTTATATATTCTTGAGAATTAATAATTTCGTCAAAATTATTTATTTGTAATGAAAGTTCATCATAACAATTTTCCCAGTTTCTAAAACACTCGTCTGACATATTCTTCTTTATAAAAAGAATAGAAAGATAATCAAACGCGTACGATTCGTCTACACTAATTTTAACCATAAATTAAATCTAAATATTTTTCTGTCCAAAATGGATATATCTCTCCATTAATAGCTTTTAAAATGTTTTCATAGTTGAATAAAGGAACTAAGTCTGACTTTCCATCTTGATGAAGATGAACATTTTGTGGATATAACCAGTTCATATCTGGAACTCTTATATCTTTTAAGACTGGGAGTACTATATCTGATGGGTTAATAGGTATGTTTAAAATAATAATAGATTTAATATCAAAACATGCGGCTAAATTCATAAACCCACTATTTAAACCGATAAAATACTCACATTTAGATAACTCTTTAATAGACAAGGACATAGTTTGCCCGCAATAATCTATGCAGTTCGTTAAACCAACTGATTGCCCACCAAATTCAACAAATTGATATTCTGGATGTTCATTAATAAATTTTTGGATAATATCAATATTTTGTTTGTATATTTGCCTTGGAAAAGAATTAAACTTGGATAGTTCCATTGCGCTTGCCCCTACCGATAAATGTAACCCAATTCGATTTTTAATTTTTTCTTCTCCGGTTTCTAAAAATGATTTTGGTTTATTTAAAACCGGTAAGTTAAAAAACTTTCTCATTTTTTGAATTAAATGCCCAGAGCCTAAATTATAATCTTCTAGAACTTCTGTTCTATATTGTTCCGGACAACTTTCGTCATAAAAATTTGTTTTTATAAATTTATTAAATTGCGATATTTGAAAAAATTTGTCTGAATAACTTTTTATATGGATATTACTTCTTTTAGATTCTGTTTCAAATAGTAATTGATTAATAACTACGCTATCCCCAATACCGTTATTAAAGGTAATTGCATACCGTTCTTTTTGGTCTAAAAAAGAATCGGAACGTTCTAAAGTTTTTTTGCTTGAAACTTTATCTTTATAATAGTTTATAATTAAATCTGTATAATCTATTTTCATTTAGCAAATGCAGCTTTAAATTTATTGAATAAATAATTACATATTTTATTATTTTCTTCTAAAAATGTTCTAAGTTGATCCATTCCTTGAATTTTATCAGGGCAATTTTCTTTGACATCTTCTTTAATATCCTTGATTAAACCTTCGTCAAAAGCAATCCATGCTCCAGATTTTTTTGCAAAACCCCATTGGATAAGCATATCAGCAATTTCATATTCTGTCCAAATGCTTTTACCGTCACTTCTTCCATGCTTAATTGGATAGGTAACTTCTACACCATCTTTTTCGTTTGTTGTTTTTCTAAGTAGAATCTTCGACCAATGGCCAATAATTTTTCCATCTTCAATAATTTGATCTGATTTATATCTTGGCTGGAATTCAAAAATCCAATCAGCATAATGTTGTAATGCGTTACCGCCAGAGCTATTGGTTAATTTTGGATCTCCTTTAGCGTATGGATTAATTTGAACGTTAGAACGAACTTGCGAAATAAGACCGCAAATATGTCCAAAGGTAGATAACGGCAACATTATTCTCCGGAGAAAATTTGAAGTAAGTACAGCCCCAGCTGCAACTTTAGCGCTATCGTCAAAACCTTTACTTAAGTCATTTTTAGAAATGAGTGCATCCATACTATCAATGAGAAAGTAGTATCGAGTATTTTCTGGATTATTTTGAATCAACTCTAGAATAAGCGTGGCAATATTTTCGTAAACATTCGAGCGCAAAACAAAACATTTTCCATTATCCCACTCTTCTGGCTTATCAACAAAATCTACTCCAGAAATTTTTTTGACGTTTGAATTTAAACGCCCCTCGGCTTTAACTAAGAAGCCTTTAGAGTTTGGGACGGTTTTAAGAAAATTCTTCATTATAAGAAGCGCGGCGCTTGTTTTTCCGCCACCGCTTACTCCGGTAAAGCGAACAATCGCTGGAACTTCTAACGACCCGCTAAGTTCAGAATCTAAAAGCAAAGATCCCGTTGAAATATGAAAGATTTTTTCATCTTCAAAATTATAATGACTGTCTTTATTATCTTTTAAATGTGAAGATAATATGCTTTTGCCGCCTATAGTTTCTTTTGCCATAAATTTAAGAACTCTCTTAGATTGAGAGCTTTATCTAAATCATATGACGATTTGTTTTCGAATGCAATATTATTATTATCTACTTCAAAAGTTTTTATTTCTGGCAATTCTAAATTAAATTTTTTATATTCTTTATTAAGAAATTTTCTTCCGTCATCGGATAAAAACCAACATAAACTATTTAGTTGAAAATTAAGCGTTAAGCCTTTCCAAAAATTTTCATTTGGAAAAATTTTAAATAAACTTTTGACCATTTTCATTTCTTTTGGCCAAATAATATTATTTGTGTCTTTTAAGAATTTTTTAACAAACTCTTTTTTATTTAGACTCGAAAAGTTCGCAGATTTCACAAATTTGTGCCCCTAGTTTAAAAATTTGCCTTTTGTGACAAAAATAACCTTTGTCAACATAGTCTCCACCTTGACAAGAGCATCTTTTAATTACCCTACTTTCTTCTTCTGGGGAACGATGCTTACAGTGATTAAATTTGTCTGCCGGTGTTATGATTTGAACTGTTTCTTCCATAATAAATATTATTACACATTCAGATTTAAATTATCCCAATCTACCATTTCTTTAACTAAATTTTCAAAAGAAATTTCTGGTTTCCACCCTAGTTTTGTTACAGCTTGAGTAGGATTTCCAAGCAATAAATCAACTTCGGCTGGTCTGTAAAATTGTGAATTAATCTGTACAAGTATTTGATTTTTATAAATTAATTTTTCTTCTATTCCTGACCCAACCCAATCCCCTTTGATACTTACATGTTCAAAGGCTTTTTCAAGAAATTCTTTTACTGTATGAGTTTCTCCGGAAGATAATAAATATTCTACAGGGGTATCTTGATTTAACATCATCCAAATGCCACGAACAAAATCTTTTGCATGGCTCCAATCTCTTTTAGCATAAATATTGCCTAATTCTAGCGGTTCAAAATCATAACCATGATCTAAAGCTTTTTTAATCTTAGCAATTTCTTTTGTAATTTTTCTTGTGACAAATTCTTCTCCACGCCTTGGGCTCTCATGATTGTATAATAACCCTTGAATTGCAAAAAGATTATAACTTTCCCTATAAACTTTTACAATATGTCTAGCAGCAGCTTTCGCTGCCCCGTAAGGACTTCTTGGTTTTAAGGGGTGTTTTTCATCTTGTGGACTATAATCTACGTTTCCTAATTCTTCCGAAGATCCTGCGTTATAAAATCTACAATTTGGGGCGTGTTTTCTGACGGCTTCTAAACATCTAATAACACCAACAGCATCTATATCAAAGGTTTGTTCGGGTATTTGCCAAGACGCTCCAACAAAACTTTGGGCAGCTAAATTTATAAAATAATCTGGTTGCGCGTCTCTAACAATGTTATCAATAGATTGTGAGTCTGTTAAATCTCCAGTGATTAATTTAAATCTAGGGTTATCTAATAAATGTTTTATATTATGATAATTATTTGTAGAAGCCCTTCTCACCATTCCATAAATTTCATAATCAGTATTCTCTAGTAGAAAATCTGCCATGTAACTACCATCTTGGCCCGTAACGCCTGTAATAAGAACTTTTTTACGCATATTTATTATCGTCGTCTTCTTCTGGAGATTCAAAATTTTTCTCATTATTTAAAGTATTTAAAAAAAATTTTTCAATTTTATTTAATATATTATTATATTTTTCTTGATATATTTCGGTGCTTTCGCTAATTTCGTTATTATTTTGAAGCGCTGAGTAAAAAACATTTTTAGGAGAATTTAAAATATCATTAATAATTTTTAAATCTACGCTTGAGATATTTTGATTAGCAAATTTTTTCCATGTTTTTATAAATTCTTGATGAACATATTTTTTTTTAAAATTATTTTCTTCATTTATATGGTTCGCAATTTGATTAAAACAGAAAAATAACATTGACCATTGAAGATTTTGCATAAACTTTTTTTCCAATGTTTCATCCATTGAATCTCGTAAATGTTTATGTATATCTTTATCTTTCATTATTTAATTGGACAAGCACCGCCTTCACATTCAATTCCCTCCAAAGCTTCATTTCCAATATTATGATTAATATTAATAATTGATTTTACTTTAGATTTCTTATTCTCATATTGCTCTTTAGTTATTTCTTCATATGGGGCCTGTTTAAACCCATGCTTTTGTCTTAATAGGAAGCTTACAGATTTAATCCCATTTTCATAATTGTCTGAAAGCCATTGTTTTAAGGCCGATAATTCTTCTTCGCTATAATAAGCTGTAACGCTAACAGCGTTATCTGACCAAACCTCTTGAAGTTTTTTTACCATATCAAGCTGTTTAATAACACCCATATCATCAGCAAATAATGCTCCGTCTGGAGTTTCGCAAGGAAACTCTACAACCACGGTATCATGATTTTCAGAACCATCGAAATTTACGACATATTCTATATAATATCCTAGGTCTCTACAATAACTTACAAGAGGATCGTTACTTGCCATACGAATTCTACGAGTATAATATTTAGAATACGCTGGATGAACACCTGGAGTTGCCCCTGCCAAAAGACTAAGTGTTCCACTTGGTTTAACTGTTGTTAATTTAATACTACGATTCCAGCCACGTTCTTTACTCCATTCTTTATCGAATTTACGAAGCTCTTTATAACAGGCATCAAGCCAATCAATTTTGTTAAGAGATTGGCAAATTCCGGTCACGCCAAGACCTAGGCGCATATTTTTATGTACAATTTTATTCGTTTCTTCGTGAATAAAAGGTAATGCTGCAATAGCTTTTTGTGTTTTATATAAAAGCTTTGCACAGAGAATCAGTTCTTCTTTAGAAGTTATATTATTCAAATACAATTCGGAAAGATTACAACACTCATATGAAGCAAGACTAATTTCACCGCAAGGATTTGTTCCAACGACATTATCTTCATCTGTTGGATAAAGATTACTATCTTTCATTGGCCCGTCTTTAAGTCTTCCATATTTTTGTGAGAGTGGAAGATTAAAAAATCCATATGGCTCACCTTTTGCAAAACCAGTTTCAGAATCTAATACATAACCATTACTCCATATCTCATTAGAAATATGAGAGAAATCATCTGCATAAATTGTATTATTAGACATAGCTCTCCAGTTTGGGATATTTCCTAAAGACCAATTTTTCGCTCTTAAGAAAAGATAATCGTCTGGATCTCCAATCGCAATTTGTGCGCTTCTACGAACATTTCCAGAAACGACAATTCCACCTATAATATTACAAATATCTAGAACATCAACAGAACGAAGTTTTTTACCTTCTCTTGTTTGAAAGATTTTATTAATTTTTTCTATGCCATCAATAAGAATTTGTGGACCACTTGCAATACCACCAAACCCGCCGATTCTTTCTCCAGCGCCACGAATAAGAATTGTCGAATAATTAAAAGATTTACCTGTCGTATAAAATGCGTTAAAGACATTTTCTAAAAGACGGATCCACCCCTCTCTACTATCGGAGACAATAAAATCCGCGTCTTTAGTATTCTTATGAATTATATTTACCCCTTTTTTGACTCTTGGCAATTCATGAATATCTTCACGACGAATAGAGAACCCTACCCCTCCACCGAGCATTAGATTTTCAAAAAGAAACAGAAATGATTTAATACTATTAATACTAACATTCCAACAATTAAGAAGAGAGTTCGCTCCAAAACGATCAATTGTTGGAGTACCAAGTTGCCAAAGCATACGGCCTGCAAAATTACATTTTAAATTAAAAATTAAATCAAAAAGTTGCTCGGCTTCTTCTTGGGTATAGTTTGCACCAATTTTTTGAGCACCATTTATGCAACGACGAATAGTTTCATGCCATTCCTCTGTTTTGCCGTCATCTTTAAGGCGAGCGTAAGTCCTTTTATAAACAATATACCCTAAACCATTAAAACCCCAATTCGGTTGTTTGTTTACGTATTTGTTTGCAAATTTTTCTGAAATAATTTCTGTACTCATTTTAGTAATATTAATTATACATCAATATGATTTACGATGCAAAAATTAAAAAATTTTCAAAATAAAAAATATTTATTGAATCGCTTTTGGTGTATGTTTTAATTTTCTTTTCGTCTTCCAATTTTTAACATACTCTTTTTTAACTGGATCATTTTTAATACCACCACGTTTTTCACTTAATTCTTTTGAAAGATCCATCATTTCACCAAATGTTCCAGCTTTATTTGTTTTATCCATAAAAGCACGTTTAGAATATGGATCTATATTTGTATCCATACTAGCTTGTGGAACAATAAATTCACGACTCCATTTTAAACCATTCTCGTCAATATATACTTTTTCATCATTCATATGAAAAAATATTTCACGTATTTCTTCGGTTTCTGGATGGCTAAACAAATAATAAGGCATATCCTTATTTTACTTGTTTTTTATTCATTTTTCTAATTTGAACCGCCTTAGGAGACATTCTACGTAATTCGCCATTTGGCATACGCATATATTCTGTACCATCTTTAAATTTAATTTTTTCTCCTAAAGAGGCTGGTGTTAGATTATTTAAATTCATACTTTTTCTAATATTTCTAGAATTTTATCTACCATTTTTTTATAAGAAAATTTTTCTTGTAATTTTAGCCCAGAAATGTTCTCGGGGTTTTTATTAAATTTTTCAACAACTTTGTCTAGACCTTCTAAAAAGTCTTCTTCATTCCAATCGAAAATATTTCCTTGATTAAAGTCCATACCTTGTTTAAAAAAGAAATTATCATACACTGGAATTTTATTTGCAGGACTAATTAGTACAGAATTTTCTTCTGTCATCCATTCTTTGTATGCATGGGCGTTTAAACCAATACAATGTTTACCCATTGCTACACACTGAAATTCGGGTAACCCCCACCCCTCTCCTCCGCTCATTGCAAGAACAATATCAGTATTATTTAATAAATCGTTATACATTGAATTAGACTGCATATAGCCCAAAAAGTTTATATTCCAATATTTTTGATTACCTAAAGCTTGTCCAATAATTTGGGACTGCATATTTGGATCCATAAATGGATTAAATAAAGCACAGTTTAAAAAGTATCCGTGTTTATTACCATATTTTTTAGCCCAAGCTTGAAGAGTTTTTAAATGTCTTTTTCTTTGTGGCTCTAACTTTCCAAACAGACCAAAATGAATACCGTCTTTCTTTTTATCATTATTAACTTTTTGAAAATGTATATTATCAAACCCTAATGGAAGAAAATCAACATTTTCTATATCAAAATTTTTAAAAATTGAAATTCCGTAATTGCTTGACAATAATACTTTTGCATTATTTTTTACTATATTAATTTCTGTAGTTGTAGGAGAATCAACCTCATAAAAAGTTAAAAGAACTTGTTTTTGAGAAAAACTTTCTAAACTCCCAGTTAAATGCCATAATTTAAAAATTGGGGTATTTCTATTATGACTTTTTTGACTTTCATTAATAGATTTTTGAATCCATTCAAAAAATTTTGGATCTTGATTTTGACTTGAAATGTCAACGCCCCCAATGGGAAATAAATTAATGTCCAGACCTCTTTGAAAGAGTTCTCTTAAAATACAGAGAGAGACTTGACCCAAAGAGGTTGAATTAATAGGTAAATTAAATGCTAATTTAGCCACAGCTTAAAATGGAATTTCTTCGTTTTTTGGTGCAGACTCTTCCTTTTTAGGAAGGGCTTTTTGTTTTTTAGGCGCCTCTTCCGCTTTCGTAGTAGAAATGCTAACTTTTTGAGGACCGTTATCAAAATAAATTCTGTAATCAGGTTGATTAGACCCTTCAGTTTTATATTTATTCTTAAATACCATAACACTAATTTCTTCCCCAGACTTTGATTTTACTTTTCCGGTAAGAAATTGGTTTCCAGTTTTAGAAGTCTTGATCCAAAAGGCACCAGCTTCTTCGAGTTTAGTTTTATCATTGTTATCCATAATTTTTATATAATATCAATAGATGATTTGTTTGTCAATTTTTTTTGTGCAAGCCTAATAAATTTATTATGCCAATTAAGAACTGTTTGAGGAGTAACTTTCAAGATTTCAGCAATTTCTGCATAATTTAAAATGCGTTCTTTGTTATAAAAATATCTATAGTAAATAGCATTTTTAGTATTTGGATCTGAAATTTGATTAAATAAATCAATAATTTTGTCTATAACTTCTTTCTTATTTGAGGTATTTTCTTTTTTTAAGAAGTCATTAAGAAAAAATTCTAAAGAATCATTTTCTGTTGGTATAAGTTTCGTATTTTTATTTTTATGGTTTAAACAAAAGAATCTTATTTGATTACCTAACCAAGTAGAAAATTTACTCCCTTTTTCTGAATCATAAGATTGGATTGCATTAAATATAATCCAATATTTGTTACCACTTAAATCATTTAAATCTAGATTACAAGATGGGCAATATTTTTTCCCCATATTAAAAATCATTCCACTATGACGATCTACAAGCTCTTTGAGACTATCATTGCAATTATTTTTTTTAACTTTATTAATTAACTGATTATCAGAATGTTTTTTTAAATCTTTTACCATTAAATAACGATAATAAATTTTGAATTACAAGTCAAGATATATTAGATTTTTTCAAAAAAAGAAATATAATTTTGTGAGCAAAGCGAACAAATCGAAGCCGAACGAAGTGAGGTTTCGAAATAGAAATGTTCCTTTACTTTAACTTTTTTTATACTTATGTCAAGCTTATATTTAATTTTACTCTGTTGTGTCGGATCATGGTTAATGTATTTATGGTTTTATTCAGATTTTTTTGCGTATTATGCAAAAGCCTTAAAATTTATCTTTCCTAAAAAGATTTATGATTGGTTATTGATCGAAGAATTTTTTACAGATACCGAAACGCAAGCTACTAGTTATATTGAGTTCTTATATATTAAAAGATCAATAAATAATAATTTTATTATAAGTTTTTTTCTAAAACTGTTTGGTTGTATTATATGTTTAACGACTTGGACTGCTTTAATAATTTCTTTGGTTTTGGGTAATATTCTATATATTGGTTTAATCTTTTTAATATTAAGAGTATTAGACTTTATTCTTAGATTCTCAAACAGATAGATCATATAATAACTTATGAAAAAATTAGATTTTTGTAAACCAACTAAATCCGTAACTGGCTCTTGGATTACCTTTGGATTAACTCAAGACCAAGAAGATCAAAAAAAGAATGGTTTTTATATAAATATGATCCGTCAAGCGGGATGGAACGAAGAAACTAAAAACGGAACTTTTAAAGAAAACGTTAATAATCCTGAAAAACATAAAAGAATTAAGCTTAGTGAAAATGATATTGCTGAAACTCTTTTAGTTTTACAATCTAATGGCGAAAAAAAATGGTCAACAGTTCATGCTGGAAAAACCCCTATTTTTGTAGAGCCATTTATTCGTGAAGAAAAGCATGTTGGTTATTTGATTAAATTAGGTGGCATTAGTATTGCATTAAATTTTGCAGAAACTCTTCGTCTTCAGGAATATTTAAAATTGACTTTACAACAAATGTATTTATAATACGTTAATATGCGTAAAAAAAGAGTTTTATTTTTAACAGATTACGCTGGAGCTTTTACGGGTTTTGGTAAACAGTGTAAATTTTTACTTTCTTATCTTTATAAAACAGGTAAATATGAAATAGTAAATGCCGCACAGGGCGTACCAAAAGACTCTCCTGGAAATAAAAAATTTCCATGGCAAACAATTGGAACTTTACCAAACGATCCATCTAAAATACAACAAATTAATCAAGATCCTAATTTAGCTAGAGCGGCCGCTTATGGACAATTAGAATTAAATAATATTGTTAAAGAAATTAAACCAGATATTGTTTTTGCTATTAATGATACATGGGGCTCACAATTTGTAACAGATATGCCGTTCTTTAAAAAGGTTCCGACTGTATGTTGGAACACGTTTGATTCTTTACCCCTTTTACCAGATACTATAACAAAAGCAAAAGATATTCAACATTATTGGACTTGGAGTGATTTTGCAAGAAAAGAATTTCACAAACTTGGGTTTCCGCATGTTAAAAACCAATATCCGCTAGTAGATACTAAAAATTTTTACAAATTACCTGATGAAAAAATAGCTGAAATTAAAGGCAAGTTTGGAATCCCACAAGACTCCTTTATTATTGGCTTTGTTTTTAGAAATCAATTGCGAAAGCTAATCAATACTCAAATTGAAGCATATGCAATGTTCAAAAAAGCAAACCCAGAAATCAAAAATACATTTCTATACACTCATACTCATTACGGAGAAGGATGGGATATTCATAGATTATGTCAGCAATATGGCGTAGATCCTAGAGAAATTCTTTGTACTTATATTTGCAAAGAAACTAGAGAATATTTTATAGCACCATTCCATGGCCAAGATATTGAAAATCCCATAACTAAAAGAAAAAGTTTAGTTACAGTAAATGTAGGTTTAGGTGTTACAGATGAGCAATTAAATGAGATATATAATATATTTTCATTATATTCTCATCCTGCTACATCAGGCGCTTGCGAATTACCATGTGTAGAAGCAGCTTTAACAGAGAAGATTATCACAACAGCCGCCTACTCTTTTGGAGAAGATATTATTGAATATAACAAAGGAAGCTTGCCAATTAAATTTATTTTTTATACAGAACATGGAACGCAATTTTTAAAATCGCAACCGTCTGCTTTTGATCTTTCGAAAAACTTCAAAAAAGTTTACGACATGGATCAAAAGAAAAAGCGCCAATTAGAAATAGAGTCAAGAAAATGGGCTCTAGAAAATTATTCAATTGAAGTGAATGGAAAAAAAATTGAAGAATTTATAGATAGTCTTGACATTCTTAATGACAGTGATTTTAATTTTGAAGAGTCTTCTAAAAAACAAAATCCACAAGCCATTATTCCACATATTGAAGACGAGAAGGAATGGTTGAAATATATGTATAAACATATATTAGATATGAATGTACCCGATGAAGATGAGGGTCTTAGATATTGGATGTCACAATTATCAAATAAAGCTCCAAGAGAACAAATTGAAAATTATTTTAGACAAGTAGCCACAAAAGAATTATCTGAATCTCAAAAAACAGAGCTAAAAGACTTATTTGATAAAGATGATAATTTAAAAAGAGTTTTGATTGTACAACCTGAAAGTATAGGAGATATATTTTTAGTAACATCTTTATTTGAATCTATTAGAGATAGATATTCAAATGATAAATATAAAATATATGTAGCTACAAAACCTGAATATAGAGATTTAATCGATGGCAACCCCTTTATTGACAAATGGATACCGTATCATCAAATAATGGACTCAGCTATTGTGATGGAGGGTGGAATGGGTCAAGAGGGGGTTTGTGATATAGTTTACCATCCTTATTTTTCAACACAAAGGCTATTAAGCTATATGCATAATGGTGAAGACAAAATTGATTTAAAATTAGAATAATATGCACTTATTAGAAACATACGCATTATCAACGGGAAGTAAAATAAAAAAACCTTTTATTATAAAAAAATATTTTCCTCTTCCATTTAAGAAATACATTACTATACAAAATAGTAGTGGAATGCCAGGAAAATGTTATGATTATTTTCAAGAAGTGATTAATCATCTTCGGCCATCTTTAGAAAAAGAAAATATTCAAATAATACAAATTGGATCTAAAGATGATGCTCCTCTTAAAAACGCTATTAATTACCAAGGGCAAACGAATCTTAATCAATCTGCTTATATTATTGAAAATTCAATGTTACATATTGGCAATGATAGTTTTGCAGTACATATGGCTAGCGCCTTCGGAACTCCATTAGTTGCCCTTTATAGCGTATCTTCTCCAGAAATTGCGGGACCATTTTGGAAAAATTCTAAGCAAATTTGTTTAACCCCCCAAAATTGGAAGCCAAGTTTTAATCCGAACGAAAATCCTAAAAGAATTAATGAAATTAAAATTGAAGATGTAGTAAAAGCCTGTGAAAAATTACTTTTTGAAAAAAGTTCTACAAGTTTTACTACAAAATTTATTGGGGATAAATTTATACATCCAATTTTAGAATGTTATCCAGACCAAGTAATCCCTCCCAATTTTAATCAAAATGAAATGGTCAATATTAGATTAGATTATAAAAAAATTAATGTATTAGATCCTATTATTCATAATTTAGCAACTCGACCCTGTTGCATTGTTACGGATAGCCCTATAAACTTAGACCCACTGTTAGTTTATAGGAAAAATCTGAGCATGATTATTTATGATGTAACAGAAGGAATTGATGTTAGATTTATTGAATATTTAAATAAATTATTAATTCGAAGCGCTATTGTATTTAAGAAAACAAAAAACAATGAGCATCTTTTTTCTGAACGTAAATATCAAATGATTGAGTTACCAAATTTAATTGAAGAGATTGATATAGATAAAGATTGTGAATTTTTAAATGATAATTTTATATATAGGACCAATAAAATACTGATGGCTAATAATCATTTTTATGCAAGCCGTGCAGCAGCAGAAGAGAATAAGCCGATAAATTTTAATGGGAAAACGTTAGAACAAGAAATTAAATTAATTAACAACAAAGAATTATTAAAACAAGATCTAGATTATTTTCTAATATATGGTAAATAAGTTGACACTTTGATCAAATAATGCCATAATCAGAATATGTCAGATAAAATCGTTTATCGTTATAAAGATACTGTAAATAAATTTAAAAGAGATGTTAATGGTCTTTTAGAGTGCGTAGACTATATTTTTCATCCAGACAATACCATAAATTGGAGAGCAATGATTAATAAAGAATATCTTGTTCCCAATCGTGATGCTTTTAAAAATCAAAAAGATATTAACCTTAAAGAAATTGACGTAACATCCTTAGCTGATAACCAATTGCTTATTCTTTTGGCGGGTATTAAAGAACTTGCCCAAATTCGTGGATATAAAAATGTTTCTTATGAAGTAATTCAAGCTCAGCCAGATTATGTTGCTGTTAAATGCACTATTGATTGGATTCCTAATTATGAAACTAGTATGAATATGGTTTCATTTTCAGCCTTAGCTGATGCCCACCTTGACAATACAAAAGATTTTGCAAAAAACTTTTTAATGGCGATTGCCGAAAATCGTGCTTTTATTCGTTGTGTCAGAAGTTTTCTTAAAATCAATATTGTTGGTAATGACGAAATGGGTAAAACAACTCATATTGATTCAGATGTAGAACCAAATACATTGGTCACTCAACCATTAGCTCTTCTTGAAAAAACTATGCAAGAATATAACATTTCTTTCGAACAAATTAAAGAAAGAGCTGTACAAAAAAATATGGAAGGTTCTGAAAATTGGAAAGATCTTAAAGATATTTCTCCTTTAAGCATGTTTACAATAATAAGCGGAATAAAGTCAAAAAATAAAAAATAATGTCTAATCTTCAATTTTCTCATAACCAAAAAGAAAATATTATAATTGCTTCGTATAAATTTAAAAATTGTAAATTTTCATCCCAACAAACACATGGTTGCAGATGTTCTAAAAAAACTAGCACATACAATTTTTGTAATAAAAAACGTATTAAAATATTAGATATGACGGAATGCTTAAATTGTGGCCTGTTCGAAAATAAATAATTTTTTTATTTATGCTTCTTTCTTTTCTTTCTTTTTCGCGGCTTGCTGTTGCGGCCAGTTTGTTTCAATAAATACCCCTTCTTTTTTGTCATTCTTACAAACTTTTTCACAGGGCTTTTTATTAGGATCTGTGTCTGGAGGGGTAGCACCGCCAGATTCTCGTATGTCATCTTTACCATCCCATAAAAATCTATCACAACATCTTTTACCAATTCTAATACTACCGCCGACCATTAAAACTTGAGTAAATCTTAGATTTGTACTAAACCCAGTTAAATAACCTAAATCTCCAGTTATCCCACCGATAGCTTGACCACCGAAAGCTGGAGCTAAAACAACCCCAAGATTAGAAAGATCTACATATGGCATTTGACCATAACTAAAACTGGCCCCACCTGTTAAACCTGCTGACATATATACCGCTGGCCAATAAAATCTTCTATAATATAAAATATCAGAAAAGTCTATTATAAGAATAAAATTACCACCTAAAGTGCCCTGCTCTCTTGAGGAAAAATAATGTATAGGACCAGAAGAACAAATTGATCCCTCATTTGGTTTAAAATTTCTAGATAATAAAATATTAGGGTCATAACTTTCATCCATGTCTAAAGCGGAACCTTCTCCTACATAAGAGTCGGGCATTGTAATTCCATTATGAATACCCTCTCTACCAAGACGTATTTTTTTTTCATATTTGCCTATAATTTTTGTATGACCTTTTACAGCCATAGCTCCATAATCTAATGACTGATTTTGGAGGGCTACTGTTAACCCAGTCATAGCACCAACAATTCCACCACTAGTACCTCCAGCCATCATAAAATCAGAAAACATATCTCTTATCGAGAAAGTAGCAGCGGTAATATTAACTTCAAAACTTTTAACAGTCCAGTACATTCTGAACATTTGATCTGGAGTTAATTGTATAGGCCTGTTATTAAAAAATTGAATAGGCGCTCTAAAATTTTTTGGCCTATGTAATCTATCTGGATTATAAGGAATTGGCCATCGTGGAAAACCAACTCCCCCTAAAAAATTAACATTAAAACCACTCATCGTTGTTTATATAGGATTTTTAGTTTCGAAATCTAAACAAGCTAATTCATGAGTATGCCCTTCAAAATAAGGTGCTGCAAAAACCACTGCGACCCCACTAACAACAGAGGCTAATAGTATAAAATTATGCTTAAGTAGTTGAACAATACCCTTTGGATCCCCAGCCGAAGAAGTTGAAGAACTTTCATCTTCACTACCACCGCCACCACCGCTATCGCCACCATCGCCACCATCGCCACCATCGCCACTATCTTCTTTGCTCACTCCATTTTTAGAAGAATCATTCATTGCGTAACCAATTAAAACATAACATTTCGTTTGACTTTTGCCATCAACATATTTAATAACCCTTCCAGTATCGTCATATTCATCTTTTGGCTGTATTTCAAATAGCTCTGGATAATTAGGCCAAGAGTCTTCTGTTCCTACCGGGGCACATTTTATTACTGCATTTCCAGAAGGTTGCAAATTTCGCGTTAAATTTATTTCAATAAAAAATTTACTATCTTTTTCAAAAGGCAATTCTTTGTTTAAATTCTCAATAGGTAAAAACGAACCGGTGTTAAAACTAAAACTAGAAAAACATACGCCATCCGCCACTTCTCCAACATATCCATCTTTTGATTTTGATACGGTTATTTTAAAAGGATGATCTTCACTTGGTAAGAATAAACTTTTGTCCATGATTATTAATTATGTTTATTTAATTCCACTTAATCTAAAAATAATCCCAGATCCGGAAATATCTGGATTGTTAGCATCTTTAATAATTAAATCAGCAATATCAGATTCCTCGAATAAGAATGTGGACAATTGATTTAAATAAAAGGCTCTCAATTTTATATAATGTAAATAATTCGGACTATAAGTATTCTCTCTAATAAAACTATCTCCGGAAACCCACCCATTGCTTAAAAAGCTTCTAAATGGCGTAAATATATTTCCAGTTGCAATATCCCATACTCCAGTAAAATATCTTACGCCTGTAAATGTGCTTATGTTACCCGTAACAGTACCTGTTCCAGAATTACTATAGTAAAATCCAGTGGCTAAAATAAATCTATTAATATTTCCAGTTACCATTGGAGTTATTTCAATGCCAGATATAAAACCGTCATTAATTACATAATAATAGTTATAAATTCTTGGAAAGATGTCTTGGCCACCAGACATACCAAATATATTAAAAGCTCCTGTATTAGTTGTTGTTATTGAAGTATTACCTAAGGTTCCCGTTCTTAAACTTTTAATAAATATTTTATTTCCATCTAACGAAGACTCTATACCAAGATCTGACCCAATACCACTAACAATTTGATATAAAGTATCTATATTATTAAAGTAGCTTGGGAAAGGATATTCAGAAGAATTAGAATGATAAACAAAATTATTTCCATATATAGTAAAATAATCAAAATTCCTAATCTGAGAAAAATCAACTTCTATATAACCACTAGCATTTATAAAACCAGTAGGAATTGGGTAATAAGGATAAGTATCACCGCTAACAGGTGCCTGGCTTATTACCGTGTTACTAACATCTAAAAATCCACTTCTAGTAAATCCTGTTATGCGTCCAGTAATTGGATAATAACCAACTACATCATATTCTTTATAAGTAACATTATCAATAAATCCAGTATAAGTACCTATTCCAGTATAGGTTACAAAAGCAATAGGGGTATTAAATCTACCACCAACTAATAGTTCTCTATTAACAACAGATTGTTTTAGAGCAATAAAACTACCACTCAACCCTGTAAATCCAGATGCGTAAGCGCATAAAGTCTTCTCAAAAGTAATTTCTTTTGAATTCGGGTCATAAAAGAAATAATCATCAAATGTTCTACAAGCCCAGCCTGAAGGTCTAAGCGTTTTACTCCAGAAACCAGTTGCGAAGAAACTTGTAATAATACCACTAACCTTGTTAAATTTAACATTTCTTTCTTCGGGCAGAATTGGTCTTACTACTTCAAAATAATTAGTATATTCACCGCTCATACCCTCATTAATAGAATAATTGTGCACACCAGTAATTCTAAGAGGCACATTACCAAAAACGTCAATTACATAATCAGCTCCAATAGGACATTTTTCGGTTCCTGTTAAAGGTGGTAACGGTATCCCTCCGGTGATACTAAATAAATTTATATTTCCAATATAAAATTCATTTAATGGTTTATAATGCTCAATATTTTGACCGCTAAAATTACTAAATACAAGTCTATATTTATCAAAATTGGCACTCTTTGCTTCTAAACCAAAGCTACCTGTTAAATTCCAGCCAGTTCTTATTTGACAAATTTCGACAGGCGGAACCTCTTCTGTTGGGCATTCACAATACCAATATGGACATCCGCATTCTTCGTCTTTATCTTGTTTCGCAATGCAGTCAAACCCTTGTAAAGCACAATCCGGCTCGGGACCCAACGGTTCACATTCACAGGGGGGTCCTTTTTCTTCTTGTTGTTCTGGATTACACCAGTATCTATTATCAACACCGCTTAATTGACCATTTTTAGTTAGAATGCCTGTCGGAAAATTATCTGGCCATATAAAATCAATATCTTTAATATCAACCCAACCTTGACATTTACCCCTGCTATTTACTGTGATTTTTTGTTTGAAATTCAAAAGTGTTTTATAAACACCACTGAAAGGTTGACCTTCAATTTCTAAAAGTAATTCTTCCTCTGTTTTCGTGCCCGTAATTGAGCTTGCGTAATTCTGATTAAGATAACCATCATTGGATTCGATTAAATCAGGTACTTCTTTAATAATACAGGTCCGATCTAGTCCAGTGATATCTTTATATAAATTACAATGTTTATCTACAGTTTTCCAAGAATTATTTTCCCATCTTTGAAATTCAATACAGGTAGGAATTAAGTAACTATAGCCACTATAAATGTTATACGGCCTTCTTTCATTAGGAGATAAATCTAATTTTAAATTAAAATACCATGGGGCACGACCAGATCCATCAGATTTTATTTCAGATAAACATAAATCTTCATCTTTCATCGCTTGACCTGTTCGTGGTAAACCTGGTAAACTTCTTAAAGAACGAAAGTCAATTAAATTTTGAAAATCCATAATATCGAGATCGCCAGTTGGTAGACAACAGGAACCAGTATTTATCATAAATTCCATCAAAGAACCGGATACGTAATGACCACTAGGCGTGCCTGATAAACACAGGTAAGGGTACCAAATAGGCGCAGAAACATCTCTTAATTTTTCGTTTAATTTGTCTACAAAATTATACATATTTGTCCAATCTCTTGGGTAGACTAATTCTACATTGTATGGTGGATAAATAGGATCATTTCCAAGATGCAGAGCTCTATATAGTCCAGTATAATCAAATGGATACATAGTGAATCTAAATTTATCTCCAGAAATCCAAGAATTATATCTAAGAGACCCTGTTAATGAGGTAAATGGTGCATTAATTGAACCTGTAATAATTTTTCCATAAACATTATTACTATTTAAAAAAGCTTTTTGGTCTTGGTATTTATTTAAAGTGCCAGTCAGCCAATTATAATATTCGGCTCCAGTAATATTAGAACCTGTCCAACATTCTATCGGACAAATTGGTCCGCCGCCAAAACCACCTCCGTCTCCAGCTTTTTGACATTGCTCTGGAGGCTCTGGACAGTCTGGGCCTTCCAAACAATAAGCAGACAAGAAACTAAAAGCGCTCATTATGCCAGTTCTTAATACTGGATTTAGGCCACTTCGTATCCAATTGATAATATCTTGACGACCAGTAATTCTAGTTTCACCTTCAATAATAAAACCTTCCGTAAATGTTAACTTGTCTACGACTTGAACACCATACGAAAAGGCATTTTTAAAATTCATTCCCGAAGTAACATCATAACTTGCCCATCCAGAGTTAAAAGAATAATCTATCGGTACACCGATATTATTTTCAGGAAATTGTTTGATAACAAATTTTTGTTTATACTTTGCATTTGTATTTGAATTAAATTTGTAACCTTTATATTCAATATTATAAATTGAAGGACCTTTAGACAATGATATATTGTCATTAGTTGGAATTACTGCCCCCGCTTCTTCTTGAGATAAATTATTGTAGCTATATTTATTAAATAAAGAAAAGTCTTCTGTCCATGATTCATGTTCTTTAAGACGAAGATTTTTTTCTTCTACCCTTATGAATGTATCACTTGGGTATTCAAAATTTATTCCACCGACATTAGGATATGTTACGCCTTTAACGCCACTTGGTAAGAACGGATTAATATCAACTTGCTCAGCAATGAATCCAAGATCTCGTTCATAACCTCTAAACCCATTTGTAGTTTCAACAATTACTTTATTTAATTGATCGTCTTTATAAGAAGTTACTTTTTCAAAAGTATCAAAAACAATATTTGAGTTACGCGGAGAAATACTAAAAGTATAATCAAAAGAGCAGGAAATACCAGAAGCAACTTCACAAGGAGCGCATACAGCACCTTGAGCGCAATATGGAGTTATATTTAAATTCCAAGTTGCGTTGGCATTTTGATTTAAACAATCAGGAATAACTAAAACAAAATTTGGAAGATTTGAAGGTAAATCAATCGTTTGAGTGAAATTTGTTTGATTTGTTAAAATACAATTTGTATCTAAAACTTTATAAATATCAGAAGGTAAAGAATTTAATATTGAACAATTTTTATCACTATTAATACAATCACAAAATAATCCTGAATTAACTAATAGTCCGCTACCTGCTAATATCACTAATCGACTTGGCGCGGTATAGGACCAAAAATTAACTGAATATTGATTATTGCAACAAATTGGAGAAACCGAAAAATCCCATGTAGTATTAGGGTTAGAGTTATTACAATCTGGAATTACTAAATATTTATAAAGATCATTTTGATCAAATCTAAAATTACCAGTAAAAGAAGTATTGACGCAATTAGTGTCTAATATTTTTTCAATATTATTTGGTAGATTATTTAAAATATTGCAATTTTTATCTTGCGTTAAACATTCGCAACCCAAATCATAATTGATTGATAAGCCAGTACCTTTTAATATAACTGCCCTATTAAAACCATTAAAGGATTCAAATTTTACTGAATAAGAATTAGAACAGTTAGACATATCCTTGTACCTAAAATTATTATATCACATCATCTATTAAAGAGGATAGAATTTCGTCAAAAGCTGCCGATGAAGTCGTAGAAGGCGTTGGTAATGGAGGAGGGACAGTTGAACCACCACCGATAGATAAACAACAATTATAAACTAAAGCGCCAGAGCAATCTCTAATTCTTACATTCGTAATACCATTGTGAGGATTAGTATTTCCCACGCCAGTTCTAATTTCTACAAAATAAGATTTATCTAAACCGTCATTATATGAAGCGCCAAAAATTTGTTGAGCCATTTGCTCTGTAATAATTCCAGAGCTATATCTATCATATTGACCATTATATGGTGCCGGACCAGGACCTGGATCTGTTGGGCCGCCATTATTATTTAAATTAGCATTTAGTACAGTAACCCCGACAACCCCAGAAGTTACTGGATCAAGACCTGTTCCAATTATAATGTCAAATAAAGCTCTATTACAAACGTGTCCTGGTCCGCCACAAGGAGCCCCATTTCCCGTACCACTTTCTCCTGGATGTATTGTTAATAAAGTTAAGGAAGGATTGTAAAGTGGACTACCAGGAACACTCGCCTGTAAAAATATTTCTGCTGGCTCGTTAAAACCTGGAAGGTTAGGATTGTCAGGAGGTAATGCCCCAGTAATTCTAATAGCGAATAATCCACTTAACTGATTTGCTGGAATTGTAATAGTTGTATTTTGCCCAAAATTAATATTATCATTAGATATATCGATTAAAGGCGCTCCCCCTGGTTTTAAAATTGTTTGAATCTCGACATTTATTGGTGATCCTTGTAGGCTTGGTAAAATAGCAATACCTGAAAAATCTGGAGCATTTTGTGGTATAAAATTTGATGGAGAATATGGTGTCAATATTCTAATACTATTAGTTCCGGTTACTTCTGTTCCACTACATATTGATATCGATTCTGGGAATTTGCCTGGGTCATAAGTATGTAAATAAAGAGCTTCAACTGTATAATTAATTAAGCCGCCAGAACATATATCAAAACAAGAGGGGTCCGTAATAGGATTATATTCACATTGAATTGCTAAAGCTTGACTATTTAAATAATTAGAAGGCGGCGCACATTTCTCGGGAATAACGGCTACTTTATAATCAATTCCTTTAATAATTCTATTATCAAGAGATCCAAGCGTACCGCTAAATCTTACTGTGTCGCCATCTTGGAAAGTAGTACCATCTTGTTCTCCATCCCATAAAACAAGAGTATTATGAACATTAGTATAATTCGTGAAAGAAGCTCCGCTATCAATTCCCTGAATATAAGCTCTTTTATACGCCGACCCGTCAAGAGTGCTTATAAATATTAGATTTGGATCTCCAGCAGTAGTAGTAAAATTAGTATTAAGATTTTTTATTGAGCATCCAGTCGGACACACATAAAGTTCCGAAGTACAATTTCTTAGTATACCTAGTCCATTGATACCTCCAGCCCAAGATCCAGTAAAACTTGGGCAACATGGAAGACAGGATGTATTTAAATTAGGATTGTTAGAAGAAGACGAGGACGAGGAAGAAGACGAGGACGAGGAAGAAGTACAAGTACCTTCTAGCCCTAAATCATTAACAGACCAATTTTTCGCTAACAACACCTGTTTGGCCGCTTGAGCATTGCAATTATAACGAGAGCTACGAGCGTCAAATACTACATTATTTGGACGCTGAGCAGCATTTGATGCCAAGTTTATCAATAAATTACTATATGAAGTTGTTGTTAAAGGTACGTCATTAAAACAATCGACAAAACTAGTAGCTAGCGTATTATTATAAAAAAGATTACTTGGAACATTTGTAAAAGCTGTACTTCTAAAAGTACCATAAGTGTCTGAACTACCAAAGTTTATAGCATTCGTATTATTTTTAAATAATCCGGATGGTATAGAATTTAAAGACGAACAAAACGAAAAAGCCGAAGAAAAATCAGTAATTTGAGGATTAAAATCAAAGAATCCAGTTGGAAGAGAAGTTAAACTCGTAGATTGGAAAAATAGCCCATTAACAGATTTTAAACCTGAAATAAAAGGCATTATAGAAGTTGATTTGACTGCTGCGGAGACTGGTGTTCCAAGATTTGGTGAACTATTACTATTAATAGCAATATTTCCGTTATCAGAAAAACTACCATTTATTTTGACTATATAATTGCCAGTTAATGGATACGTTGAGTCTTTTGTACCTAATGAATTATATGTTTGAATAGAACCATTACCCCAGTCAATAGTAAAATTAGGATTCGTCCCACCCCTGATATCTATAAAAAACTTTTGACTAGGTTGAGTCATTTGAATTTGAATATCCCAAGTTGCAGGTCCAGAAGATGAGCTACTTGAGTCTGCAACTAAACCAGCATACCAATATTTATCTCCGCTAATTGTTTGAGTAACATTCCATAAATTAGAATTATTATTACTCATTAAGGATACGCCCTCATCAAAAGTTTTTAATACTGTTTTATAATTTTGAATATAGTTCTTATTCCCATTAAGCCAAGGTTCAATATTTAATCTATTTGCGACTGTGTCGATACGACAGGCAACGCCGAAACTTCCGCCCTCATCTCCAGCAAAAACTAAACCAATAATTTTCCAGGCGCCGTTAAAATTTGCTATTAAAACAGATCCGCTATCTCCAGGAGCTGTTGACCATAAAGAATTGTCTTGATATTTAAATGTAATACAATTAGAAAAAGGAACAGAAACACGAGTTCCTTGTTCTTCGTATATTATACTATAAGAACTTAGTAAATTTGTTATTTGCAAAGGACAGTTAGATCCTTTTGGTCCAGTAGTTCTTCCGGCTGAATAAATTTCTCTTGGCGTATTTAATAAACTATCAATTTCTTGCGTGGAAGCAAATTCCATCGGATTGTTATAGTTTAAACCTAACTGTCTCCAGGATTCAGTTTGACTTAAAATAGGTGTTGATGTATTACCAACAAATTCTTTAATAGAAATTAAAGCTGCATCGATATAATTCGAGGCATCTTTAGATAAAGGATAAAATTTTCTAATATTACCTATATTATCATTTGTGGTATTAATATTTGGTTCGGTATATTGAACAATTTTTTTATCTGGCAAAATATTACTTAAAAAACCTTTTACATCTTGATTTGAAGGAATAAACGGGTCTTTAATAATTACGTGAGCATTGGTTAACCCAACAAATGAATCCGTATCTTTATCAACACAAATTAACCCTAAAGTCCCTTTTACAATAGAATTTTTTAAAGGATTATATAAATCTGTATAATTTGAGATAACAATGCCACCTTTTAATGGCCTTTGTCTAGAGCGGTGAGGAACTATTGCTGAAGGAAGTGGAGACGCTTGCCAATTAAAACAACCAATTGCTATTGGCATTTTTGTCTCAACAACGTCTGTTAAATATTCAGTTCCGTCAATAACAATAGATTTTGGAATAACGTATTGATTTTCGAGGTCTTTTGCTTCAAGTTTTTTAGGAACGAAAAAGCTTATACATAGCTTATCTGTTGTAACACCATCTTTTATTTTATATCCTAAAGAGATCCCATGAATTGTTTCTGGAGTATTAAAATAAAGATTTTCTATGTATTTTTGTAGATTATCGTAATTCATTGCAAGCCTTTTACCTGTATCAAATATTTACACTTATTTATTAATAAATATACTGGAATTAACATTTAAATCTGTATATATTAAAATAGATGAAAGTTATTTTTAGTTATGTTGATTTTAGCTTAAAAGAGAAAAATCATTCAAAAATTTTAAAAATGGCAGCAGTTTCAAACTTTTTAGCTCAAAAACATGGATATGAAACAATTTTATTTGTGGACAAAAAATCTCGATTGTATTTTGAAAATATTCAATACAATAATATTTTTTGTTTAGAAGAGCAAATTACAGAAAATATACCAAAATCAATATGGAGTTTAGGTAAATTATTAGCAATGAGCCAAATGAAAGAACCTTTTATTCATATTGATTTTGATATTTTATTATTACGACAATTGAAAGATGATTTAATAAAAAAAGAATTTCTGTGTTTACATGGAGAAGAATGGCTTCTTTTTAATACTAAAATTTTAGTAGATATATATAAAAATTTAAATACATATATAGCAAAGCCCATTTCATTAAATTGTGCGATTGTGGGCGGAAATAATTTTGAATTAATTAACCAAATAGCAATAGAATTGGTAAATTACGCCTTAAATAATAAAGTATTATTAGAAGATATTAATGAAAAATTACCTCAAAAAGATAAGTGTTGGATGTTACCAGTAATTTTTGAACAAATTTTATTTACAAACTTAATTTTTAATAATTTAAAAATAAATTATAAAGATAATTTAATCATAAAAACACCAAAATATGAAGACATTTCCTCAGAATTAATAAAGAATGGTATTGTCCATCTTTGGGCAAATAAAGACAAACAAGTTAATCTAAATTTAATTGAAAATATATTAAAAAATAATAATATTAAATATTAACAAGGAACCGCATCAACGCCACCTTCACCAGGTTCTGTTTCATATACATATAAATCATTATAAGGCCAGTTATTTAATATCTCTGAATTGTCCCAAGATAAAGTGCTTGTTTTTTCTTTAATCACTAGATTAAAGTTATAATTAACTTTAATATTAGAAGTTTTATATTCATTCATATTAATGTTATTAAACGCGCTTGTTTGCCCCCATCCAGTTAATTGCCCATTATAAAATTGAGCAATATTATGATAAGGTCCGGCAAAAATCTTATCTACAAACATTAGATTATCCCCACCATTTGCTAAATTGACATCAGGACCTTGGTTTCCGTTTGTTGGGGGGTCATTTCTACCCCAGCCAGTAACCATAGAAACTTTATCATAAAAATTTGAACCAGGGCTTCTTTGAACCCATTTTTCTATTACTGCTATACTATGCCAAGTTCCAGCGCTAATTTTTCTTAAACCAGCCCAATCAAAAGTGTCGATTTTAAATTCACCGGTTAAAAGATTTGCAGCCCAATTGTTTAAATTTTGGTAATCTCCCCAGCCAGTTAATCTTGTTGTAGAAACTTTCAAATCTGGAAAATCTTCAAAAGGAACTAATTCATTTTTTAAAATAGCTAAACTATGAGTTGTTCCAGCACTAATTGATATTCCTAACTCTCCTGTTTGTAAAAATTGGGGAACATTTTTTGCTTCACTAGCTGAGGGCCCACCCCAACCAGTAATATTTCCATTTTCAAATAATGCCAAACTATGATAAGCACCGACTGAGATATCTTTAACATTTGTTAGATTATTCCCAGCGGTTACATTGTTACTCCCAACACCTGTAATTTTTCCATCTATAGATAAAAATAAAGTGTGAGAATCACCAGCCTCTATTTTTTTTATTCTTTCTCCTTTAAGTTCACTAAAAATAGAAGGATTAATTTGACCATTTGAATTTGATCCCCAACCGGTTACGATGTTTGAATATAAAACAGCAACACCATGAAAAGAACCAAGAGCAATATTTTTTATACCTGTCAACATAAAAGGTGTTGAATTTAATAAAGGCTGAGGTTGAGGCCCAGAATTTGTACCCCAACCAGATAAAAAAGTATCTTGAGCTAAAGATTCTGTTGATTTAACCAAAGTTCCGTATCTTAAATGTCTAGTTACCCAATATTTTGCCGAATCGACAGAACTAAATTCTCCTAATTTTACAGGAGAACGAAGCTCTGTTGTATCGTAAGCCACATTATTAATAATAGGAACTACATTTGGCCAGGGTTTATAATATAATTTAAAACTCATATGATATGTTACACTAACAAATTACAAATATATCAATAGGTCGTCCAGGGCATTGATTAGGAACAGGTTTAGTTCTTAAATTAAAAGATGTTAAACATGGATAATCAAAAGTTGCGCCAGCCGCACATGGCGGCACTTCTCTAAATGGGTAAACTTGGTTAGGTTCAAAAGGCCCATTTCCATCCGTACATGAAGAGGTGTCTATAGAACCACAACTTACATACCCAGTACAACCCTGAACTAAAATATTCGTATCAGCACATGTATCAGATTCTGGGCATAGCCAATGATTATCTAAAAACATTCCCCCAAGACATAGATTTAATCTATAATAATCACTAATAAATTCTGTAGAATTAGGATCGTAATGAACTAAACGAAAATCAATGAAATTAAAACCTTTTTGATCATTAGAATAAGACAAAAGATTACTTACTAATATTTTTCCGGTAATTAATCTTGATTGTACATAATTTGGTCCTAAATTTTGTATATTTCCAGAGTTATAACTCCAACCATAAAAATTATCTGGATAATCTTCCCATTCATAATAATTTGGCAAACGGTACTGTAAAAACGTAACATTGCCATTAGTATCTGTAATCGGCCAAGAATTATTAATAGCTATTTGAAAATTATATGTTTTATAAGTAGGATCATTCATCTCACTGATCAAATTAGTAACTATCAATGGAGGGTTTTGAGAAGAACTGCTGGAACTATTTCCATAAAAAGATAAAAACGCTACTTTGGGTTTAAGATCTTTTGTTTGATTATTACAATCAAAATTTAAAGAATTGATTTGTGTTTCATCTAATCCAACGCTATTAGTGGAATCTTTAATATAATTAAAACTAATTATATCATTTTTATCTAAATATAAAGATCCAGAAAAATTATTATTAGGGCCACTCCTTTCTTCGATATTCCTAAAAAGAGTATTATTATTAAATTTTGCTCGTCTTAAATAAAATATATCATAACCTAATTCGGAATTTACGGATAAATTATAAAATAAACGACCACTTTCTTGAGCTAATAAATTTAAACGGCCCGTACTAGGAGAAACTTTATTTACTGATTTTCCCGTATAAAACATAGTATTAATTTAATTCTTCTAATAAATCTAAGAGATCTGTTAACGATTGTGAAGAGGTTGTTGATACTGGTTCTACTCTCCAAAAAGGTACTAAACCAACACAATTAGCAAAAGCTTCAATCATCTGTGCACCGCTTACATTTCCTAGCGGCGAATTGTTAAAATTCTCAAAACTACCAGTAAAATTAATGCGCGTAGGGTCACACCCTAAACATCTATTTAAAACGGGAGGGCAAGTCGTGTCTAAAGTTATATCATTTGTCATGATAATCGGAGAATCTTCAAAACCAGTATCCTGCCGATTAAAATTTGCCCCACTAATTGGAAGATTTTCATTCACTGTCCCGTTACTAGAATTTAACCATGCTCTACTCATCAACCAAGATAAACCATAAAAATGACGAGTTTTTGGTGTTAATTCTGTCCATTTTAGAGTTTCTCCCCATGTAGTCCATGGTTCATTTATTTGAATACCAGTGAAATCAGAAACTCCTGTTTGTGAAAAAACATTACTCGTAAATGGAATTAATTCATATGTATAATTTAAATGCTCTATGTAACTACCCCCAACCTGATCATAAGAAAGTAAATCTCCTGGAATTGAGGAATATGAACCACCCAATACCGCGTCATTAATAGATCTCCAATTATCAACAATAACTTGCCAGTTCAAAGATAAAGCTGTAATATTTTCAATTCCGATATTAATTTGTATTTCAAAATTTGAAGCATTTTCAAGTCTAGGAACACCCGTTGGAAATAAATTTCCCAATGAAATGCCAGTCCCATTTTGAAGTACATCAATAAAAGGACCATTTAAGTCTTTACGAATTAAAGAAGTTGATATACTATTATTTGGCAATAATCCAGTTAATATAAAATAAGTTGTAGAACCTGTTTCAATACCATAAGGTAAATAACCATTTCCACTAGGAGTTAGAATACCTTGAGAAAATTTAATACCTTTAATAATACCTAATTGAGAGTTATCAAAACCACGGTCAGTTTGAGTATCTACTCGCACATATCTATTTCCAATCCTACCTAAGAAATAATTTTCTGTTCTTGTTCTTGTGTCTACATATCTTGTTTCAGCCCAGAAACTATTAAATCCAGTAATAACTCCTTCGGGCGTGGTAGTAAGATTATTGAAACCTCTAACTGCAATATAGTTAATAGGGTCTCCACCCGCGCCTCCAAAACCAAGTCCGCCGCCACCACCGCCACCGCCGCCGCCTCCTTCACCGCCTTCAACACCGCCCCATCCTCCACCACCAAAACCCTGATCTGGTGGGCATTCCTCGGCTTCTGGACAGGGGGTTTCAGGATTTTCAATAACTTCAGGGATATTAGAATTTTCTAAAGTTGGCCCACTTGATTCTACAAAAGGAGAGTCTATAATTTCTTGAGTAATTGGGGTAAAAGTTATATTTCCATTATTTTCAGTTGGAATTTCTAAACCGTTAGGCCCATTAATTGGAAAAACTGGTTGGCCATTTCCTGTAAATACCGTCTCAAAATTTGGTAAAGGATACGAATTAATACTACCCCCTGAGACTTTAGATACGATTGTAAAAATTTTTGATACGGGCTCCGGCCGATTTGGATATATATATCTTGTAGCAACATTCCAAATACCGGTGCCATTTATTTTTCCCGTAATTGTATTATAATTATAAAGACCTAATCCATTTGGGAGTCCAGAATTTTGAACAAAACCGATTTCCGTTGGATATACATTATTTGCGCTATCAGTACTTTCTAATACATATAAATTAGAATAACTTTTTAAGGTAATTCTTGAACCTGTATTTAAATCAACATTTAAATTATTTAAAGAAGTATATAATAAAGCCGGAAATCCAGATTCTAAAACTAAAATTTGACCACTAATAGGGTGTGATAAAACGCAACTCATAGCTTAATTTACACATAATTTAGTTTCAAAGTCTGGGAAAAACAAGGTTCCCGCTCGGCCACTAGATTCTAATATATTTGGTATAAAAGAGCTTAATTCAGATATTATTGGGCAAGTAGTGTTTATTAATCCGGCGTCTGGGAAAAATAAAGTTCCGGCACGACCACTAACATCAACAGATTCTGGGATAAAATTATCTATAGCGCTACTAATTAAAACACAATTATAAGATATTATACAACCATTTTGAATAACTGGGACAATAGAATAGTTTCCTGGTGGGCAAATTGGAATAGGAACATCTGGACAATTTAAATTGGTAGATCCAAATAAAAAATTTTGATTGCTAATAACTGAAAGTTCGCATGCCATATATTTAACTAATTACACTAAAAAATTATGTAAAACAAGATTTATAGAATATAATATAAATATGATAAATTTGTATTTTTTTCTTTGGCCATCTAATTTAGGGGGCGCAGATACAAGATTAAAAGAATTAATACAATGTTTCAATACGAATAAAAAATATAAATTATTTTGTATTCCAAATGACAATTTTAGATTAGAAGAAGTTGAAAATATTTCTTTTTTAAAGAAAAATAATGTAGAAATTTTAAGATGGGAAGACCTTCCAGAAAAAACAGAAGGTTTTGGAATTTCATTTTGTAATTTTAGAATATTTTCTGAAAATTGGCGTATAAAAAAAATAAAATCAATGGGTCTTAAATTTATTTGGTCAAATGATATGATGTGGAGAACGAATGAAGAAAAATGGGCTTTTGATAATAATTTCATTGATGCGACTATTTATACTAGTAATCAGCACTATCAAGATATAAGATTACAAAAATCGAAAGAATATATAATTCCTAATTATTTTCATTTGGAAAATTATCGTTATATACAAAGAGAGGAGAAAGATGTTTTTACAATTGGTAAACATAGTCGGCCCGATTTTTTAAAATTTTCAGATAATTTTCCATTATTTTATGAAGGTCTTGGTATTAAAAATCCTAAGTATCGTGTTATGGGTTTAAACAAAAAAATAGTTGAACATTTTTCTTGGTTTAATTTTAATAAAGATAAATGGACATTATTACCCGCCACAAAAGAAAACGTTATTGATTTTCTAAAATCTTTAGATTGTTATGTTTATAATAGTCATTATACATTTACTGAGACACAATGTCGAGCCACAATTGAAGCAATGTTGACAGGACTTCCAGTTATCGCTCCTAATAAAGTTAATTTCGTTAATCAAATAAATCATAATAAAACTGGATTTATTTGGAAAACATATGAAGAGGCTTGCGAATATGCCCAATTTATGGATCTTTCATATAAGGATCGTATACAAATAGGAGTAGAAGCAAGAAATTTATCAATCAAATTGTGGTGTAACTCAGACGAACATATTAAATTATGGGAAGAAATATTTAAAAGTATATGAATAAAAAAATTTGTTATTGGACAATTGCTTGGGGAGATTATGCATATATGGCTCAATCTTTGATAAACTCTTCAAGAGCTGTTGGAATACAAGATGATTTTATTGTATTCTCAGATAAAGATTTAAAAAATTGTATTAACCGTTCCCTAGACTCAAAAATTGAAATCAGTTTAGCAAATTATATGTTTAAGTTTTTTTATTTAATAAAATTATTAGAAATGGATTACGAGTATTTTGTTTTTATAGACAGCGATAGTTATTTTGTGGCACAACCTGAGATATCTCCATTAGATTTAATGAGGGAAGGTAATCCTTGGCACTGTTTTTTGGAAAGCCCAATTAATTCAGAAAAAACTATACGACCAGATTGGTGGGGAGTTCCAGTTCAAACTTTAACTCAAATGTATAGAAACCTTGGTGTTTTTAATAAAGAAATTAGAAACGTAAATGCTGGATATTGGATATGTAAAAAAAGTTTTATTAAACAAGCTTGTGAGCTAGGAATAAATTGTTATAATTATTTTGTGTCAAATAACTATCGAATTACAGAAGAGATTCCGATGGCTTATATTACAAATTATATGAGTAAAAATGTAAATTTTCATTTTCATGAAAATTACTTTAATTATTGGGCTTCGGATTGGACGGGTAATTTTAAAAATATAATTCCATTACATACCACATGGAGTTACGAATCTTATATGACGGGTGAAAAATATAATATTAAACCTACTTTGGTCCACGCGATGAGAAGTAAAAATGCTTTAATAAATCAAAGAAAATTCTAATAGAAATAAAACTTTAAATATTTTTTATCACCATCTGTTAAACTAAATAAATTAAAATCTTTATATTCAAAATTTTCTTTTTGCAAGTAATCTATTACTTTTCTATATTCTACTGGATCGTCTTCGATAACAAGGACATTACCAGCCATTCTTTTTGTTTTTAAATCCAAATGTTGAAAATATCTGGCTTTTATATTTTGGGAATCTATTTCGTTAAATAAGAAATCAAAAAATTCACTTAAAATAGATTCTTCTGTTCGATTAATCCAGTTTACCATAAATTCAAAAATTTGATCTAAATTATTATTTATATATTTTATTACTTTAGAACGGCACGAGCAATTTGGAGAATTACTTAGTGTAACCATTTCTACATAAATCGCGGGAATAATATTTTCAGAACCAGTGTAAAATTTATCTTTAAAATTTGTTAATAAATTTAAAAAAATAAATACGATATAACTTCCAAATTGTGGATTTTTGTATTGATTTAAATTTGCTAATATCTGTTCTTTATTCATTTTCAAAAAGTATTTTATGCGTAAATTTATATAATAAATAAGAAATTAAACCACAAAAAATATTGGAAACAATTAAATAAGTAATTTGGAATAAAGGGTTTATAAATATTGATATGATAACTCCGACCCAGAAAGAAGAGCATTCGCCACATAAAAAGGGCTTACCCCATTTACCCAAGTATTTGACTATAAAAATTCTTAAAGGAAGAAATATTTCTCCATAAGACCAAACATAACTAGCCCCTAAAGACACTAATACGAATAATATTAAATCCATAATATATTATATTTTATATAAAAAATTTATCTAATTCTTGTAGTTTGTCTATCCCTAGCAATTAGACCATAAACATCAAATTTTGAATCATCAGATATCCATTGAGAATTTGGAGAACGGGTTTGCCAACCATAAAAATGAAATTCATATATGTAACAACCGCCAGATGTTGGTGGTGGAACAACATTCCAAATTATACCAGATAAATTTAAATTATTTGTTGTCGGTCCACCATACTGCCTAGAAGAAATTATTGTTGGGGGTCCATTCTGATTTATAGAAACACATGTGCATAACCAACGTATACAAGCATGTTGTCTAGTAAACCCTGGGCCTGGCGGGGTATCTGGAGAAGGCTCAATGCTATTTAGTAAAACCTTATTAAAATTATTTTTTAATGTATCCACATTAAACCCGTCACACCCTGGAGATGTACATATAAATGGTAAAGAGGCAACTTGATCAGGCTCTACACAATTATCAAATATTTTTATAACATTACCAGAAATTGCTGTAGTCATAACTACATATGAAACACCTCTATGACAATTATTTCCCAAACACTGTAATTCAAAACGGACATTTTGACCACTAATAATTGTACTATCAGGTATAAAAAATTCAAACTGATCGTCTCTATCACCACCATTCAAATTATTAAGAGTAACGGCTTTATTCGCATTGATTATTGTTGAACTACCAATTCTTAACCTTGGCATAAAATCAGTTCTATTACACCAGTGACCACCGGCACATGTAGGGGTTAATGATCCAAGACCTGGAACAATACATGGCGTCGTGATTCTATCTCTATAAAAAACGTAACCACTAATTGTTAAAGCCGCTCCAGAACATTCAATTTCTACTGGCGGAATTCCGGTACACCCAGTAATACTTATACATCCAGTAGTAACTATCGGAGGAACACAATTACAAGAAATAGGGTCCAGAATATAATTTCCAGTGCATGTGATACCAGGACAAATTGTTGTGTTCAGCCCACAAAAACATTCCTCCCAACCTCCAGTGGGGCATGTATTTCCCCAATTAGATAAATTAGGTCTTGAAGATGGTGTTTCCTGTAAGTCTAGCCCAAGTGAAGATAATGATGGAGCATATAGACCAGAATTTGCTGGGTTTACACCTCTAGATTGAATTGTTGATTGACAATTTTGCCCACCACTCCACACAAAATCAACCTCTTCTTGTTTTACGCCGACTAACCATGGTGGAAACTCACCAATCTCTGCTATTCCTAAATGAAATTTTCCATAAACAATATTTTCTATTTTATTATTTTTGTATATTGGAAAATTAAAAGTCGCTTCATTTTGTTTTGGTCCTAAAATAATATCCCACATGATACCGCTAGCAAAAACTTCTTGTGAAATATATGGAAATTGGTCGCCTACAAAATAAGCTGTTACTCTTAATTTCATTCTAAAATCATCATAACCATTTCTATAAATAGTCCCAGCTATAAATCCATCACTATCGCAACCAGTATAGCTTATATGACTAAATCCAATACATGAATTTGAATATTCTTTTAAACATTGAACTGGCAAGAAATCAAGTGTTCCATAATAATCTCCCGTATGTAAAGTAGAATTTACAATCAAATTTTTACCAGTATAAAAATACATACCCCCACTTTGTTGTTGAATTGGTTTACCGTCACCCCTCTTATATAATTTATAAACTAATAATCTTCCAGTTTCGGGAGTAAAAAAAGAGGCTCCTATACTATTTGTTTCATTTCCGGTGCCCGTAATATTAAAACGAAAATAAGTACTATCACAAATATTGGCCATAAAACCTTTGCCAGAAATACCTGTTATATATGTAGCTCTACCATCTGGATATATTCTACCAGTTAAAGTTCGAAGACTTTCTTTCCATCCAAAAAAACCACTCGATGCTACAAACATATCAGGAATCATTTCATACATAGGAACAGCGATATTGTTTTCTGATCCTGGAATAGTATAAACCTTATTATATTTACCTTTTTCGTCTTTTACATAAATAGAGCCAGAAATATCTAAAAGTGGATTTAAAAGTAATTGGCCTGTAGAACCAGTTTGGGGTTTGCATTGGTATCTATTTAAGTCTGGGACGGGATTTCCAGAAACATCAAATATATATCTTTCAAACTCAAATTTATGTTCCCAACAGATACCACTAAAACAAACTCCGTTACCAATACATTGTGAACTAGTTTCGCATGACAAAGGAATTGGAACTGGAAAACCATTAATAATTGCTATTTCATTATTTCCCGTTCTTACATATTCACATAAATAACCACTATAAATTGGAATTTTATTTCCAGACGAATCTAACTTAAAATTGAATTTTAAAACAGGTTGTCCTGTAATTAATAATAATTCACCCCCATCCCCCGTCTCAAATTTCTGAGTATTAACTCCTTCATAGAAAGGAAATTGAAAAAGATTATCAAATTTTCCAGATCCAGATGGAGTAGACCCTAATCTAGAAATTCTAGTACGCCCCCCTGTCGGGTGTTCTAAATGTAAACTAATATTACCAGAATTAATTAAAAAATCACTATTTTCATTAGGCCATTCTAAATATTGATAGCCAATATTTTTTTGAGTAATCACGTTTACTTCATTTAATTCGGTATAAAAAATTCCAGTATTTCCTATTGTTTGAACATATTCAGGAGTTCCTTCTACTACAAATTCGCACGGAAAAGGGTTTTCTTCTATTAAATCACAAAAGTCTACAAGAAATCCTGACTCAATTTGTCCTGACCAATAACCTGTAAAAATAATAGGCCTTGTTTCGACTTTAACAGGGTCAAAACCCGAGCCAGTCCATTCTACAAATCCTTCCCCTGTTAATTCGCCAGACCATCTTTTATATATTGTCCAAAAACCAGGTTCGACAAAATTAGTCAATTCACCAATAAATTTCCCAGAAACTCTGGGGCCGACAGCATATGCAACACCAAGTACGTTATAATAATCTTCGAAATCTCCAGTTATATATACTTTGTTTGCTACTAAATCGACGACTCTTAAATCTCTATCTTCATAATATCCCGTAATAGGCCCAGTATAATCATAAAATACTGTTGAATTACCAGTAACTAAACCTGTAATAGTTTGGACAAAAATGTTTGGGGGGAATAAAGTCGGACAAAGTTCGGGCCTAATAAGGCAGATACTATCAACATTTGTATTTGACGTAGTTGGAACTAAAACTCCACTAACTACAGTCCAATTTCTTCTACTGTCTGGGGTTACTCCAGTCGCTAACGCATTAGAAATAGATCCAGTTAAATTTCCACCTAGATAAGTTATATAACCAGAATAGACAACACCAGTACTATAACCAGTAACACGGATACCTGTTTTTAAATATACCTCTCCAATACCTGACCCAGAAATAATAAAAAATCTTTCAATATATTGATCTTCAGCTATTTTAAAATCTCTAGCCACTCCAAATCCGGTACCAAATTCATTGAACCCTCTCAAAGGATTAAATCTAGTTATTACACCGCTAGATCTTCCATATAAAAAACCACTTCCAGAAATTAAACCAGAGACATTTGTCAAAGAGGCCAAACCGGTTTGCCTAACTGGTTTATAATAATCTCCTGTTATACCACTAACATATTTTAATTCGACAGACAATTTAACTCCAGAAGAATTTTTAAAAGTTATATTATAGTCTTGAAAATAATCATTTTGAATAGCAACAATTTCTGGGCCTATTGTTATATAATATAATTGATCTTCAATTCTAATTCCAGACATTAAAAGAGGCAGTTCTTTTGTGCCAAAATCTGTATCTAAAATTATTTTAGTATTTAAAAAATCAATAAAAACACCATTATGGACTAAATAAAAATTACCACTATTATTTTTAGGTATCGTTAAATTATTCGCGCCACTTAGTGAAAAAACATTAGTATTAATTGAACCTGAAAAAATTTTAAAATCAAATTCGCCACTATTAAAAATATTAACTCTTATTAAATCTCCAGATTTGTATGATAAAGTATTCTCATAAAAATATTGAGGAACATCTCCTAAAATATTTAAGGATTTAAAATCTATAAAATTATCGTAAGCATTTAATTTAAAACCTGTTACATAATTATAATTAGTTGTTCTATAACCTAGATATAAAGGCCCATTAGTGTCGTATAGATCTATAAAACCATTTGAAACATTGCCCGATAAATTAATATCAGAATAAGGGCTATAACCACCAACTAATTTACCATCAGTAGTAAGAATTTTTCCATTTTTTATAGAAAAAATATTAACATCTCCACTATTCGAAATAAAAGAAAAATCAAATACGCCAGTGCTAGTAGTAGGTTGAAAATTAAAATTCCAATTTACTACAGACTGAGGATATATTGACCGAAACCTTGTGCCTGAAATTAACATTAATACAGTGTATTACACTTATTTATAAATTAGATTAATATTTAAAATTAAACATTAGCCACAGATCCCATCATTTTTCTTAATTTCCAAGGATCTATTGGTAAACGACCATCTCCTATTGTTCTTTGGGGGGTGGCATTATTTCTTAAAAACTGTTCTATAACATTGATAGAAGGGGGTTGAATAATTTTATCTTCTAAAACGTAATTAGTAAAAACACCATCATCTGTAATATTAATTGAAACACTACTTAAACCATCTAAAACTCCATACTTTACTGGAAAAAGTCCAGCCATTTTAAATGCATACCTATCTTGAGGAGAGTTCATTGTATAACTGGTGAATTGATGAACTTTCTCCATGTAGGTATCAAAATTTTTATCTGTAGGCATACAATCATCACGACCAGAAGACCCCTTATTTCCTTTATTTTTTCGGAACCAAAAATTAAGATTTTCTTCACTTACTTGTGCATATAAATAACTTACATTACTAACCTGTTGTGCATTTTTAGGTTCTTTAATATATGTTTTTTCATACTTCGGCAAGAAAGCTTTAAATTTAGAAGAAGCCTTTACTACTGCGTCATAACCTTTATCAAAAGGAGCGGGGACTTTAATTTTTGCATTAGCCCCTTCACCAGTAACATCATATAATAACTTTTCAGGATCTTGTCTTAAGGATCCACTTTGAACTTGTTGAAATGACTCTACAGGCGTAGCAATTTTAATTGCTACAGGACTACCCATTTCAAGTGAAACATATTTTGCTTTATCTGAAATACCCCATTTGCAAATTTCTTCTACAACGAATTCACCTAATGCTGATTGATAACTTTCTGTAAAAGATTTTTGAACACGACTTTCTTTTGGGTGTCCAGTTTTAATTACTTTTCTTACTTTAAATGCAGAAGCATTGCCTTTTCTAGCTATATATAATCTTATAGAAGCGTCATTCACAGCTTCGGGATAAACATCAAATAAAACTTTTGGTCTACCGTCATCTAATTTTACAGGAATTTGAGCGGCATACCAATCAAATAAACTATCATACCATTGAGATTGCTCTGAACTTGGTTCCCATTTGGATTCCCTGTCTAACAAAAGAAAACCTTTAATAAAAAATTCTTTTTCTTTTGGATCTCCAATATATTTATTTATTTTATTTAAATAATCTTTATCTGCGGTTGGTAATTCATCATCTAATTTAGAAATAAAAGAACCTTCTTCATGCCCAAAATTAAAAATTGGTAAATTTTTAAGCTGAGATCCTTTATAATACCATGTCCCAGCCCCGTCAGGCCCTTGAATATCGACTTCTGTTGTTCTATTTGTAGCATTAGGTATTGTAGTATCAAATTCGGAATACCAATATTTACCCAAAAAATTTCTTGATAATTCTACTTCTGAATCTTGTTCTTTTCTATATAATTCTTCATTAACTTGGGCAATAAAAAAATAATAATTTGGAGAATCAGGCGCCCCTCCTTTCTGATCTTTCCCAAGTGGTAAGTTGTAAGTCGCTCTTTGTTGAGAAGATAACGCTCCATCTATTTTCGAAAATCCTGGAGATATATTATCCCCCTCATCCCCTTCGGTATAAACAGCTACAACACGCATGTTGCCAAAAAAACTAAAAGTAGCCGCATCATCTATTTTACCGGCAGACGCTCCCGAACCCTGATCTGCGGATTGTTTTAATAAATCATCTGGGCCTAAGATTCCATAATGATCAAACCATAAAAATGCATCACGCATGTCTTTTGAATAATAACTCAGAGCTATAGCAATTTCTTTTGCTTCATGATTTGCATATTTTTCATCTGCTTCTCCAGCAGAACTAGTACTATTTTCACCACCACCGAAACTATTATAAGTTCCATCTGCAGCTAAATCTCCAAGTTTTAAACAGGCAAGATTTTCAACCGTGCTTTTTACACAGCTATAGTCTTTTATTCCACCTTGTAAGCCCATATAACCGACAAGACCTCTTGAGTAGGAATTCTCCATCGTAGCTCCTTCTTCTTTGTCAATGATATCATTTCCGATACCGGGGTCTTTAATTGATAAAGATTTATCTCTACTAATAAAAACCAATTTTTCACCAAACGGGTCCCAGAAATAAGCAAGGCCAAGATCGGAACACCAACTACCTAAAACAGAAGTCAAAGGTCCGGTATGATTAGACCTGTATTCTTTATACTGTTTTGCGTTTGGTATATCTACATCAAAAGGTATAACATCTACTAACTCATTAAAAGTATAATAGGTCTCAAAAATATTGAATTGTTCTAATAGGGGGCTGCATGCTAATTCATATTTTAATTTTGGCATTTCGGGGCATGGATCACAAGGGTCGTATTGACCTCTTTGCTCTTGATATTCAACTGTCGAATCTAAATCAATGTCACAAGGATGGTATCTTTTGCCCACTATAATTAATTGACCAGAGCTGGATTCGCCCCATTTACCTTTTAAACCAATTGTATATTTATCTAAATCTACAAATTTATCAACATAAACAAGTTCTAAAGTTTTACCCTGTGTGGGAGATTCTTTTATTGAGTAAGATACTAAATAACCATTAAAAGTAAATTTTCCTATTGAAATAGACTGTGGTTTATTATAGCCTAAAGCGCTTTTGGGATTACCATATTTACCTTGTTCATTGACAACATTTAGGGTTAATTTTGATGGAGATGTTCCCCCACCAAAATCCCAGTTAGCGCTAAAAGGATCGCCTCCAAAAAAATTGCCTTGTACGTTTTCTGCCGAAATTACTCTCATATATTAAAATAAAGTATTATTATTATATATTAAATTAGATTTTGTATCAAATATTGCTTTACCAGTTAAAATATTCAATTTCGAAATTTCAATATAATCTCCTATATTTTGTTGACGCAAACCATTTTTATATACTTGACTATAATTCTCAAAATATTTTTGAGAAGGTAAAAATAAATTTTTATCAGAGCCCGTTATTTTTAAATCATAGTTTAAATTTACTAAACTTAAACGGCCAGAAATACCAGAAAAAAGTGCGCTATTAATATTAAAATAAACTACATTATTAGAAATTGTATAATGCTCTCCGGAACATAATTTTTGCCCATTAATAAAAACATTGTATTGATTAAATTGAAGATTTGGATGACCAATAACAGAAGCTAAATTTTGATGAAAAGGAATAAATTCATCTATAACAATCAAACCTCCAGAGATAAAATCTCCTAAAATATTATCTGAAATATTAAAATCATTTTGACATAATATTTCACCACGCGACAATTCTGCGTAGTCCTCGTTAATAATATAAGAAGTAGGTTGATAGACTGAACCAACCCGTTGCCCACTTCCACTATTTAATAATTGGCCATTAGCAAAAACTATATAATTTTTATTCTCACCATCAAATCTTACATTGTCAAATATAAAAGTACCATTGACACGATCAAAATAAGCATTTAAATTTTTATTATATTTTGAATTAAACTTATTACCTGTGAACATTTCGATATCAATAAAATCATCATTATCTATTTTAGATAAAAGATTAATTGCATTTCTACCATATTGGTATATTTCATTATTATTAATATTAATACTTTCAGGGATAACACCACTTTCTCGCCTTGTTAAAAATCCAGAAAGAGGTATTAAACCTGTTTGTTCGAAGGTTCCACTTAAAAATACGTCTTCAAAACCCTCTACTATATTACCAAAATCATCTTCATACATTCCAGTAAATACCGTTTCTATTCCAGTAAGCTCGGTAACAGTTCCAATTATTCCAGTAGCGTAACCAGTAATCACTACGATTTTTCCAATAAGAGGTATTTCTTCTCCATCTACTCCAGTTGCGAAACCTGTAACTCCAGAAACATCATATTCATTAAAAAAATAAGATCCTGAATTATAACTAGAAACAAAACCACTAAAAATATTTTCTAATTCATATTGGTAAATAGATGGAGAAAAAAGTAGTAATTGTTCCATTTTCCCATAAAATGGTTTATTGAAATTATACAAACCGGAAGATTCTGGATTAAAACCAATATATAAAGAATTTGGGTTAAAAATATATTCATCTTGTATAAAATGATAATTAATTTTTAAAGTATTTGAAAAATAATCGTAATAGCCAAAAGTCAAATTTTTAAAATCAATTTGAAAAAAGATTGGGGCTTTATCTGGAAGAGTTTCTTTTGTAACTATATTTTTAATACCATTATTATCTTTATATTCAAAATATAATTTATTATTAGAAGTTAAACCAAATTCCCAGCCTTTTAAAAAGATTTCTTCATATTCAACCCCAAAATCGTCATAACTAAATTTTAAACCAGTTTGGACAGTTGAAAATAATGTTGCACCACTCACAGAACCCGTATTTTCTATAATAGATACGAAAGTAAAATCAGAAAAATTAAATAAATTATTATTATTTACTATTTTAACATAATTATTTTCAAAACATGCGGCTCCAGAAACTTGCCAAAAATTATTCACGTTTGGTAATATAAAGCCAGTAATTAAATCATTATTATTTGAATCTTTTTTACCAGAAGTATTTTTAATAAACTGGTTATTACCAGAATCAAAAGACATGTAAGATAAAAGACTAGAATTAGCCCTACCTGGTAATAAATTCATAAAATATTTAATTGAAGATAATTTATTCATTTTATTTAAAAACGGAAGTTTCTACATTCTCTGTTTTAGAGAAATTAAAACTATAACCGCCGTCAGAATATTCTGGAGTTGATAAATTAAATTCGGTTGGAATTCGAACGCCATTCACCCCAACAGTCGTAGCAATTCCATCTAAATCCTTTTCACCTAAACTTTTTATAGCGCCACCGGCAGATTTACTTGATGCCAATGCAGAGCATTGTACAGAAATATTTCCGCGTTTAAAAAAATTCATTTTAAAAACGCCATCGGTTTCATTTAAAAAATGTATTGGTAAGTAAACATCTAAACTTGGGCTTGCAGAAACAGTAGACTCGTATTTTGTTAATCCTGATTTGTCTTCATATTGATTACTAAATTCTGCACTAACATTAATTTGCCTAATTGTATTATCATATTCATCAGTAGTTATAGATTCAGATACCGGAAAACGACTTAATGGTGGAGTTTTTTCAACGGCATATTTAGTAAAATAACTATTTGCTTCGCCATATAGACCGCCATTTCTTAATTTTGTGATTTCGTTACGTAGGGCTGTATCTCTTTCTCTTTCAGTACCTCTAGCTGTAATTGCCCCAGTTACTTTAACAGTTGTTATATCTCGTACATAATCATAACTAACTTCTCCAGAAAAAGATTTTTTTAAATCAAATGGATCACTAACATAAGTATAACTAAAATTAATAGTATTATTTTCTAGTTCTTCTGTAGTATTAAATTGTTCTTCTTTTCGATTTAAATAATTAAATCCAGTAATTTTTTTAAAAGCATCCGACGCTAAGGTGTAAAAATTAACTTTACCCAGAGCGGATTTTAAACTAGATTTTGTAGAATATAAATGACCTGTTAAACTACCGTTTAAGGTGACAGAGTATATACCACTTTTATCATCATAACTAACATCAACACTATAATTTAATAATTCTTCTGCTCTCGCCCCAGGTCTATAAACAAATTCAATTTCCATGCTGACAGAACCTTCAAATCTATTAATTGTTTCTACTATTCTACGAGGTTTAACAGAATTATCAGGATTTTGCAGTTGGCCTATTTGAAAAAATATTTGTGGTGGTGTTTCGATATTTAAACCCGCAATCCATTTTCTAACGTTACTAATACCATTAAGAGACGCATCTGTACTAATACCTTTTGCAGAGATATTTCTAATTAATGAAATACTTCCATCATTATTTTCTTTAATTTGCCTAGTATCTACAGGGTCTAAGATATTTTCTCCAAAAGCCGCCAAAGTAGTAGGGTAGCCTAGAAACTCCGCTGTAAAATCCGCCCCTTCAAAAACACTTGACTGGTTTACTTCAACCGATTCACATCTTGCAATTGGTAAAGAAAATCCCCCAGCATTTAAAGGTACAAAGTCGTCCTTTACACCCAAAAGTAAAGAATTAATTTTTTGACTAATTGCATTAGACTTAATACAAGATTGTTCGAAACCATCATTATAAATTCGGCCTTGTATAATTACCTTTTTAGCAGTCTTAAATCTTCCACCGACAAGAACTTGTTCGTCTTCAATCCCTACAAAAGGTTCGTGTCCACCGCATAATGAATTAAAATTAAAACCTCCGTATGATGCCATATCCTTTTTCCTTTATAATTATTACACGCTTATCCATTTTTTTATACCATTTTAAAAGAGGTTTGTGAATAGTTAAACTCTCTATTAGCTTTTGAAAAACTGTAACTTACTTTACTGTAATACCCACCTTTTCTTTTCCCCTGTCCAAGACTTTTGGCTTCGCCTAAATATGTACTAATACTTGTATCATATTTGCCATTCAAAACAATAGTTACAGTTGTTTCCATTGGTAGTTTATTATCCCTAACTTGAGCAATTTCTTTTTTACCAACGATACCGAAAGTACTATATAGTGGTTTTTCATAATCTTCTGTTACTGTGACCATTTTTTTTCTAATATTTTGATTTGTGGTTAAACTATTACTCGTTGTAACAGTTCTTGAATATGTAATAACACCGTCAATTTCATTATGGCTTTCAAAAAAAGTTAAATCTTGTCCTTGTTTAGGCATATAACCATTAATTCGTGATTTAACACCGCTTTTTACAGAACTCCATACAGAATTAGCATTATTATATTTTTCTTTACCAAGTCTTAATTCTTCAGCGCCAGTAATAGTGCCATTTTCTGTTCCCGTGTGTTCGCCGCCAGTATCTTTTTCAATAGAGATCGAATACTCCCAATAGCCCTTTTTATTTTTTATCTCTTTAGAATTAGTGTAGGTAACAGAATAACCAGCCCTGCCCTCAAAAGGAACTGCCGTACTACTTTTGGCAATTGGAAAATCAATTAATGGATTATGATTACCGGCTGGTAAGTAACTTGAACAACGACCAAAAGCGTTCTTCATTAAAGTCGCTGCTTGACCAGCGGCTTCTGAATAACGACTTTGAGAAGCGGAATTTTGATTACCGATACATTCTCCATTTTCAGTAATGTTTACTGCTCCGTTAGATAAAAATTCAACCGTTACATTTGTTTTAACTAAAAGATTGTCTGTGTTTCCAGGGGCGTCAGATCTTGAATATAATTGAAAATCAACAACAGTACTATAAGAATTTGTTACTTCATCATAAGTTTGCTCATAAACCTTTTTAACACTTTTTTTATACTGACCGTTTATCAAAGAAGTTAATTGATTATTTTCTATAGCTCCACGAATAATACCCGAAGCAATACCTTTTCCAGCGGCTTTTGTTTTGGGAGCGATAGATAAAGATATACTTTGATTATAATTATCAACAACTCCAGGGCCTTTAGAAAAGGAGCTTGTTTCAGTAAAAGAATCTAAATATTTAAAGTCTCCTTTTGGTACAGAACCGGCACCATCTGTACTTAACTGTGTAACATTACCATCTCTAGGAATAACAATGGTTGCCGTATATTTTTTATCTTGAATATCAACCCCACCAGCTTCAGCCCTGAAAGAGTTTACATACCCCTCTCCAAAACTCACCCCGTTAACAGTTAAACTACTATAAAAAGTTCCGCCACCAAAATTTGCATTTTCTGTTTGATTGGCTTGGGCGTGCGTTTGTGTATAGCCATTTGAATTTTCTAAAGCTAAATAACTACCCTCTACAGTTATTTCTATAATACTTTTCCATCTCGAGCTAGCTCCAAAAAATTCGGATCGACTAGAAGCTTGTATAACTTGGACATTTGGAAAATTCATATTATGTTCTTAAGGCCGCGTTTCCACGAGACTTAGGCGGAACCTTGTTTACAAACATATTTTCATTTTGACGAACTAAGTCTGCAACCCTACCATATTTTTTATCCATGTCAGATCTAATTTGTTCAATAACATCTGGAATTCTAGATTGTAATTCGGAACCAAAATCTTTACCATATAGCTCGGGATTATTTTGAGCCGAAGCACTATTAATTACCATATCGCCCAATTTTATACTAAAGTTGTTTGGAGATGGTTGAGTATCAGCTTTTTTAACTGCAAAGTTTGGAGAAAAACCTTGTGCAGAAATATTCTGCATTTTACGAGATTCGTACATTCCTTGAGATAAACCTTTTCTTGCTACAGCATTAGCTGCGCTATATTCTGTATTTTTATCGATAACTACAGGGCCGATTCCAGGAATACTATCTTGAACCGGAACCCCACCATTAGCTAATTCAGCCAAGAAGGATCTATTTACTAATCCCTGTGCATAATTTTTTGCCCTTTTCTTTTCTTCTTCTATTTTATTTATAGTTTCCCATGATTTAGGAATTCCGGTGCTTACAGACCCATCTGGTCTTTCAGTTCCCTTGAGGTTTTTATATAAATCTATACCTTCAGGATTAATAGGCGAAAGATTCATGGTACGGTTATAGTTTGCTAATCCAGGCTGTGAAACACTACCACTATAATCTAAAACCGGGGGTAACACTTTGGGAGTAAAATCCATTTTTCTTGGATCGGGGCCCCTACCACTATTAAAATCGCTAATAGCTAAAGTTTGTTTAATAGATGCCATTGTTGCAGCTTCATTTGCTGCCGCCATTGCTTTTGGAATTTCTGGGTTTACAGAGGAAGCATTAAAAAGTGTTTTTAAAGTTCCATCATCGCGCTCTACTCTTGTCATCGCTCCAACTGCCCCTGGTCGCAAAACGTTTCTCCCCGCTAAACGAGCTTCTTCAGCATTTCTATACGCTGGTTCTGGGGTTGGAGTCGGAGGAGCTACTATAAAACTTCCATCTTGAGTTCTAAACCCTCGTGGCTGGTCACTCTTTGGTAAAGAATCATATGTATTATATATTCCTTCAAAATTACCGGAATTAAATAACCTTTGTAATTCTTGTTTTTTAGCTTGATATGCTTGTGTTTGAGCCATGCTTCTATTTCCACGCATTAAAGCATCATAACCATCCAATATATCTTTTAATCTACTTCTAGCGCCTTTTTCAGTAAAATTTCTTTTTGGTGGGTTTAGTTTTTGCTCTTCTTTTCTTCTTTCTCTTGGTTCAATATAATCTGTAATAAAACGATCTGACATTCCAAATTCTTTGGCTTTTTTCTTATAATAATCATCAACTTCAGCCTGTGTTCCTCCAGTGACGATACCACCAATTTCACCAATCTGAGAAGCGGTTACTAAATCTTCTTTAAATTTATATTGTCTAGCAAAATCACTACCAGGAGTTTCGAATGACTTACCAGCCCTCTCTCTAGCTTTTACTGTTGCCTGTTCAATAGCTCTAATGTCACCAGACTTAATAGCTTTTTGAACTTCTGGATCTTGGGCATAACTTGTTGATGTAGAAATTCCGCGACTTGGATTAACAGCTTCTGCACGAGGCACTAAAGTTCCCGTTCCAGTTCTTGTATCTATTTGAGTTGCCGGAGCATTTCCTTTTCCGCCGATTAGTCTATATGGATTAGTTGGTTTTGTTTGTGCGGTAGTGATTTGTTTATTAAATTGTGTTTGTTGTTTATTTCTAGTTGCGGCATTTGCAAAATCTAAAGTGGATGGCATCATTGGCATTGATACGGATGGGCCTTTTTGTTTTAACATGCCTATACTTTCCATTCTTTGCGTTTCTGATTTTTGACGTTTTAATCTAGCTTGTTCTGCTAATTTTTTAGATCTATTTTGTAATTCCGATTGTTGGGCGTTAATCTTATCTTCTCTTCCGTACTCGTCATATGTAAGTTTTGCTAGTTCGACGCTAGAAGAACCTAATCTCCATAATTTACCTAAAACATCAGTAGTTCCTCCAGCAATAGCTCCTAAAATTGTTCCCGCGCCACCGGTTCCAGCTGCTCCAGCCGCTGCTCCAGACCCGGTTGCAATACCAAAAGATCTTAATTCATTGGCAACTTCTTCCAAATAAGACATCTCACCATCCTTATTTTTACCATCAAATTTTGGAATAAGTTTTTCTCCAGCATATTGGGTACCCATACCAACAGCCCCGCCTTTTAAAATACCACCCCCCAATTGTTTAAGCATTTCGGGATTTTGTAACAACTGGGGAATATTTTTGAATTGTTCGACCATCCCTTTTCCAGCTTCAGATACTGAAATATTACCTGACATAATATTACGACTCATTAAATTTAATGGGCTTGTAATTTTTTGTAAAACAGGATCATATGGTATATCGCCCAAACGTTTTAAAGGAGAAAGCATTTTAAATGATTTAGAAACTTCTGGATTCTTTTTATAATAATCTGCATAAAAATCTGCATCCTTTATCATATCAAGAACACCGCCAGTCAAACTTCTTTTTTCGACAATTCTTGCTTGAGTTTCTTCAATTAGTTGGGTCCATTTTCCAAATTTTTGAGGATCAGTTCTTCCGACTCCAAAAAATTTTGCTGCTTTTCCTTTAAACATTTGTCCAGCTTTAGATCCAGCCGTATCATTTTGCATAGCATGTGTAAATTCATGCCTTCTTACTCTAAAGTCCTTTTCAGAAAAACGAAATTGTTTATCAAGTCTATCTTGTCTAATAGTATTATCTAAAGAAGATGCTCCTGGTATCGGTGGTGGTATTACCGGAGGTCTAAAAGCATTAAACTTATCTGCTGGATCAAAATAGCCACCGGCCCCCGCAGTTCCTCCACTAAATAAATCATTACCATACCTAGCAAAATTTTGTAATCCAAAGCCTTTTGTTCTTGGAGCTCCTCCTAAATTTTTTGGTGCGGCAGCGTCATTGGCACGGAACCAATCTCTAAATTTTTTGTATCCGGCATCTCCAAAATTACGTTTTTTTCTGAATTGAGATAAAAATGCTGCGACAGCTGAGTCATCTGGTATGGAACCCTCAGCAAAATTTAAAGCTTTTTTCATATCCGGAGTTAAAACCCCCATTTCACCATTTGGGCCCATTTTTGTAACTGTTTCCCCAGTATGAACCCAAGCTGGTTCCCCATTAATTTCGGTTAGATAAGGAGAATGCCATGGTTTAGCACCCCCCACCCCACGACGAATTGAAGATATTTCATCTTTAAAACCTTTAGGAACTTCTCCTTTTGCTTTATTTTTTGCTTTCCATTCTTCGTAATCTTTATCTAGTTGTGATTGATAAGCATCGGAAGAAGATGAAGATGATGAAGAAGTATACTTATCATTAATATCTTCTATAGTCAAAGGAACATTATCTGAATACCTACTATCGGTATTTCTAATCAAATCAGCAGCTTTTTGTAATTCTGGATCTGTTCCTGCAATTTCGGCAGCGGTCGTACCTATAGCATCATTAATTCCTAATCCCAAAGGATCTTTTGGAACCATCATTGGATTTTCAGAACTATTATCTGGAATCATTTCATCATTTATAACAGCACCAATAACTCCATTTAAATCTGATAATTTTGTTGTTAAGCCGGTAGTTAAATCTAAAGGAGCTTGCTCATTAAACCATTTACTTAGTGTTCGTGGAGATCCATCTTCCCCAGTAAAATTAACATCATTAAAGGTCGAAACTCTATCACTAACTGCTTTCGAAAAAGAATCGGTTCCTGGAGTCTTAGCTTGCTCGACTACGGCTTGTGGAGTGTAATTATTGATGTCTTCTGCTCTTCCAACACCCGTAGGATTCAAGCCACCTCCTCCAGCCGCATCTTGATTAAATGTTCCAGTTCTGCTAGCTGAAAAATCTCCATACTTTTCACCCGTTCCAGCACGAAGAGTATCTAATATTTGTTGCAATAACTGATTTCGAGCCAAGTCTTGAGCAAGAGCAATTTGCTCAATACTATTAAAAGCTCCCATCCCCTGCTCTTTGAAAGCTTTTTTCAAGCTATCTGGCAACATATTGAAAGCTTGGCCTAATACTTGTTTGTTAATTTCTCCAACACCCAATTCAGCTTTTGTTTGCATCTCAGCATTTTTTAAAGAAACCTCTCTTACCAGCTCTTGTTGGGTTTTTAATGTGCCATCTTCTTTTGTTCTGCTTATTCCTAGGTTATCTATTAATTCATTTAAAAATGCTGTTTGTAGAGCACCGCCTTGACCAGTTTTACTTAACGGTCCTGTCAGAACGCTATTAATGGTTTTTTCAATATCTAAAGCCCGGCCCTTAACAATTGCATCAATAACCGGAGCCAATTCTGGACGAAGTCCTCCTTGACTATTTGTTACAATATTACTTCCGGCCAACTTGCTTAACTCCTCAACTATAGAAGATAACGCTCTAGCAGTTTCAATATCAGTTTTTGGTCCAGAAGCATTACGTAATCCAAATAAGCTACCAATAGCCCTATTCAATTCATCAGTCATTGAAAATTGATTATTAAAATTTCTAAAAGACTCCATTCCACCAAAACTTTTGGTGATAGCCGTCATCAATTCTTGAAAATTTGCTGCATATTCTTGGTTTGCTAAAACCGTAAGCTGTTGAGCTAATATTGCTTTTTGGTCTAATAATTTAGTATTAGCTTCGTTTAAACTTTCTCTAATTCTTTCTAGCAATGCTTTAGCTTCGGGGTCTCCTTGATCAAGGCCTAATTTACTAGATATTTCATTTAAGACGCTTTGTACATTAAATCCTTCAAAATCTTGTATATCAAAATTTTCGCCACCAATTCCTATTAAGTCTTTAAAATTATTAATATTAAACTGTCTTTGAAAAGCTTCCGCAAAAGTTGTCGCAGCGTCAATGTTTTGAATTGCTCTTCCTTCGGTGCCGTCTCCAGAGCCAATATCAGAAAATCCAGCCAAGGTTTTTTGGCCGCTTGTAACTACCGCGCTTGCGACATTACTTATTATGCTATCAAAAGAACTATTTACTGCATTAGCAAATTCAGTATTAAATTTTTTAATTTCAGTATTAATACGAACATTTTTAGCCGCTTGCGGATTTCCAACGGCGGTTAAAAGACTTACGTCTCTTTGACCTTGTGATTCTGCTATATTTTTATAAGCTTCTCTTATACTTCTTTGACTACTTAGTTGCAAATCAACCGCAGCTTGTGCATTAATAGCAAATTGTGCATAAATTGATTGCGCCTTTGATAAAGCGTCTGTAATAGCTGCAATAATTTTATTACCTTTAGCGCTATTTCGAGCGGTAGCCTCAACAGCTTTTAAAGTATCTAATGCGGGGTTTTTAATCGCAGCTAATGCTTCAATAGCCAGAGCCGGATCATCTGCAAAAGCTGCTCGTAATTTATCAATATCTCCTGGATTTAATTTTTCAGTTGAGGCTAGAAAATTTAAAAGGTTTTCGCTTATTATCTTTGTATTTTCAAAAGCTTTTTGATTTAATGGATTTCCAAACGCTTCTCCCGTAGTAACTTTTCTTACTACATCTGGTTTCGTTTGAGAGGCTTGATTAGAAAATTCTATCAATTTATTTAAAGCTTGTTCATCAAAACTTTCGATAGGAACAATATCTACAAATTGTTTTCCAGCTTGTTTACCCCCAGCCCCCTCTATAAATTCTCCTATTAATAAGTTACGATCTTCTGTTATTTTTTGTTTTAATACTGCTTGAGTATTTTTCTCTAAAGCCGCTGTTAAAGATTTAAAATCTTGATTAATTACAGCGCTAGCAGCTTGAGAAGCTAATTCTGGACGATCTCTAAATTCTTTTCCTATCAATTTCAGTAAATCTGCTTCTAATTTTCCAGCTTTTTCTTGTTCTCCAGATTCTCTTAATTGTGAAACTTGCTCAAATTGCGTTTGTACTTTCTGACCAGCGTCATTTATTCTAGTAAGATCTTCAGAAGCTTTTTTCGCAGCTGCTGATAGTTCTGGGATATTTGTATTTGCCTGTTTAATAACATCAACTAATCCTAACATTGCGCCAGCAGCGAGACCAACGCCCCCACCAACTAAAGGATTCATTGGCGTCATCAATGCGCCAAAACCAGCAAAAGTAGCTGCTTGACCAAATCCACTTGCTACAGAACTCTGAACCCTCGCCTCTTTTGTTTGTTGACCAATCGCATTTTTAATTGTTTCTGCTATAATAGGGCCAAGAAAAGTAAGGGCTAGGGCATTTGAACCAAGCAAGGCTCCAGATTTCTGTGCAAATGTCCCCGCCTCAGCTCTTTTAATCGATTGTTGTGCATTCAGGAATCCACCAGGCTCATTTCTAACTCCGCCTCCTGCTTGCAATTTTTTTAAAGCTAAAACATTTTGAGCTTGAGCTTTTGCAGCGGCCACATTTGCAGAAGTCAATTGTTTTAAAGACTCTTGATATTGACCTTTTGCAAAAGATAGCATAAATGCTAGCCCGCCTAATTGTGTAACGACAGCAGAAATTGATGCAGTTAAATCTGCTGGGGCGGTGCTTTCGTTAATTGCAAAGTTTGGAATAAATCCTTGACTAGCAATTCCTTGAGACTTAGCAGAATTAGCAACGGCTGCTGCAAAACCTTCTGGATGATCTTCTTTCATCATCGTTTTGAAATTAGAAGATTGTCCTGGTTGGCGAACATATAACAATCCTTTATATTCATCCATTTTAGCACCTTTACCGAATTTTCTTTCGGCGCTCATTGCGCTTTGTTTCATTTCTTCAAAATCCGGAATAAAACCAGCAGCCATACCCCTACTACTTCTAATTTTAGCTATTTCTTTCTCAATTTCATTGTTTAATTGAGGGCCTCTTTTATATGTACGACCCTCTAATTCAAAATTCTTTAACGCCTGTGCTCTTAATGCCTGCGCCTCCTTAAATCCTCCGCTCCTTGGTGATTTTACGGACCCTGGCTTTGCACGACTTAAAAATTTTAAAAAACCATCATTAATCAGTGGTCTCGATGGTCTATTTTTAGCTTCATACGAACCAGGGGCATTATTAAATATTTTTTTAATTTGTGAATTTAGAGACGCAGATGAAAAATCAACTCTTGCATTTTTGGATCCAATTGATTTTCCAAGGGCGTTCAGTACCCCACCTTCAAAAGCAATTCCGGCAGCGCTATTGACCCCACCCAAATTGGGTAATTCAGAAACGCTACTCATAAATTTTGTTGCGCCTAATGATTGACCAAAAACATTAGCTTGATCAAGAACAACTTTACCAATATTTTTATGTAAATTTGGAATATTTTGTTGTGATAATCTTTTTGTTATGTCTGGGTTTGGTCCTGATACTGGGAGTCCGGTGGTAGTATATAATGTATCTCCGTATTTTGCTTCAGCTGGGAATTTTAATAAACTTTTTGATGGTTGGGGAATAATAACAGAAAGTAATTTTGATCTATACGATGGGTTTGAACTTATATCGCCTAAGTTTACAGATTCTTCTTTAGATGCTTTTGCAAAATTTGGAATAAAACCAGAAGCAAAAGTTTTAGCTTTTTTAAAACCAAATCTACTAGCAATATTTTCAGCTGCAGATTTTCTTACATTAAAATCTTGGAAATTTTTTCCTCCACCAGCCACATTACCAAAAACTGTCTGTCTTGTTATATTTTTTACAGAATCAATTAGAACATTTGGTAAAAATAAGGACTCACCTTTTTCTAATCCAGAGTTTTGAAATACTGAGGTTTGTGCAACGCTAGGGTTTTTCTTTAAAATTGTTCCCACTCCAGCGCGAAGATTCTTTAACGAATCGTTATCGCCACTTCCAGGAATTAATATTGAACCACCCTTACTAGCGGGAATAACTGTGTTATTACGTATTTGAGTTCCTGGTAATCTTAATATTTTAGATATATAACTAGCTATATTATCATCAGATCCGCTTAATTTTGCATCACCATATAAAGTTTTAGGGTTAATACCCAGAAGAGTTTTAACCTTATTATCAATTGTTGGCGGCGCTAATAAGTTTGGAGCAAAATCAATAACATCACGATCTTCCACATATGCTTTTTTTAATCCTAAAGATAAAGCAATAGCATTATCAAAAACTTTTCCAGCAGCAAAACTTTTTTGATATTTTAAAATATTTTTATCCTCTGCAAAATTTGGAATAAATCCAGTAGCTTTATCTTCTCCAGGAATAAATCCTAATTTATTTTTTAATTTTTTACGGTGATCTTTTCCGGCTTTACTATCTGCTGGCGGTCTAATTTCAGGCTTTGAAACTCCCTGATATTTTATAAATTCTTCGGCATCATTAGCCACCATTCCTTTAATTCGAACTATTTTGCCAGGTTCGTACCCACCTTTAAGCGCGCCAGCAGTTTCGCCAATTACTTGTTTTTGCGATACATTGGCAAAATTTGGAATAAATCCTCCAGATTTTGTTTTTGGTGGTTTTCCTGTGGTAGCCGTCGGAATACCTCCAACCATAGTTACATTACCGGATCTTAAAAATTGAGCAGCAATTTTCGCAGCAATAGCTTCTTGTTTTTGTAACTCAACCGTTTGCGCGCGTAAACTAGCTAATAAAATTTCAGCACCCTTGTTAAGACCAACGGTACCTTGTTGCATTAATTTAAATAAATCAGGATTTTTTTGTAAAATTGCCGAGATACTTTGTTGCAATGCTTGTTGCTGTTTTGAAGCGTTATTTAGATTTAAAAGTTCTTTTAAACTTCCACCTATAAATTTACTTAAGTCAGCAAAAAGCTTTATAAAAATACCACCCAATAATGCCAAACCTGGACCAGCAATAACTTGACCCAAACCATCTAGGATTCCTTTTCCTAGCGTTGCACCGATCCCATTACCGTCACCAGCATTAACAGTACCAAGAATATCATTAGCATTTCCAACTACCCTATTAAAAGCTGGGCCAAATAATCTATCACCCACGCTAGCGCCCAATTGCTTAGCATTTTCCTGTATAGCATTTAATTGTGCTGCGTAAGTTTTATTAAGTTCTTCATTACGCCGAATTGCTTGATCGGTACTTGAACCGGCAACTTGCAAAGCACTATTATAAACAGAAAATTCTTTTCCTAAATCTGCCAAAGCAGCTTTTAAGATGTTAATTTGGAATACACCACCAACTTTTTCAGCTACTTCTGCTTGTTGCAAAGTTCCAAGCTGGTCATATACTTTGGCAAGATCCGTTAATAAATTAATTGTGCTTTTAATTTGACCAGACGAATCTTTTGTATTAACGCCAAGACCTTCTAATAAATCAATGGTTTTTGTTCTTTGTAGCCTTGTAAAAATTGTTTTAAAAGAGTTACCAATTACTGCGCCGCCACGAGCAGTTGTTTGTTGCGCGGCAGTTACAATTGCGATAAGTTCATCTAAATTTACTCCAGATTGGGCCGCACTACTACCGACACGGGAAATAGCATCTGCAAGGTCCGCAGAACTGACAGCGAAAGCCGCGTCAACATTTGCAAATTTATTAACAATTTCTGTTGCTGTTACAGCTTGACTTGCAAATGAGTTAACGGCAGCAGTTAACGCTTCAACACTTTTTGCAGCATCTAACCCACTTAATCTTGATAAGATTAAAGCTTCACTAGTTCTTTTTAACGTTTCGGCAATTCCCAGGCCTTGTCTAGAAAATTCTGTAGCAGCTTTGGCGACTTCTTGAAAAGATTGTCCAGTATTCTTTGCTATTCCAAATAATTCTCCACCAAATTTTTGTAATTGACTACTTGAAACATTTAAAATAACATTAATATCCGCCAATGATTTTTGAGTGTCTATAACGGAAGTTGCTAATGCTTCAAAAGCTCTTTGTACTCCAAAAATAATTCCTGCGCTAGCACCGAAAGCAATAACGCGAGCATTAGAAGCGTCTAACGATTTAGTAAATTCATTAACTTTACCAGTAATACGCCCAAGAGGTTGGTCGCCTTTTGTTTTTAAATTTATATTATAAGACTTGCTTACGAGTTTCTGAATATCTCTTTCAGCTCGTCTTGTATTTGCGCCTACATCAATATTAATAGCAGCCATGGTGTAATATCCTTATTCCTAGAATATTATTATTTACACTTTAACTACTTTCTCGCGCCTTTAAATACTGATGTTTTTCTAAAGTACCACCAGATTCTTTAGCCATTTCCAGTAAACTTTTACCCCCAGCCAGTTTTTCAGTTTTAACGCCCATCTTTTTTAAATCATCTGGTGTCGCCCCAACAAGACTGCTTACCATATTTCGACTATCTTTTGATTTTTTATTTGGGCCTTTTAATTTGCTAGAACCTTGTGTAGCACTGTCTACAAAATCAACTAATTTTTCAGGATCATTTAAGATTTCCTCCTGCACGGCATTCCCATTTTCTGCGGAATTTTTAATAAAATTTTTATACATTTTACCATATACTAAAACATCAACTTGATATTTAGTACATTTGACTGTTGGCTTGCCCCAAAAGCTATAAGCATCGTCATTTAAATAAACAAGATTTTGAAAAAATCCACAAGCAGCAATACATTTGATATTTTGTTGTGAAAAAACTATAGAGTATTGATTATATAGGTTTTTAATATTTTCTATGTACCTGTCATTTAAATTGTAATAATCTTCTAGGGTAAAATATAGTTCTGTTAAATTAGTATTTTTATATGTTAATAATAGTATTGTCTCATCTATAAATCTTTGAGAAGTGTAATCTTCAGCCGTATAGGCGGTAATCTCCTGCCGTTCTTTTAAAAAAGTTAATAGGATAGCTTCTCTGCTTCTAAGTTGATTTTCTATAGCTGTTTTTTGAGATGGCAATGCCAATTTATTTTTTGTTTTAGTAAGATTAGTGATCGTCTTTCTAAGAATAGAAATCTCCATTTCTTTTTCTTTGGTCCACCAGCCGCCCTCAATAGCTTCTTTAATTTTTTCTTCTTCCGTGGGAACGCCTTTATTTCTAGCTTCTTTCAAAAGCAATTCATAATTTGAATAAATACTAAAATGCTCAGTTAAGCTAGGGTGTTTAAAATAAATAACATTATTATTTACATTTTGTTTAGAATAGCCATTTGCTATTTCACTATATATTCTTCCAAACTCTGTTGTTTTATCCACACATTACTGAGGAGCCTGAACTTCCGAAGAACTAGAAGACGAATCAGAGCTTACAGGTTCAGAAGGTTTGTCCTCAACAGATGAGGAACTTGAAGATTCAATTTCCGTAGATTCTTCGTCTTCAGTTCCATCTTTCATAAAAGATTTATCAAAGTCTTCAAAATCAGCGTCTGTTTCGATTCTACCCAAAAACCATAATGTAATTAAATAGGTAAACCTTCTAATAACGGAAAGTAGAAATGTATTTTCTTGACTTTCTTCTAAGAAATCATATTTATCTAACTTATCATTAAAAGACTGTCCTTCGAAAAGAGGCCTAATGTCACCATTTATATCTTCATAAGCGAGATTTAATACCCACCATAAAATGGTTCTATTTCTTGCTTTGGCCTCAGCTGTATTTTCAAAAATAGCTATTTGCGAAGCTTCAAATGACTGAATATCTTTTCTAATTTCTTCTAATTCTACTAAAATTTCATCAGCACGTTTTTTCTCAAGATTTGTTCTTTCGTTTTCGGTTTTAATTAAAATAGATTGTAATTCAAAAGATGCGTCTCTAAATTTAATTAATAAACCGCCATAAACTTCTCTTTCCTTCTCGCTAATACTTCCACCACCATTAGATAAAATTGTATTCCAAGCCGCCTTTGGTAAAACGCCAGCTTTGGCAAACCTTGATGTTTCACTAGCATAAAAAAGCTCTCCGTCTTCTCTTAATCTACGATTAGGCTTAGAAATAATAAATGAGCGTGTCTTCTTATCAATTTCTTTATCTTCCTTGTAGATACTCTCTACGGCTTCAAATTTGTACATCCAATTTTTATTCTGTTTATCCATAATATATTTTATTTTTTAGTCAAGTTAAAATCAAAACTATTTAATTGTTCTTCTATATTTCTATAACAATTATTTCCATAATCGAGAACACGTTTTCTTAATTTTTGAAAATTTTCTTCAGAAATATTTTCTTGATCACGGAGGTCTTCTAATATGTATAGAAAAGATAAATAAAGTTTTTTTACATCTCTGTAAATTAAGCCCTCAACAAATTCGTTTAAGTTTAAATCCATACTGTCCTTTACTAACCTTGTTCCTAAGATAACTTACACTAAATAAAAAAAATGGGCACCAGAAGTGCCCATTTTTTTAATTATTAAATGCTAATTAGGCAGCGTATGAACCAGAAATAAAGATACCTTTTGCAAGATCTTGTGGTCCACCAAGTTGAACTTCATAAGTAGCGCTCATTGAAGCATTATCTCCGATTGCTGAACTGAAGTTTTGGCTAATAATTTTAGCACCCTTGAATAGATATCTTAATGATGCTTGGCCATTACCACTGCAATCAGGTTTCTTCAATGTAATTGTGAAATCATGCGTTCCAGTAGCGCAAAGAAGATCAGCCAAGTTACCATCTTTAAGATCCCCAACTTCGGCATTGATTTCAAGGGTAGCAGTTACTGGGAAGTCAATTTCACGAGAGAATGCGAATTTCGATCCGAGTTTTTGTAATGGAGTACGAGCTAAGTCAAATGAAAGAGTAAAGTCTTGAACTTTTAAGTTTTCTTCATCGTAACCAACTGTTCCAACTGGAGTAAATTCGATGTCTCCAGGTTGTAAAGCTGTTACTTGAGTAGCGTTATCATTTGTTTGACCAACTGGCAATCTAAATTGAGCGGTAGTAATTGGTAAACCATTAACAGGGTTTACAGCTGGTACTTGTGAAGCGCCAGTAACATTGGAATAAATACGAATATTTAAAGCTTCCATGTCAACAGTGGCTGTTGGAATTTCACCTACGGCAGCATTAACACTATATGAAGTAATAAATCCGTTACCGACACCAATAATACCACTGTTACCATTATAACCGTTCGCGTCATTACCTTCGTCGGCAATTAAAAGATAATAATTTTTTTCATCCGTTGATTTATTTAAAATCCCAGAAATACAAGAAACGTTAATTGCTCCCCCGTTTGGGGTTACGGTGAGACCTAAATATTTTTCGTTACTACCATCTGTAATGTAGTATGAAAGGCTTGCGTTAACAGTTGGGGCTTCAACTTCAATACGGTCAATAGCGGCCAAGTTACCGAATTGGTTAACATCAGTTAAATTTCTTGAAAAATCCTCATCAAAAGACTGTACGCGAGTCAATTGTTTAACGGCACCAGCACCAGTTTGCTGACCACTTGGATTTACTTGGCTAGCATAAAGAGCTAACACGTTATAAATGATTCTATTTCTGCTCATATTAATATATTACAGTATATTCTTACTCAAGACACTACTTAATTTTATTATATTAAATAATTTGATTAATAGTTGGTATTGGTAAATAAATATTGTTAATAGCAGACCAATTTTGTGCGTTCCATGGATATAAGGTATTACTTGTACTAAAATAAATTGGATCTATAGGGTTCTGATTAAAATCGTATATACCCCATTGGTTGTCAAACCAAACAATAAATAAATTACCATCACCATTTTTATTATAATAAGGCTTGCTATTCAATTCAGCACTATAATCAAAAGTGCCATTTAAAATATTCCATCCACCATTTTGAATTAAAATACTAGATAAAGAGCCTGGAATTTCAACGCTAGATGACGAAGAACTCGACGAAGAACTTGACGAAGAACTTGACGAAGAACTTGACGAAGAACTTGACGAAGAACTTGACGAAGAACTTGACGAAGAACTTGACGAAGAACTCGACGAAGAACTCGACGAAGAACTATTGTTAGATATTCTAGGCGATCGAACATGAGATAATTCAAAATCAATTAAAGCTGCAACGCATTTTTTATTGATCTTTGCGTTGTCAATTTCGTCTAGTTTCGATACGGTTACTTTATCTATATAAACAAAATTAGAAGGCAATTGTTCTTTACATAAATTAATATAATTAAAACTCTGCCCCGCTTTAAGATCTCCAAAATAGTTAAATGGAAAATCATCTGGCGTTAATACTGGAAAAACCTTACGAGCGCTATCACTTAATATTGAAATTAACCCGTCTAAAGAAAAACTATTAGCAGCAAGAGCAATGCAACGAATCATTGTCTTTGTAGAATCTTCGCCACCGAAAGCAAAAGGTAAGTTTTCACCAATACGATGTTTAATAAAGATACAAGGATAAGGGGTATCTAAATATCCCAAACCACTTATAATTTGAGTTACTTTCGGTGTTAAATTATAAGCTTTTTCAAAAAGTAATTTTTCTTCACGTTCATCAGTATAATAAATATTGTATTCTTTTAAACTATAGTTTGCCGCTACATTATTGGAATTTATACCACTATTTAAAAATATAGCACGACCTTTGTTAAAGTCAATATTTAAGCCATAAGTTCCACGAGAAATATAATTATTATTAATAAAAATACCAGAAGGAATATTTGCATTAGGAATACTCTGGTCGTATACCCATTGACGAAACGGCGAGCTATATAAAGAGTTTTTAGCGAAATTCGGGTCTGTAGACGGATAAAGTTTTCCACTATAATTTGTAAAAGCTTCTCCATGATATAATATTTCATGATCCAACCATAAATAAAAACTTGACATTAAATTTGTTATATAACTAGCTTTCATTACTTCGCTCCTATTCTAAATAAAAATTTATTATAAATCCCAGTAAAATATTTAGTCGGTTTAAAAACTTTACCAGAATAATTATAATTGCTTTGTATACCCCCTCCAGATCTTGAGCCTGAAAATTTTCCATATAAATAGGCCCCCAAACCAGAAATAACTTTTTCGATATCAAATAACCAACTTCTTCCACCTTCCCATGGCAATTTAGTAACAGAAGCAAATTCCTCTTTCGAAGGAACGGTAAGCTTAAATTGGTAACCATTATTTTTAACTGTTGGGTTTTTGTTTAAAGTTATTTTTTGAATTAAAACTTTTACAGGTAAGGTTGGATTGGAACCCCTAGAAAAACCTAAAAAAGAATATAAATTACCATAACCACCAAGAGTGCCAGAGATATTAGAGGCATTTTCTTCACCCTCAATTTCTTGCGTAACTGGGTGAGATTCAAATTCTTTTAAAAAAATATTTTTTTGCACTTCTATCTCCTCAGAAACCCGATCTCTAATAAATTGTTTAATTGCTTTATTACTCAGGATTTCTAATTGTAAAGCTTTTTTATTTAAACTTTTACCCATTATTCACTCTCCTTGAAAAACATTGTATAAAAATCTATATTAAAAAGTCCGTGCGGTCTGTTAGTACCAAGTGCTTGAACTGGACGGCCATCAATTTCAATTTTTTCAGCATCGCTAATAAAATCTATAAAATCTTTTTTAGCTTTTATTCGGCATATATTGCCACGAACTTCTTCTCGAATTTCTGGCCATCCACCCATTTTAGATGGGTCTTGCCATTGTATACGACAATCAAATTTTCCACTAACTGGAATATATGTTACTTCAATAGATTCTTGCTCATTGTATAAAAAATTATAATTTGGATCGCTCGAAACAACTATACGTTCTGGGGTTTTCCAGACTGTAACTGGGCGCGCAAATGTATCATGCAAATTATTAAATTCATTTGCCCACGATAATTTTTCCGCATCTGAAACAAAACTTGGCATATTAATTTAGTGTTCTTTGATATTCTTGTACTATATAATTGGCAACTCCAACGGTGTCGTCTCCAATAACTTGATCAGGAGTCGCATTATATTTAAGATACATCTTTACGGCTTTGTCTAACTCTGCTTGACAATCCTGAGAAAGACCTCTGAAATTTTTAGAGATCTCATTTTTATTAATTTTAGTTATCGTACTATCCCCTTCCTTTAAAGTCGTCCAGTCATTCCCAATAGTTGCAGAACTTTTTGCTAAATGTCTGGATTGATTTTTTAAAAAATTACAATCAAATATTAATTTATAAATAGACAATTGGTCATTGTTTGGCTCTGGATTTATTCCATAGCCAGTAATAATGTTTTCACTATTTGTGTAAGCAACACCTGAAAAATGGGTTCCGATTAGATTATTTAATTTCCCTAAATTAGAATTATCTACAAACCAAGCTGTTAATCTTGTTGGAGTATAATCTATAGGCTCACCTAAATCATAATAAACATTTGTAATAAATTGTGTTAAATAATTTTGACAGTTCACATACTATTTTACACAAAAATTAAGCACCTTCTCTTAAGATCTTTCGTGCTTTTGAGTCTAAATCATCAATAGATTTAATTTCGCCTTCAATGACATTACTTCCATATCTAGAATTCCATTTTATAAATTCTTGAACTAAACGATCTGTAAGAACTTTGCGATCTGGAGTTGGAACGAGACCAATTTTATAAGCATGAGCTTGTAAATCAGTCATATTCATTTCTGCCAATTGTCCACGGTATTGCTCTGAACTATTAGCTGTATAAACAGAAAGAGTTTCACCTAAAATTTCATCTAAAGAAGAGGGCTGCTTCTGAATTTTTTCTTCTTTACCGTGAATTTGTAGCATTTCTTTTTTAGAGGGGCGACCCCTTTTCTTTTTAGCTTGAGTATTCATCTTAAATATTATTACATTAAATATAAAAATAATCTAAATTTTTTACAAAAAAAGAGCCGCCCTTTCGGAGCGGCTCTTAATTTTTAAACTATTAAATTTAATTATACAATTAAACCAACAGCTGCACGAGCGTCAACAGCTACACGACCTTCTTCTACGAAGCTGTAGAAACCAACTTTTTGGCTACGAGCTAAGAATTGATCGTCAGGAAGAACTTTTACTTGACCGCGTGTTTCGCTTTGGATTGCGACTGGGCGCAAGAAAGCGTTGCGGCTAGCATCGATACCGAGAATTAATTCATCGGAAGCGCTTGTGAAAGTTGATCCACCAGCTTGACCATAAGTATTGAATTGTGTCGAACCAGCAAAGGTATCGAACAAGTCATTGTATTTACGACCTTCACCGAGTTCAAGCAATTCATGAATTGTTACGCCGAAGATCTCGTTCGTACCAGCAGCACGATAGATATCTTCACGGATGCTGTCAGGAAGAGGTACTGCGGTAGCACCACTTGTAGCAACTGTTCCGGCGCGTGTGTTCATTGGCTGATAAGCGAATGCGCGAATTTGTTCTTTGACTTCTGGGCTTACGAAGATGTCTGTTAAACCACGGCTTTGTAAGCCTTGTGGTGTACCACCAGTGTAAGCGGTATTTAATCTACGAACCAAAGTCCAAAGCTTGTTCATGTCGTCAAGTTGGAAAGTTCCAGCTGTTCCGACACGGAAAACATGCTTGTTACCATTAGTTGTAGCATCAGCTAATAGTTTAAGAATGACAGCCCAAGCGTTACGTTCTTGTTTAACAAGAATTTCGTTGGCCATACGTTCTAAACCAGCAGCAACAACATCAAGACGGGCTCTACGTACATAACGTTTATCCATGGAAATCGCGCTATCTAAACGATAGGTATTGATTTTCATTTCTTGCATGCCCTGTACGAAATTGGTTGGCAATCCGCCACCAACAGTTTGACTCCATACGCTGATGTGTCCTTCATTAAGACCGTAGTAAAGATCAAGAGGAATCGAAGGAGAATCATCTTCATCAAATTCTACGTCTCTGTAAATCATAGGAGCAGAACCGGCTTGTAAAAGAACTTGCTGAATAACATCACTAATGAATGCTGCGAAAGCTTCTTGTGCCTCCACCGCTACAGTTTTATTATCAGAAGCAAGGGCTTTAATAAGCTCGATTTGCTCTGGGTTTTTATCAAATTGAATTTTCATATTTATTCTTTCTTTTTGTATTAGAGTTCTACCTTTAAGAGAGCATATCCTTCGTCATTTTTAGGACCAAGGAATTTGCCGACTGTTGCGGTTGCATAAGATACAACTTTAAGATCTCCACCACCAGCATCGGAAACAGCTGCGCCGCTACCAAAACCTGGGGTGCCAACAATACCATTAACAAGAACAAGCCCTTTTGTAAGAATTGGGCATGCTTGACCACTGATGATGACATCCATCTCAGCTGCCTTGCGTGGGTTGTAAATTAATTGTTCACCGTTCTCATCTACTTTACGAACGTCTTTAAGCAATAACCCAACGATTTGACCTTTAGCTGCACCAGAAGGAGCGGCGCTAACAGTCCAAGGAACGTTGAATTGTGCGGAAAGAGTATTCCCGTATTGAGAAAGATTGTCTAAACTTAGATTATTTTTAAGATCAACACCGTTTCCGTTTGCTACAACAACAGTTCCCTTATTAAGGGATTCCGCATTGACAGCAAAAAGATTTACGACATCATGCTCATCATAATCTCTAAATGGTTTTAAATTTGCCATAATATTTTATTTCTTTCTATTTATTTAATTTTTACGCTATTTTTATTGAAAGCGGCGCTGATTTTTTCAACCAACGATACTTCTTGAGGAGAGGAAGCGTTCGGAAGAACTTCTTCCTTTACCTCTGCACTCGAAATTACTTCTTCTACAGTTTTTTCTTCGCTAGCAATGACTTCAGAAGCTTTTTCTTCTTTGACTTCTTCTTTCATTTCTTCTTTTTTATAGTCTTCTTTCTTTTCAGCTTTAGCCATTTTCTTTTTAGCGGCGGCAAATGTAGAGAATTTTTTATACCATTTTTCGAACTGTTCGTCATTTTCAATGGCATTTAAATCTTCTGCGATGATACTACGATCTTCATCAGTAAGATCGAATTCTTCATCAAGCAAGGCCATACGACGTTGGAAATTGGCTTCAATTTCTTTGGCTTTAAGATCTTCTTGAATTTTTGAGAATTCTTCTTTTACTTTTTCACTATCAGCTTTGATTGATTCAAGGCTGGTTTTTAATTCAGCGATTTGATCTTCAGCGGCTTTAAGTGCTGTTTCTTTTTCTTCAACTTTCGATTGCCATTCTTTCGCTAGGTCTGCAATACGATTCGAAATAAATTCACGAACTTGACTTGCAGCAACTTCCTTAATGGAATCTTCCGTAATATCATCAATATTTTTTAGTTGCATAATATTTTTTACATTTTTATTTTCTTCAGGGACACTTTTTTTATTCATTTTAATTTCAGACGATTCAATTTCATTTTTTTCTTGATTATTATTTTCTTGAATTTCTTCCTCGGCTTTTACAGCTTCTTCCGTCTGAGGCTTATCATAAGAAATAACAACACCGCTAACTTCAGCCGCAGGAGTATTAGTAAAACCAATTCCCAAAGGAAGAACGCTTCCTTGAAGATTTAATAAAACAATTTCTCCATCTTCTGTATAACCATTTCCACCAAAAACCTTAAGACGATCTTTTAATTCTATGATATCCTCTTCTTTTTCTACAATCGTTGCGTCAGCTAAATTTTTATTACCTTTAGCGACATTAAATTCATTAAATCCAAGCTCCCAACTCGCGCTTACTGAGAGATACTTATTAGAAGATGGGTCGCTACTTTCAACAAGCTCTGAAGCAAACTCGGGATTTACAATTTTCCATACATAGCCAGAAAGAACAACGTTAAACGGATCTTTCATTGCTTTAACTTCTTCTAAAGTTAAAGGCTTGCTACTACCAAATTCGCTAAATCCATATCCAGTACAAACACCAACTACAACTTTACGATTATGTTCGATATTAAAAGGCTTATTAATAAAATTTTCTACCATTGCTAACGCAACGTCAGTACTAATAATATGCCCGTTCTTATTACCACGATTTACTACAAATGCATCAAATGCTACACCCATTAAATCACGATTAACATCAAGATCAACATTTTGTGGAAGATATTGTTTTAATTGATCAATCGAAGCGACTGCTAAATATTTATCTTCGTCAAATGGAACCATTGCTTGAACAATAATCCCATCGAATTTAATTGAGTATTTAAAATCTTTCATTGAATCCATTTGTAAATTTACACTTTGTTCTTCTAATAGGGCAACATTTTTGAGTTTGCTACCAATAATAATTTTATCATTTTCGCATTTATTAATTTCCATCGCGCATAATGAAATGGGTCTAGTAAATGAAATTGCCAAATCAGATAAATCAAATCCTGTTTTGGGATCAATATTTTTTTCTACTGGAACGTCTTCGAATGTAGGCATTTTATTATTATAAATATATTACACTAATTTTTATAATTTTATTATAAATAAGCAGCTTGAAAATGCATCCAATCAAAATTGCGTTCCTTACCTAAACTCGTCCATCCCTCGGATTCAACTATTTTCCAAAATTCATTATATTCAGCACGACTTAATATTGCTTTTGGTTTTGGCCATTTTAATTGATTATTGTCTGGATCAAGATCTATTGCTGCTCCCCAGCTGTGTATTGACCATGCGGACCCCCCGCGCATACGACGAACATTTAAACATCCACCAAACATATCTAATTTTAAACGAGAAATTTCTTTCTCTCCATATGTTTTTAAAGTACTTTCAAATATTTTATAAAGAGATTGTGCAACTTTCTCATGGCAAGTAATACGTGTTAAGGTTGTCGATGGCGCCCATGCTAATTTTAATTTATATGGAACATCTAATTTAGTTTGATTTTCACCAACTGGTCCATAAAAATTAACCATACTTGTGTAATTTTGTTTTGGCCATTTTTGAGAAAGCGGGGTATTCTTAGAAATATTCGTTACAAATTTCCAAGTTTTTGGTCCAACAACTCCATCCGCTTTTAACCCATTTTTAACTTGAAATTTTACAGTTTCTCGTTCAGTTGCCGGTCCAAAAGCTCCATCAACATAGGGAATTTTATAACCAGCACTTTGAAGAAACAATTGCCATTGTTTTACTTCTTCACTCACATCTCCTTTTTGTAAAACTTTCATATTATTCCTGTTCTTGATTAAACACCCAATCAATTGGTGCGTATGATGGATCATTTTTATATTTTTCTGCGTAAACAACTGTTTGTTCTTCGATGATTTTTTCTTCGCGTTGCTCCGATGTTAATACAGAGTCCAAGTTTGTATTAGAAGTACTACCGTATTTAAAATCAATAGCCGCTTGGACACCAATATAAGACGCGACAATTATGGCGACAATCTCGACTGTTTTTGTAAAAATAGTTACGTAGCCTGCAATTAATTCATTCTTGCTTGGTAATAAAAAAAGAATTGCAACAGATAATAAATAAAAGCCCAATAGACCAATAAAGGAAGAAAATGCTAAGAAAAATTTTTTAGATTTAAAATGGTTTTCATTCCTCATCGAATTTTGTAATTCGATTGGCGTATTTGGCGGAACCTTATTCGAGCTTAAAAAAGCCGCTGCATTGCTAGCAATATTTTTTACATTCTCCCACATTTAAAATAATATTGCGCCAAATAATAATCCAGCGGCAAATATTCCAATTAATGTAGCCTTACCAGGGTTAGCTTGAACCCAAGCGACTGTTTTTTCATAGTATTCTGTTATCTTATTCATAATTTTATAAAAAGAACCAAACTAGTGCGCCAAATAATCCAGCACCACCAATTGGTATAAATAAATTATAAGGTGGTGGCGCAAACGCCATGAATTGTAGACCTAATAAAACTCCACCAGCAGCCGCAATAATTGCAGCAATCCATTTTAAACGATGATAACGTTTAACCGCATTATTATATTTTTCTAACCATTCAAAAGCTTCTTTTTGTTTTTGAATTCCCCATTCTTTAAGCATGTCAGCTTGTTTTTGAACAGTGTCAATATTTTTTTCGGCTTCGGAAACAGTTCTATTTGCATTGGCTAAATTTGTTTTTAATTTGGCGTTTTCTGATTTTGCTGAAACTAATTCTGAATTTAATTCTTTGATAATTTTACGAGCTTCTTGTAAATTATTCATTGGAGATTGAACTGGTTCTGCTACACGAACTGGGACTGGCGTGGGTTTTGGTTTCGGTTTCCAAAATTGTCCAAACCCTGTCGTGGCAAAACTAAACAAGCATAATATTAATAATAATTTTTTCATTTTTGTTCCTTTACGATATTTTTATTTGATTCTTTCTCAATTTCTTCTAAGAGTTTTTCGAGTCTTTCGGCTAAAGATAAAGCTTTATCAATATTAACAGCAACTTTTGTATTACTCTCACCAGCTTTTGCTAATTCAGATTTTGTTTCTTCTAAAGATTCAACAACTTTTGCAGTAGAAACAGAAGGTGGCAAAGAATCTTTCTTTTTAAGATTCGCGCATCCAGTTCCAAATATTAAAACAATTAGTAACAAATATCTCATATTATATATGTACACTTAAAATAAATTATTATAATCTTGATTATTCAAAAGTATGCGAAACATTAGCTCCACTTATAATCTTGGTCGGGGCAGTTCCATCATTCCAATAAGCAATTACAACACCGCTATTGGCAGGACTTGAAAAAGAAATTGAAAAATTGCTCAATTGTGTGCCCACAGGATTAGATGTAAAATTCCAGAAACTCGTTAAACCAGTATAATTTAATAATATTCGTAATGTTGGATTTATACCATTTTTTAAAATATATTGATATTGGTCTTCATTAGGAATTGTAGCAACTTTTTGCCAACTATTTGGCCCTATTGGAGGATTGAAAGTAACACTTATACCGCTAGGAATAAAAGCATCTACACCAGCAAATGTATTACTAACTAATGGGATATTAATATTTTGATTACCAGTATTTCTATCCCCCCATGGTTCGAAAATTTCCCCTGTAGGAGAAAATGGCGGATAAAATACATAATGTCCACCAGACATATAATTTAAATTTGTTGAATCAGATCTAAAAGTATTGATTCTCGGCCGATCATTCGTATTTGAAGGAAAAGGCTCAAATCCTAAAACTAAAATATTTCCAAAATCCCATTCAATATTTACAGATGCAAAATTTTTACCAGCAACGACGCCAGCATGTGCTGCATAATTTCCAAACATTACGCAAGATCTCCATATAATATATATTCATTATTTCCACGGTGCACCAAAGAAGCTATTGCATATTGTCCAGCCGTATTATATAAATTTAATCTTTGTCGGATTGTAACTCCATTTTGGCCAGTAATACGTAATTGCCCAGCACCCATTTGAACAAAAGCAACATTATAACCCGTTGATAATCCTGTTGGTACCGTTCCAGTTATATTTTGAGATGCATTTATAGTTAATAATTTTGAATTATATGGGCCGCTAAAATTAAAGTTAGTAATAATATTATTAATATCAACTAAAGGCGCAACCGCTTCGCCACCGAAAAGCACTCCAGAATTTCCTAAAAACAATCTATTATTACGAGATTCTAATATTATTTCATTTTGTATTCCAAAATCACCAGATACAGTAATTAAAGGAAAAAGATTTGAACCCAAAACTCCAATTGCAATTCTATCATATTCTCTTGGTAAAAATCCTGAAAAATTAAATACTGAAAAACCCCCGAATCGAATAAAATTAACAGGAACGCCACTATTTAATAAATTAAACTGTATAGGGTTACTATCTCCAGTATTTTTAATTGCAAACCATGCAACCTGAACATCTGGATTGTTTCTGCCACTTACCGTAATGTTAATATAACTTCCGCTACTTAATTTTATAGATCGATTATCATCAGATGGATTTATAATGGCATTGTTCCATCCTGTATATATATGTGTAACAAATTCATATGGACCATCGTTTATAACGACGCCACTTGTTGAAAAATTATAAGGCGTTCCTGTTGTTATAAAATTCCTTGTAAAATTAACACTATCAACACGAGCGGTATTAATGAAAGTTTTTACCCCACTAATAGTTTGATTACCAGTTATTGAAACACCAGAAAGATTCAAAAGCGCTTGTCCAGCATTAGACGCATTGGTTCCACCGCCTTCAATTGTACGAACGCCACTAATTTCTACTAAATTGTTTCTAAAATATCTGTTCATTAAAATCTAATTTGTTGATGTTCGTTATTTACACGGCAATTAATAATTCCACGTTGCTCGGGTAAATAAATATTAACATTTATTAATTCGGAATTTGGGATACGATATTGATCATATAAATTTTGCGCTACCAGTTGTTCTTCAGTTGATATCGATTGGTACTGTCTTTGTTTTATATTATTTAATAACTCCATTCTTTCTTCTAATGGGTTATTTTCATTTAAAATAAAACTCTCTTCTTGGTTAGTCATATTTGAATTAACTAACTCTTTCCACTCATTATTTATTAAAGTAACGACTTTCATATTTTTATCCATCTATAATATTATTATCTCCGTCAATACAGTTTCTGAGTAAACCTTCACCACTAAGTATTCCGAAAGTTCCGCTTGTTAATCTGCAGTTATATAATTTTCCTAACATTCGATTATTATCGCCAACGCCAATACCTCCCCAACTTGCTGGACCAGCTGTACAATTTACGAATGTAGCCCCAGAAAGTGAAAAAGTAGAATAGCCAAAACTCGCCTCTCCGGCCTTACAGTTTTCAAAAAAAGATCCAGTAAAAGATCCACCGCCGCCAAAACCAAAACTTTGATCGCCAGCCTTACAATTTGTAAATCTTCCGTGAAGATCTGGAAACCCGCCAAAACCAAAACCAGAACCTGGAGCTTGACAATTTTCAAATGTCCCCAATAAATTTCCACCGATTCCACCAGCCCCAAAAGAGCGTGCACCAGCATGACAATTTCTATATAATCCATTAAGTTGTGTATTCGAGGAATTACTAAAACTATTATCACCAGCTTTACAATTTATATAAGCTCCATTAAATGTATGTGTAACCCCTGGAACTGTAAAAGAATCCTCTAATCCTTCGCAATTAATAAAAGTTCCATCTATAGAAATTGGATCTGGAAATTGAAATGGGCGCACAAAACTGAAACTCCTATTGTTACCTTTGCAATCTTCAAATACTTGTTTTGGTAAAGCGTTCCCTAAAAGAAAAAAATTATTAAAATCTCCACTAAAATATATTCCTTGAATTCTTACATCATTTGCAGATACATGAATAAAACCGCTAGAACTGGGGCTAGTACCAGAACCAGTTATAATAACAGATGGGATACATCCTACATCTTTTTTTATAGCTCCTAATCCAATTATATCCGTAAATTCTTCATTAATATCTAAATGTCCAGTTAAGTTATATATTCCTGGAAATATTATAAGTGAACTTCTATTGATAGTACTTTTAGGATTACCATTCGGATTTAAGGCTTTTGCTTCTTGATATTTAGTAAATATATCATCTTCAGGCCTAGCTATTATATATGAATTACCAATTGTATAAATAATTGTACTCGGAAGTTGTGCTGCTTCGCCGCTTAAAAGAACGCCAGTTCCATTTACAGTTGGTCGTTCTGTAGATTGTAATCTACCATCTAATCTTAAATTCCCAACAATGTGCAACTTTTCTGAAGGATTATGAATTCCAATCCCCATTCTTTCTCCAGATAAAAGCGAAAAAACTCCATTTTTTTCGATATGCACTAGCCTATCTTCAAGAGGGTAATTAGAAAATATACCTCTTGCAGATACATTTACATTTGGAAATCCAGTTATAACAATACCAGTAGAATTTTGAAGATTTTGAGCTACAGTTACCCATGGTCCAAAAATTGGACTGAAACCTGTTTGAAAAGTAACCATTTGAGTACGGATATGTCTACTTAATTCTTGTTGGTTATTAGTTGTAAAATTCCAAAAAATTCTATATCCAGTTGTGTTAGCATTGGCGCTAAGTGTTTCAAATGGAGACGTAGAATTAAGATATGAAATATTTAATGGCAAAGATGTTATATTTCCTGGATCATCGCTAAGTTTTAAATTAGCAGGGCTATTTGTATAAATAAGATCACCTTTTAAATATCCTCCATTCCCAGAACTGAAAAGTTTCACCCCACTGATTGTTTGATTTCCGGTAGTAAATACAATATTATTAACGGTAGAAGAATTAAACTCAGCCCATTGATTATTATTATTATAATAATAGTATTTATTTTCTTCTGTTACGTATACAATAATTCCAGGATAAGCTTGGTTATTTGTCGCCAATGCATTTCTTTCTGTTTGATTCGAAACGGTAATTCTAGAATCTAACGGAACCTGCGATGCTAAATCAAAATTTGTAGATACTTGTATTCCCATAAATTAAAAATTAAATCTAATTTGAAAATTAGAATTTGTTGAATTGACTAAAGATTTATATACTAAATATGGATGCGTAGACCCGTTTACCAAATTTAACAACATGCCCGAACCAGTGAAACTTGATGTTATGTTAAAATTATTCGGATCTATTATAGAAGTTAAAGCCCCCCAACCAGAAGGATATGCCAACCAAAAACGACTATTAATTGTATTATATGTTAATATAATAGGGTTAGGACGACTTGAAACAACTTTAGTTCTTGGTGCGCCAGTAATTTGAGCAGATGTCAAATTATCTTGTCCAGACCCCCAATAATAAGGAGCTTCAAATATAATACTTTGCGTATTGCTTTGAATTTCTATTGGGTTATTATTTTGATCTCTACCACTTGCTTTAATATAAACATTATTAGATGTTGAATTTAAATTAACCCCAACAGAAAAATTAAAATTTTGAACAACTGGAATAAGTAATGGCAGACGACCCACATTATTTACATATCCCTCAACATTTGTGAATCCGGTTAAACTTAAACTTCCTGTATTTATAGTTCCAACAAAAGGAATAGAAGTAGTTGTGGTACCAAGCTGTTGAGTTGCAAAACCGTTTAAAGTAATTGACCCATTTATAAATGGATAAAATAAATTATTTAAAAATGAAACCACATCTGTACCACCAGGAATTAAATTTTGAAAACCTTGAACATTTGCGGTAATTTGTCTATTGCCATTAAAAGATGTTGAACCCCCTAATTCTCCAGTAGTTGCGAATCCAGAACCATTAAAAGTTGGCCTCGTATTGAAAGATTTTTGACCGCTAATTGTTTGATTCCCAGTAATATAAACAACACCACTAATTGTAGAAATAGCTTGATTTAATTCATTAATTGTAATGAATAATTGATCACCATAACCGCTAACAAGATCAAAAATATCAGGATGTAGTTGATTTTTTCTAATTAAACTTTTAGCCATATTATTCTAATTTACTATGATACAATAAAATTGCAGTTTTATAATCTAAACCATAATCTTCAGCAATTTTATTTATATCATTCATGTTTACACTTAATTGCACTGGTTCATTAATATAATCATTAATTTTATTTAACCAGTCTTTTGGATTCTCATTTGTTGCGATTGTTTCCGCAATAGTTTTAATAATCTCTTTTTGTTCTTTACTCAATCTTTTACGATCATATTTTTCTTTTAAAGTCGTTTCAACGGCTTCAACTAAATTGTCAAATTTAACCAAGTTTTTTGCAACAAGATCAGCATTAATTTTTGGTTTTTCTTCAGCTGCTTGAACTGTTGGCGTATTTCTTGGGGCTTTTGTTGTTTGCGGAGTTCCAGTACCAGATGGCCTTCCGGTCATTTCTTGTTCTTTGCCTTTGTTAAGCAATGGTTGGTAAAGACCATCTTCTTGTAATTTTTTAAATTCTTCTTGAGATTTTACGCTTTCTTCGGGAAGCGGTAAGCGTCCAGTATCAATAGCTGTAATACCTTCTTCGGGAGTTAGAACACCAAGTTCAATTAATCTAGAATAAGTTCGTGTTAAATTAGCATCATTTTTAAAATCAGCATCTTTAAAACGTGCGACGGGTAAGTTTTTAAAACCAAGATTCTTACCAATTTTTTTCATTTCGGGGAGCATAAATTCATTCATAAATGTCTCGCGCGCGTGTTTTAAACGGGAAAGAAATACTTCTATTTTTGTATTAGTATTTGCATATTTTTCTTCTCCAAAAAGAACGTTATTCAGACCATAACGGATATCACGATCAACAACTTCATATTTTTTAGGATCTAAAATATTGCTAATTTCCGGAATTATAAATTTAATATTTGTTGTATAATCCGTAACAAGAATACGACCCACGCTTTCATTTTCAAATATTTTTCTTAATGTTCCAATTTGTTCTTTGGTCGGCATACCGACTTCATCATTTCCCATTGTAACCAATAAGACTGCTTGCTGTATTGTACGGCTGATTGCCATATCCATGTTTTTAAGTTCTTGCTTCCAGTTAATATCTTCAAGAACTGGGAAGCCCATCGGAACGCTGAATGGTTCATAATCTTGTTTTTTATAAAAAATTGGTACAAATCTTTCAGGATCTAATTCAAATACCATATACTGATTTGATTGAGTAATATTACTAGTAGTTTTTAAATCTTTTACATTTTTAACTCTTTGAGCAAGTTCTTTATCTTGTTCATTATCTGGATTCGTTAAAACTTGCATTTCAAAATCATTTAAAACTTTAATATATTGAGGAGTAATAAATGAGGCTGAGCCAATAGCTTGAATATCAGCAGGATTTAAAATAATATATCTAACCGGAATTTCTCCCGTGCGCGCCTCTGTAGTAATTAAATCAGTAAGAACGCGCATATCTTGTTTGGTAAATTGTGCGTTTAATTTATATAAAAATACATTTCCACTACGGAAAAATTCGCGGAAAAACATATCTTGTAATTTCCATAAATTGACACGGTCCCCCCATGCTTGGAAAAATTTACGGGATTGTTCATTGCCACCAGTAAAATAAATAGGCGAACAACTAAACTCGGTCATTAAGTCAATAGTATTTCTAAAAATAGAAAAATTATAATAAGCCTTTTGACATAAAATAATAGTGTCTTTTATACTTATATTTGAAGTATATTTACCATAGCCGCCGCCATAAATAAAAGGAATTACCCCACCTTCAATATTTGCATACTTATCAGTTCTTGAAATTGTGGAAGACCTATTTCTTCTTACAGATGTATTCACTTCGCCACGACTAGCTTTGACTTCTATAGTGTCTTTTGATTTTATAGATCCTTCAATTACCTGTGGTTCTGGGAACTTAATATTTTTATTAGTATCACGCGCCATAACTTATTATAACAGTCTATTACACCGAAATCTGATATTTTATTAGATTAATTCTGCAACAAATTCGGTGTTCTTCTTTGCAAAATTTTCTGGAGCCATTATATCAAAATAAGCTTTAACGCCCCAGTTTCCAAGCATGAGAGTTGTATAATTATCTTTTCTAGCTCTATTTATGCTTGTAGATTTTCTTAAATGAGATGGTAAATCAAAACTTTGGGTACCCCTAGATGTTGTGGTTACTTCAACGTTAGCGCACTGATCTTTAGTATCTTGAACAATAAAATCCTGCTCTTCTATAAATTCACGGACGGTTAATTTCTTTGTTTCATATTCATTATCCGCTTTTTCTCCAATACCCCTAGGATATATATATTCCATCGGAAGATTCATTGTAAAAATGTTTTCTAAAATATCAGGATGGTTGCTCGCGCGCGAGGCAAACCATATTTTTTTATGATCAATGCAGGTTTGTAAATAAGAGTTCGCGCGACCCAAAAAGAAGCTTGTAAAATATTGTTTAATACATATATTGCCAAAATCTTTATTGTATTGACGCGCGCAATCTTTTAACATTTTAGTATAATCTTCGTTTTCTTTGTCAGAATCAAAATCTACAAAACCAACTTTACGATTCATGTCTTTGAAAAACTGAGAGTTATTTACCGCATCTATAAAAGTATCTGCACCCGCATGGTCAATAATAATCAAGGCAATATTAAAGTTTTTATATAAATAATAAAAATATTTTATATGATCTTGCAACGATGACCCTGCGGCTTGGTATCCATGAACTAATACGCCTTGTTTTTTTTCTTCATCTAGCTCAATCACACTCATGGCAAAATAGTCGGCAACTTTAGAAGACGAAAAGTTCGGGTCAATTGACAGAATATATTTTTTATCACTATCGCCAATTACCTTAGTAGTTGGATATTCCCCATCTGAAATCGTACACTCATGCATTTTTTTAGGTGAAAAATAACTATCTCCACCATCAATAAAACGGGCACAATATTCACGTAAGAAGGAATGGTGTGAACTTCCACCACTTTTAGCAACTTGAATCGCGCCTTGATCTACCATGTGTTGAGGCAAGGCTTCATAACTTAATTGGGAAATAAAATATGTTCCAGGAAGCTCACCCTCTTTAGACTCTTGTTCGTCTGGATGTTCTACCAAATGTGACCATTGTTGATAGACGCGAAATAAATGTTCAAAGGTATAACTTGCAGAACTTAAACATAACATTTGAGATGTATTCTCAAAGATATGCCTATTATCTGGATGTAGCAAGCCCTTTTTTATTAATTCTTCTTCTAATTTTCTAATACGAATACGTTCGCCTACATCTCTTGGAGAACTCAAGAATGGAATAAGAACATTGTCAATAATATCCGGAGGTAAAAGTAAAAACTCATCCAAAATAAGTACGTTAGCGCGGATACCACGAATTTTTTCTCCAGTTAGTGGAATAGCTGTGATGCTGCCACCATTAATTTGCCATTCGTATTGGTCATTCCGCTTACTTTTTAAACCAAAACATTGTCTGGCTAAGGCCGCGCCTGGAGACATTAAAAATTTTTCAATTTCATTAAAAACACGGCGACTAGTACGAAAGTTAATAGATGCAATAAGTATTTTAGTTCCAGGCTCTAACATACATTTAAGAATACAATAGATCGCAGCGCAAAAACTTTTAGCGCCACCACGCCCCCAAACTAACATGCAATAATTTCTATTAAAAAAAGAATTAAGAGTTAATTCTTGATAGGCTTCTAATGTCAAACCCATTGATAATTCCGTAGTAAAACCAAGATTATATCTTAGAAATTTAGCAAGGCTAACCCGTGCTTCTTCGTCAGTTAAATCGCCCTTTAAATTAAGTAACTCTTTATTAACGTTAGCTAGTGGTTTAGATTTTTTTTGATTTCCTACGATGAGTGCCATTTTGTATCAAAGTAATATTGTAAATCTATTTTACATGCCTCTTCATTCATACCTAAAATATGAAGTGTTTTATTTCTCGCTTCTTCGCGCCCATCACAAAAAACAAATTGTAAATTATCATATTGACGTAATAATTTTCTCATGTTATGAGCAATAAATTCAC